CCCAGTGCAGGAACCGGCCACCACTCGCATCGCAAACAATGATCGAACCGTTTGGCAGTCCGCAGCATATTGGGCTTTGGTCGCTACCGGGGGTATATGGAGGCTGAACAAGGAACAGCGACCAGGCCGCATCGCCCGGAGATCTCTGATAGAGTCGTCTATCGGCCGCGCTTACCGTCAGGAATTTGCTTGGCGATAGCATCTAGAATTGCGGCGTGACGCCCGGCCACTCGACCACGATGCCGTCCGAAATGTGGTACTTGTCCTTGTTCGAGTCCACGTCCATGGCCGAGCGCCGGGCGAGGTTGGAACGGCCCGAGAGATGGTGGTTGACGAACCCAAGGTACTCATACTCCTCAGCGGTGTTGCCCCAATCCAGCATGTAGAGCGTTCCGATCATGAGATCGTTCTTGCCCGTGCGTTGATTGATCTCGCCGCCCTTCTTGCTGAAGCCAGAACCGACGCCCGCATAGCCGTTTTCCATCGCCCACACCTGGCGCTTGATCCGCTTTGGTTCGGTCCACACGAACCCGTTCCCGAGACACCCGTAGGTATTGGTATCTCGGGTCGCCCAAACGCTTGCCTTGCTGTTGTCGTTGGCACCAAAGGTCATTATCGGGCCGGTCAGCAGTATCAATTCATCGGCCGAATGGACAGCCTCAACCGGCACGATCGATCCGATCGAAACGATCCAGTTGCCCCCGTTCGCGTTCTCAATCCACATGTGGAGGAACGTTCCCTCGGTGTTGCCGAGGAAGTAGAGGTTCCAATTCGTGGGCACAGTCTCCCAGTAGTTGAACCCTCCGTGCCCGAACCACACGGGACCGATCACCTTGGCCGTAGGCCCTGACCAAACGTTGTTTGGGCTGATGCTCACCTCCCACACGGAGTAGTAGTTTACGGTATTCAGCTTCAGCTCGATCCCCCATCCGGCGGGACTTTGCGCGCGAACCCAGTCACCGCTGATGTTCGGTCGATCGTATTCATCCGCTAGCACCCACCACGAGAGCCCCGTCTGCGTTGTGGGAAATTCTCCAACAGCCGTTCGTGTGTCGATCGTGACCGTGTTGGCGTCCACAAAGCTAAGAATCTTGAACACCCCTCCGTTCCATCCCGTGGTGCTGGCGATGACGATGTTCTTCCCGGCGTATCCGGCATCGAACGCTCCGAACGTGGAATCGACAAAGTTCTTGTTGGCGTTGCTGAGCGCGCCGTTCGCTCCGGAGAACTCGGTGGTCCGAAAGCTGGCTGCGGAAATCGACCATCCGCCAGCGTGGGCACCACCGGCACCCGACGGATTTGTGTAGATGACCTGGGTGCCGGCCGACGAGAGGATTCGGAATGTGCCGTTGTTGCCGGGTATGATGTTGCCAGAGATATTGATCATCCTCCCGCAGGGGTTGTCGGGAGCGTTCGGTAAACCAGCTACACCGGATAGGATGCAGGTGCTCGGCCCGGTGAAGGCAATCCAGCCCCCTGATCCGGACGGCGCCTGCGACAACTCACCGCCGAACGTGTAGCCCAGAATCTTTTCGAGAAACAGATAGAGGAGCTTGAGTCCAGTGGTCGTCACGCCGTGTTGGCCGGTCGTGGCCGATATCAGCTTCAACTCGCGAGTCCAAACGTTAGCCATGCTCCACCTCTTTCAGATCTGGACGTGGGACTTGGATCCGTTCCACGGGAACACGATGCCTCCGAACGTGTGCAGGTACTCGAGCGAGGCGCCAAACGGCATCGCCCGCACGTTCGCGGCTCCGCACGCCTGCAAGCCGATCAACCTCCCTCGCCACTCATTGTTGCTTGCTGCGATCGACAGGGCCGTCACCTCGTGTCGATAGAACTTCTTGGTTCGTGCGCTCCATCGATTGAGCAGCCCTGCGAGGCGGTTTGTTCCGTCGGTTGCCAGGCACGTCGGGATCGAGAGGTAGACCGGAAGCGAGGTCAGTTGATCTGCGGCCAGCATCCGTCCACCGCCAAGCGTCCACAGTGATCCGCCAACCTGCCCCGTGGCGCCAGCTCCGATCACGGCGTCAATGTTGTTCGAACCACCGTAGGCGATGATGCTCGGCTTCGGATCCACCAACGGATAGTTTGGCGTGATCTCCCCCAGGTAGAAATGGTGGACAAACTGACCATAGCCTGGGTTCGTTGGGATCCAGCTCACCATGATCACGTTCTGATCACCCACCGCCCACACCCGACTGATCTTCTGGGTGTAGCCCACGGTTGCCGTGACCGATTGCGTAGTGGGACCTGGAGGAGCCGCAGCCCAGGCGTTGGCGCCCGCGTCCCATGTCGCATAGGGGGAGAGCGTGAACTTCGGATCCAGGTATCCGGCTAGACCTGCCGTGAGCAGGATATCGAAGTTTCCTGCGGCCACCCGGTAGGCGCCCCGCATGACCGCCCAGGTGCTCGCATCGGGCAACGTGACTCCAGCGACGATGCCCGTCCACAGCCGCCAGGTGAGGCCAGACTGCGCGAGCGGGATGCCCTCCTCATGCACACCCCGCTTGATGTCCAGCACCACCACCTTGCTCGAGATCACGGACAGGATTCTGTAGATGCCATTTCGAAAGCGGTTGGCTCCTGTCATCCCTGTGATCGTGAGGTAGCGGCCTGCATCGGTGGCATGGACGAAGTTGTAGGCATCGCCCGTCACCTCGAAGCGATCAACGAAGCCCACGACAGAAGCACCGCTGACTCCAGAACCGTTGACCGCCGTCCATTTGGCGTCGTTGTTGTCGTAGGCTGTCCAGCCGCAGATCTGGGTCGCGAACTCGTACAGCCATCGGCAGACCGCCGCGTTGCCGAGGGTCTCGTTGGGGCTTTCGAGATAGAGCCCGTTCTGGAATCGCCAATCCTGTGCCATGGTTCACCTTCGATCTGATTCTAGAATCCAGCCTAGACTGGAGGAGTCGTTCCGTTCTTCTTCTCCATCCCCATCCAGCTCTCGATCTTCCCCTCCCACCACACCTTGCCCTTGTCTCCAAGTTTGTACTCTTCAGCAAGCTTCTGGGCAAACTGAATGGCTAGTTCCATCTTCTGAGCCGGTTCAACAGGCTTCCCATCCAACTTGAGCTTCTTGATTGAGAGCTGCTCAGCGTACCCCCGAGCCCGTTCTAGAACATCATTCACCTGGGCAGTCTGGCTCTCGAAGCCATACTTCTTCATCAGCACCGTCACGAAACCTGTGGCCAGGATGCCCAGAATGACAAAGACCAACTCAAGGAGATGCTTGAGAAGCAACTGCCACCACTTTGCCTCGAGCTGGGTTGGTTCAAGAGTCTTCGGAACAACAGCCGTGGAGGCCCCTGTGGGGGCAACCACAGGCTGTGAGGCTGGAGTAGCCACTGCAACCTTGGGGGCAGCTTTCTCAGCCACCTTGGCAGCAGAGGCCCCATCAGCAGAGAAAGCCTGCTGAGGGATGGCCACCGTCAATGGTGCCAGAAGGGCAAGGACCAGCAACGAACGCTTGATGTGCTTCAACATGGGATTTCTCCTCTATCCTTGGCTTTTAGTTGGGTACTTGAAAGCAGCTTCGTACTCTGCTTTGGTTACGGTTTGAAGAACCGTTCCATCTTTGAGTTTTACCTTGATGGTATTCTCATCCACTACCTCCACAGTAATCTTGTTCTTTAGTCTATCAGGAACCTTTGGTGGAAAGGTGAACATGATATCTCCTTAGTACGCGGGTGTATTTCCAATGATGTCATCACTAGCATTAGGGAAGATAGCATCGTCAACTAGATTGTACTGAATTCTTCCTTCCCCACTGGCTACTACGGCAGAAGAAATAGTATCAATAGTCACTCCAGCAGTCCCCCCACCAAGATCACATATATTACCAGTAATGTTGTAGTATCTGCAATTAGTGGACATATGGATGTTTTTCGTACTGGCATGATCTGCTGCATGGCAAACATTATTGCTGCAAATAGCATACAAACAATGAATCATATATATATTCGTGTAGGCAACGGCATTAACCCATAGAACATTACCAGTAACAGAAACATTGTCCACCTCAGACACATCAATGTTATCCCCACTAACATTGTTCAATGTATTACCAGAAATTACGAGATTTAAGTGTGTAGTAGCCGAAACACAGTTTACAAGAATACCACTAAGCTCCATACCATATGCTGAATTTCCAGTAATGGCATTGTTGTCAAAAGTACCTCCCGCAACTAGTTGACAAAAGAAAAAGGTATAACTTTGACCAGAAGAAGTGTTACCAGTAACACAAGATCTTCTTAGTATTAGTCCAGCATGGTAGAAGAAAGATGTCAAAGCATTAGATGGAACAAAATTGTTTCCTGTAATTGTGACATTTACCCAAGCAGAAGTAGCCTCATGACACCCTATAGCTGCACACTTTCCGGTGCCACTATTTGTGCGAATATTGGTAAATTGATTGCCATTTATGCCAACATCTGTGAGATGTTTTGCATAAATTCCATAGCAATCTTCCTGGAGAGAACCACCACCTGGTTCAGTACTAATGTCATTTATTGTGTTACCAACAATAGAAGACTGATTTAACTGATCACTAATTCTGATGCCAAATGCAGCCGATCCTATTACCCAATAAATCTGATTTCCAGAGATCGTGAATCGATATCCACGCTGAACAAAAATACCACATGTGTTAGCAAGGGTGAAGCTACTGTCACCAAGATTCTTGATCTCGTTTTCAGAGATCTTGAAATTGGTGTTGTTGGACCCTGCCACCCACACAGCCGCTCGAGTAACACCTGCTGTGATCACAGCGGTGCTTCCTGGGCGCATATCAGCAAACACATTATTGCTAATTATGACGTTATCCCGAGTAGAGGTTGGACCAAAATACACTCCAATTTTGTGTACAGAAAGTCCACCTGAAACATGATCAAAGCAATTATTACCCTTGATCACCATGTCCCGATACGTAGCTGCCGAACCTGAATTGGCAAAGTAGATATCTGTCTCACAGGCATTAAACACATTGTCAGTGATTCGAACTTCGCTGCAATGTGTAGCCCCATTGATGTCAAAAATGACTCCAGTAGGCTTACCAAATCCCAAAAGCACATCACCAGTGACGGTATTGCCACTGATCAAGAAGTCAGAGAATTCATCTACTGCTGTAAAGGTCAACCTGAAAGCTGATCCTGTTAGGGATGTAACTGCCCCAATCATCACATCGCAATTAACGATCTTCCCAAAGTTGCAATTAGACAACTCAACCGCAGGCCAATATACTATGTTATTATTCACATAACCATCAACCACTACATGATTTATACCTATACCCTGGAAAAACTGAGCATTGGCATCAGTGCCAACACAGTTAATAAACTTGATGTTGCTTCCACCTGTGGCTCTAACATGACATAGTGTTGAGAATGATGTAAATATGCACCTATCAAAACTTACTACATTGGAAGTAGCTCCCAAATGAACACTCTCGAAGTTAATCCCAACACTGGTGAAACTACAATCAACAAAATTGGCCACAAGCATGGCCGCAGTTGGAGCACCATTAACACAATCAATCAAAGAACATGAAAGAGATACCATCGACAAATGTAGGAAATCACACTCTCGAAAAGTTCCAGCAATAGTTCCCGCGGTTCCTGTAATAGCAAACAATGGGATTGCCGCCATACTCGCAGTGATACCCCAGAAATTAACTCGGAAAAAGGAAGATGTAGAAGGAAGAACAGCGTTCAACCTAAACGCTGCATCATACATTAGAACATTGTCCATATGGAACCCAATAGGGTTCGATGTGTCCACAAGAATACCAATGTTGGAAGGGGTGGACGTTCCCTCTCTGATTGTCAAATTCTTGAGGGTCACTGACCCCGTGGTAGTGATATGAATTGATCCCCCTTCCAACTCAATTATCGTTCCACTCTCTCCTTCTAGAACCACGTCAGCGGTATTGGTCCACATCAAATCCGCTGTGAGCTTATAGGAACCTCGCTTCAGGAAAATACGCCCCGATCCAGGGAGAGCATCATGAGCCGCCTGAAGGGCAACTTCTGTTATCCCATTCAGATCTCCAAAAGAACTGACCCCATCCCCCACTGTTATGGTAGCCACTCTGCCCGCCAGGAGACTCCCAGCTCGATCAAAGTGCCTTGGGGTTGTGGGCAGAGTAGATCCCACTCCTGGGGGCACACGACTAGTGGACACATCAGAAATGTAAGGATCAGTGACTCCCCACTTCATCTCTTGGATTTGTGCTGCCAGGAAATCTACGTAGTCCTGGAGAGACTGAAGATTGGTACTTGATCTCTGATCTATGGAACCATGACCATGAGATAGAATGCCACCATGAATCTCATCACCCTGAAAAACTCGATCCCGGTAGTCAATAACGTTTCCAGATCCAGCAATCACTTCTGGACGATGATACCTTCCGTAATCAGCTTCTGTGATGAAGTCTGGATCTGTGAAAGTAGCTGCCCGAACAATAGCTCCTGGAGTGTGGGTGTTGGATAGAATGGAAACTCCAATCACACCAGACTTACGATCTACACTACCAATGGTGACAGTCTCCTCAACTGCCTCTCCTTCACTCACCTTGATGCTATTTCCAACCAGAGGCATGTAGCTAGAGTTCTGGACTCTGATCTTATTGGCAGAGATTTGCTCCAGAAGAGTGGTGGCAGCTTTCTCCGTAGTCAAATCTGGGTTTGCCCCGGCAGTGATCTTGTTGGAAACATCAGTGATGAGCTTGATAAGAGGAACTTTGGTGGAGCTAGGATCAAGGTCCCTTTCGAAACTAGTCGTAGAGATCGGCTGAACAATTCTCCAGTCCGAAGTTTTCCTAGTTGCGATATTGTTGTTGAACTCCTGCCCGTCAGGAAGCTCATCCCCAGAGGGGATATCCAATCCCTGATCTACCGTAGAATCCCAGAAGGCCCGAGAATCCACCTCTGCATCGCTCTCAACGAATTCCAGCTCCACGTAGAAGGTGGTGGTAGCTCCTTCCAGCGTGATGGTTCGAGTAGCATTCGATTGGGTTTCATTGATGAGAATCTGCCCATCTCGATCAAGGGCTGAGCCACTGTGGACCACAATTCGTCCAGGTGTGTAATCCTGATCTGTGAGCTGCACACGGAACCCACGCAGAATTCTGGACTGACGGTCCAGAACAACTTGCTCTGTGACGAGCTTGGTCAGTTCACGAGGGTACTCAGTCAATGCCTTGAGATCAACAACATCAACACGCTCACTCGCTTGGATCTGAACGGAATTCGGCATGACTGCTCCTCACTTTTCGTTGATCACAACTACCTGGACCCCAGCAGCTCGACCTCGATCAAAGAGGTACTTTAGCCGATCAGCCCAAGTAGATGGAAGATAAAAAGCATAGTCCGTACCCCTTGCTGTGGGGATGCTTGTGACTTCACTCAGCATGACGGACTCACCCTTCACATGAGATCTTTCAAATTTGAGACTGGTTTGAAAGACCAAACGTGCTGGCCCTGTCAGAGTAGAGTTGTAGGGGAAAACTACCATGGGACCGGGCTTGTACCTCACTAAACTTCCTGTCAGATGAGATTCTTTCAAGGGAGTCGCCAAGGTCATCGTATTCGTCAAGGGATCATTCAGAGTAACATCAATGGTCTCTCTCACGTTTCTTTTTTTCCAGAAACTTGCAATTGATCCGGCATCAGAATCGATCTCCACCAGGTATGGGTATCCTGAAGTTGGAAACTTGGAAGTGTCATCCAAGATCAAAATCCCACTTCCAGCAGAAAGATCAGTTTGAAATCCAGACTCTATTGGAAGTTTATCATTCCCAAAATTGAGAATGATCTTTGATCCCAATGGTGGGAATCCCGTGAGGGAGGCAACCTCAATCCATTTCCGTTCCTCATAAACAAGGCTGACCCGCTTCACGCTTGTCAAAGGACCGGGAGTTACATTCAGGCGGCTACTCCAGGGAATACGACCATCATGATCGTAGGTTAGCGGCTGACTCAACTTGATCACATCAGCCATCAACTCGACACTATCACCTGTTAGATGATTGACTGTGGTAGGAGACTCCAAGGTGCAAGATCCCCCAGCAATGGAGACCACCACCACAACCTCTTGGCGAACTCCATTTCGATGGATGATGATCCTGTAACCATAGGGAGCACCCGCAGGAGGAGCTGGAAGCAATCCTGCTCCAGTCAGAGGAATCACATAGGAACCTGAAGGAGTGTTGCTGGTCACTGTGACTGGCCCAGCACCTCGGAGAGTGATCCCTTGAACATCGAGAGTCTCTGAGTTACCGCCCCCTCGAACTGTCACACTGAATTCCCCAGTTGCGTCAAAGAAGTTTGCGGTGGCGACCTCCAGCGTGGTCCTGGTCACATGCTGGGTCACCTCCAGTAGCTGGGGACCCGCAACATTCGATTCGAGAGTTGTCCTTACAGTATTGGGAGCCTGAGAACCCGGACTGTACAGGAAGTGACCCTGGAACAAATGATCAACAGGAGTAAAGATCTTCCCATCCCACAAAGGATCGGTTCCGTCTGACATTCCTAGGGCAGTAAAGTTTGGGGAGTTGACTGACCACTTTATGGGACGATTCCCGATCTTCCCTTTGTAGTCATGAGTAAGGGCTACCCAAGCTGGACCCCCAATCGAGGCAGTGATGTCGATCAAAGTTCCGTTGACAGCAGCAATGATCAAATCTCGAATTTGGTTGGCTGTTTCTGTTCCAACGAAGGTGACAGGAATTCTCCCAACGTAGCCCAGAGTCGCATCGTTATCAAACTCAAACGTAAATGGTTTATTGATCCCATTGGGCAAGGTGAAGAAATCACCGTCCGACATATCTACCCCAGCGGGGACAGTGATCTTACCTGTAGCCTGAGTTCCTGTTCCAGCATAAATCATCTGCTGAAGAGACAGAGACTCACCAATACTGTGGGCATTCACTGCCGGTGTGGTGAGGTAGAAAATATCTCCACTGATGGGAGTAACTAGACTCCCTGGAAGATGTGTCTGAAGAGTCGCAATCGTGAGGGTGATCTTGTTATTCTCACCGTCCAACGATTCGTAGTAGACCACCTCTTCGTTGGGGCTCCCCTGGTCTCGTGACAGGACAAGTTTCTTGTCTTTGTTGATCTTATCGAATGCCTCAATGGGTGTGATATCCTCAACAAATAGTTCCGTGGTCCCGACTGGGATTGTTCCCCCAATGTCAGTCGCATAGAGCTTCGTGGACGACTGAGCATCTACCCTTGTGTAGCTAACCTTCTCCTCACTCCCACCCCCAGAATTGATGATCATGATCCCAGACTTAGGAAACCTCTCGGTTGATCCCACCGCAGCCTCAAGAGTTACATCTCCAATTGAAACTGACGAGGCAAGGGTCGTCGTGGGAGGAGGCAGCAAAGCTAGATCATGAAGGAACGAAACGTCCTGAAGTCTGTTCCGGGAGAGGTTAAGGGGAATGTACAGCTTCAGCACATTCTGTTCTGTCTGAAAGACATCCCACCCAATGCCCTTCACCTGCACCTGGGCAAGTTGCACAGAGGTTCTTGGTTCTAGAACCGAGACTGTGACGGAGCCCAACGTGTACGAGCCGACCAGCTTTGTTCTGAGAGTGAGAGTCCCAGTTGCGACATCGTTGTCAATAACCTCGACTACCTCCGAAGGCAGTCCCCCAGTCACATCCTGTTGAACCTTGATCCAGCCCTCCTCTGGGAACTGGTTGCTGTCCTGGATTTTGATCACATGTGCGTCGCTTCCCGTGATTGACACCAGCTTCGATGTAGTGGGGGTTTCTCGCATCCCGTACTGATCGTTGGCCAAGCTGGCCACAGTCAGAACGCTGGTCACAGGGTCATTACCCGTCAGGAGGGTCACCTCTTCCTGAGAGGTTCCTGGAGCGATGAGAATTGGATATGGAAATCCTGAAGTTGGGAAATCATTCGTGTGGGTAAGCGGAATGGTGGTTGTCCCGAGAGCAGAAGGAACATCAGAGAGGACGTACCCAGAAGCATTTGTTCCAACCGCTGTGTGTGCCTGGGTTAGCTCAGCCAGTAGATTGATCACACCTGTCCGTGGATCTCGAAAACTGTACTGCACCGTTTCTTCTGTGGCCAACCCCTCATCGATGATCAGGATTCCCCGTTGAGGAAGGGTTTTGAAAGTGACAGGGATCGCGTGACGATGCTGTTGCTGGTAAGGAGCAATGGAAACTACCTCATCCAGAATCACTGCATCAGAGATCAGAACAGTAGCCACTGTCTTCTGTGGACCAAAGATCTCTGTTAGAAGATCATAGAATAGGTTGGCAATCTGTCGGTAGTCAAGACTGATGCGACGAATGACAGCTCGCCACAAACTGTCATCACTGAACCAAAGTACAGGACGTTCGAAGCTCAAGTTGGAAGTCACATTCGAGAGGTATTTACTGACAGCTCGATCAAGAAAGAACTGATCTCTAACCTCTCGAATGGAAGATTTGATGTCAGCCATCAGAGCACCGTGACCAGGCTGTTCCCATTGGAATCGTAGGAAACAGGAAGCTCATCTTCTAGAATCACCACATCAGACAGGGGCTCCTGAATTATCGCGTTGGAAACTCCAATGATCCCCATCACCCTTTCAATGATAGCTGCGAGGATGATGTTTTCCCCAATGCCCCTCCCATCAATGTAACTTATGATTGCTTGTTCAACCTGAGGTGACACATCCAACTCGTCGAACCCCACCTCCACCGAGATCGAAATCATCACTGGAATCTCACGCAACGTCGGAGTATCCACACGGATGATGATTCCACCAGCCACCACACCTGGGTAGTTGGTTCGATTATTTGGATCTCCATTGAGAACCCTTTGTGCTCTCTGGATCAATCCTGTGTAGAAAGTGTAGGAAGCCAGCACGATTGTCCCAGCAGGCAATCCTGATCCGACAAACTGAATCTCACCATTGGTGAGGTTGAGAAAGAAGTCTGTACCATTCGTCTTCAACACAAACTCGCCACTTCGATCATCATAGATTTCGAAGCTACTCAGTTTGACCGGATAGTTGTGCAACCGGAAGTAGTTCTGACCCTCTTCAGCCGCCCCCAGAATGTCAACCAGAACCACCTCATCGGTGCTGCTATGGCCAAAAGATGTGGCTACATCCAGATTCAACGTGTTGGTTGCGTCCGTCTTGGATGAGTAGTAAACCAGCTCTGCAACAGATGGAATTCCAGCACTGAGAAGAATGTAACCACTGGATGGAAACGATGTGACATCAACTGCTGGGATGGCCGAAACACCTGGCAACGTCAAAGAAGCAAACGTCGTCTGTGCAAAGATCGTTGCAGTGGGGATAAACCCGGTTCCATCATCCACATAGAGAACATGATCTCCAGTAATGAAGTTCTCCTTCAGCTTTGCTGTGACAATTCTCTTTCCAGTCTTGGTGTCCTCCACCCCAACCACCATCTGCTCAATCGCCGACGGAACCCCTCGGGACAGTTCATCGTACCTCCTCAGTAGACGACTTCGAAATTCTGTGTCGGTCTCTATGTCACGTCCCCCTGTGGTTGCTGTTGGATTGGAAACCTCGCATCCCGTAAAGGGGGGAGATGAAGTGAATTGGATAATCCGACCAGCAGCGATGTTCCCATCACTCCCTGCTCCAACAGCCGTGATGTCCACGGGATGAGATTCGTAGTCCCCTGCGGGGAGGTAGGCAGGCTCCACCGTCATGAACTTGATCGGAGAAGTGGTGGTGGTTGCCTTGGTTTGGATTTGGATGTTGGATGGAATCGTCTTGTCTGATCCCGTGATGTGGGACACTCGTTCCCCAACAAAGTGGTTATTGATCAGGGGAGTGATCGTGAGGGTGTTAAAAGCCGTATTGTTGTTGGAGACTATGACATCCTCAACCTGGGGAGTGTCCTCTCCCACTCGGATGTTGTAAGGATATGTGATCGAAAAATCACTACTATCCAAGACCTTCAGGATCGTTGCCCCAAGTGGGACATTGAAGGCTGCCTCGGTCGTAGTGAGACCACCATCCCGAAAGGAGGCTGATCCATATGCCTCTTTGGTGCCCAACCTTTCCAGGTTCAGGTCAGCCGCTCTCTCATCCAGATCAGCTCCAGTCCCCGTGGCAATCCTGAAGGCATCAAGCAACTGCACCAACTGATAATACTGCTCGTCATCCTCCAGGGCTGCGGCTTCCAAGATCGTTCTGATGTTGGAGCCTACCGTGAAGTCAGTGAGGGTAGTCGTAGCTTTCACATGAGCAATCATGTCATTGAGAATCTGCTCATATGAGCGAGGTACAAAGGCCATGACTATCTCCTCACTGAGAACGTGAAGGGAATCTCTGCATCAGCTCCAATCAACTTGAGGCGAGTCTTGTTGAAAAGCTGATCTCCAACTGCAAAGATCTCCATAGAGTTGATCTCTTCAATTCGTGGGTCTTGAAAGAATGTTCGTCTGGTGTTGAGAGCAAACTCTTGGACTGTTGCCATCCCAAGTTTCGTTCCCACTGAATACTTGGCACCAAAACTAGGATGGGTTGGAAGCTCGCCCACCTCCGTAGAGAACTTGATCTTGATTGCCTGAATCACGTTGTCGATACCCTCAACAACATCGATGTCCCCACCTGATGTTGTTGTGAAGTCCCTCAACTCACCCCCAGCTTCTAGCAATCTCAAGTCACGTCCATATCTCTTCATCATTGGGCGCAACGCTTCAGAGGAAGCATCCGGATTCACGGTTCTAGAAACAGACAGTGCCACTGTTGAAGCAGTGGTCCGAGGGATGAGAATGGTACCTCCTGGTTTTAGAACCCCATCACCCCCCACAGCCGAAATGTACGGAGGCTTCAGGTTGTTCATGAGTGCCAGCTTCTTCCACTGTGCCTCATCCCCCAGGTACTTCAGAGCCAAAGTGCGAATAGTGTCCCCACCTGTCACTTCTTGCTCAACAGCCGTATCTGGCATGTTGATGTTGGTTGGATTCAGAGGCGATCCCGCTGTGGGTGAAGCCTCTCCGGTCTCCGTCAAATAGGATCGACTGTAATCCGAGACCTGGATGTTCTTGTTCTCTTTCCAGAGCCCATCGTTGGTCAGAATCGCTGTGGCAAACCGATCAAGTTGCCTCAGGCTATGCCGAACCAATCCGAGTTCCCCTTCCATCATGTAGGGAACACTATGGCCAAATGCCGGTTGCTGCTGCTGATTGTATTTGTCATCGAGAGCAGAAAGGAGTTGCGTTGTCTGAGATTTCATAGTGCGAACTATAGACTCTGTAACATAATCATCAAATCCACCTCCAGCAGTACGGATTGCTGCAATCCCACCAAGGATATCAGTCCATCCAGAGAAAACTGATTGAATAAGATTCGCTGGAAAGTTCTTTAGATAATCCATGAAATTAGCAATTGTCTTGAGAGCCCTAACGATACCATTGACAATCGATCCAAGCATATTAAGAGCATTACCAATAGCTGAGAAAAGGTTCACTGAATCTGTTTCATAGGGACGGACAACATCCAACTTATATAGAGTTCGAAGCTGGATATTGTAGGTCCAACCTAATGGGTTTCCTTTGTCCCTGTTAGTAGTAAAGGAGATTGGCTCCACTACATAGGCTTCACTCTCCTTATCATATAGCCAAACTAGTGCTACACGATTGGCATCAACATCACTACTTTTGATATCAAAATAAGCCCTAAAAATGTTCCTCAAGAACATCATCTCATCAAACCCGGTAACCTCTTTTGGATCAAGACCCCTATTATCCTTGGTCAAGAAGTCTGGAAGAAATGACGTAGGTGTACCAATCGATGGACCCCCAGCTTTAGCCAAACCAGGGAACAACTCCTTTGACGGAATGTTTGGCCGAAATCCTACTGTGCCTGAGATTCTAACGTCCTTGAACAGATTTCCCTGGCTCTCGACAAACTTCCCACCCCCCTGTGTCGGGACAATCGTCGTTGCTGCCTGCTCTACAGTCTCAATGCTCTGAGGTGGAGTAGTGAACTGATAAACAGCTCGAGATAAGCCCTTCACGGATGGGTTAATCTTGCATATCCAAAACTCAAACGTTTTGACATCAATGATCCCGATGGAGTACATGGCCGATATTCTGGTGGTGTACTCCACCTGCCCCGACCAGAACCTACGGTCTGGGAATGAAGTTGTGGACCTTGCAATGAGATCACGAGGAGGCATCAGAACCTCTCCTTCACTTGGTCAGGACAGGTAATGTCTGGAATTGAAATCGTGGGCAAGGATGGAATAGAGGGGATGGGTGGAATCACTGGGATAACGATCGCAAACTTGGGGATCGGAATGGGTGGTAGATTGAGAGCTGGCATCTCCAAATTCAACGTTGGAATATATGGGATCGGAATTGTAGGCAACGAAGGTATAGATGGCAGAGGAGGAATCACTGGGATAACGATCGCAAACTTGGGGATCGGAATGGGTGGTAGATTGAGAGCTGGCATCTCCAAATTCAACGTTGGAATATATGGGATCGGAATTGTAGGCAACGAAGGTATAGATGGCAGAGGAGGAATCACTGGGATAACGATCGCAAACTTAGGGATCGGAAGCGGAGGCACACAGGACGGCAGTGAAGGAAGCGTGGCCATGGTCTAGCTCGTCGTGAAGCTTTTCGTTGCGAATGGACTAGGAATGGGCTCTGACTTTAGTCCCGCCACGAAAATCTTAAGAGCATCAAGTGCAGTCTCACCACTTGCTACTGCATCTACTACTGGAGGACCAGGAAGAAGAGCAGCCACAGCCTTCCATGCGTCTATTTCTGCTGCTAGGAAATATTGAAACAATTTCAGCCAAGTCTCCTCAGCTCCTAAATAGTTTGTAGCTTTGATAACTGGTTGTGCTAAGGGACCTGGGGCCACAGATACAGACCCACTGATGGCAACGGCAGTAGCCCCCACAATCACATCGTTGCCAGTGATAGTAATAAACCCACCACTAGCAGTAAACATCTGAACTTTGTCTTTGGTAACATTGATCTGAGAACCATCGTTGTTGGAGATTATGATCTTACCACCAGACATAGAGACTGACGTAGCTTTAGTTCCAGCAACTGTGAGATTGATAACATCATCAGCCATGAGGATAATTTCCCCCTTCTTACCTCCACTGGGGACGAGAAGGGTTGTGTTCTCAGCACGTAGATTATAGCTAGAGGTCTTCTCTAGAACTTCAAATTCCTTCCTACGGCTAAATGATCGAGTAGTATCTCTAGGTCTTGGTTTGGTTTCAGTGAATGGCTGATCGTCATGAGGAAGATCAGGATCATGAACTGGATTCTTAGAGTTGCTGCCAGCTCCAATACGGGGACCTTTCTCTACACCTAGAAAAAGTTCACTAGGATCAAATTCTGGACCCTTCCTCAGGTTGAAATTGATCTCTAGCTGGGCAGTGGGTTTCACATCTACTTGGATGTGACCACCCTTTGCTACGTGAGAAGCAATCCTTTTGGTCACACTAATGGGGTTAACGGCAACCCATTGAGTTGGACCTATCCCCTCCAATTTGACGGTCCTACCTGCCTCTGTGGTGTCCAGGTAGACACTACCCTCCCTATTGATCATAGTGAGGACACCATTCTTCCGATGAATCTGCCGAGAGCGATTCTTCTTGAGATCATACTGAACCAGATTCGGTTTGGGAGGAGATTCTACAATACGAGCAAGTGCCCCTCCCTCGGCGGGGGTATTACCACTAGTTGCGGGATCAATGTTGTTGAGGGGGTGGGGCCAGTAGTGAGACAGAAAGGGTTGCTGTTGGTTTCCCCCAATGAAGCTCACCACACACCACTCCCCATCCAGCTTGGTGGTATCCACACCACTGAAGTCCATATTATAGGCAGAGCCGTCCAGAAACTGGCTGCTTCCCCTCGGCAAGTCCTCCTCGAAGTTGTCCATCCCACTGTGCCGCTGAGGGGGGATGATCACATTGTAAATAGGGGTATCAGGAGTCCCGTAATCACTACAGACGAGGACAGTACATTCCTGGTGGGAACCCCTCAATTGAGGATGAGTATCTGCTGTCTGGTTTCCCTGTGCGTCTGATGGTTGAACCGTGAGGATAATCCCAATCTTTGGAAACACACCCATACCAATAGAACTATGGGCAGGATGTGATAGTTGAGAAGAAGGATAAACAGTATCATCTGGAAGAATCATGATTAGTCCTTCTTTCCAAAACCACCTGGTATCCCGGCGCCACCACCTGGTATCCCAGCGCCACCACCTCCACCACCTTTTAGACCATGAATGGAGGGATCCAAAGCAAGGCTCTTATCTTCCTTAAGAACTTTATCAACAAGTTCATCTAACTTATAGGAAAAGCTATTTTTGAACTCTGTTGGGGCAAATGAATCTGCTGCAAGATATCCTTCTGTATTCTTTGCCCATGTCTTCTTATGACACTTAGGATCATCTACGTAGTTAGCATCCTGTTTGATCTTTACAGTCTCCCCCCAAAGAAGAATGGATGCTCTGGATGTAGCTGAGGAATCCATCTGGACAAAGTAGTCTGCCAATCTCCCCTTGTCATTTCGAACCCCCTCGAAGCCCTTCCTCTGGGGGTAGACGTACACAGGGAAAGGATCGTTCCTCTGTCCACGACTGAGGGTCAGTGTTGTGGTGATGGACTGTGGATACGACCAGCTCTGGTTCACTCCCTCCACATAGTAGGATTCACGTCGCTCGAGAATATCCAACCTGGTACCAACTCTGATCTCTGGAAATGCCCTTGTGGTGATGGTCCCAGTGAGGTATTCAATCTCATGCTGATACCAATGATCAACCATCAACGCCCACCGAGCCAGCACCCTCCTATTGACACCTTGATCCACACCTCCTCGAGTAGCGAACATCCCAAATCGTCCATACTTGGACGAATGCTTTCTGACTCGAAGCCCATGGCGGGCCACGCCAACGGCAGTAGTGATAGGTTGGATCTCTTGAGTCAAATACCGAGAGTGGTAGATAGTCCCGCTGGTCACATCACTGTAAATCTCCAGCAGATTGAAATGGGTTGCATCACTCCTACCGATGTTCTCCTGAATGATGTCAGTGATAGAGATCACTGAGACATCTAGATACTTCGTCGCAAGAGCCTTCCCTTTGCCCTCCACCAAAAGACCAAGATTCATGGCCGGAATCTGGACTACCTTCCGACCTGGTTTGTTGGGCTCCTTGGAGAAGATCGCTCCGAAGTAGATCAGACCCAAAGATTTATTCAGAACCTTGACAGATTCGGGCGGGGCAATGCCCTCAATGGTGCTGAAGGGGTACTCCCTCATCACCAGACATGGGGCGTAACTCACTGCACCATCATTCCCATCAATCTCATCCGGTTCTCTGGAGTAATCGGTACCGGACCCTACAGGTCGTAGATCACAAAATAGCTCGTTAAGGAATTCGTTGGAGTGCCCATTTGCAAGTGACCACAACGACCCCTCTTCCCAGGTGATTGAGATAGATGTGCAGTGCCCATCAATACCTTCCCACTCCACGAATCTAAAATCGATCATGTCCAGGAGATGTGGAGGATTTTGTGGGTTAGCACCTGCTTCTATTGTGGTTAATGATCTCCACTTCTGTGTGGAGAAGGTACCTTTTGGAGCCCCCCTTTGCTCAAGAAGTTGCTGCACGAACTCATCTTGAAGCTTCCGTTTATCAACCTTAGTAGGACTATAGGGACCCGGAAAGGAATCCGGATAGGAATCTTCAACCATCTTTGCGGCTTCGGCTTCGATCTTCTTCTGAAAGTCTTCAGATGTTTTCCCTAATTCCCATCCAGGAACCAGAGCATTCCGCACGGACTCAGAGAGCCTGTTCCGCGCCCACTTCACTCTCTCTCTCCTGGCTGTCTTAATAAAACCACCCTGAAGCACCTTTTGTAGACTTCGAGGGAGCAGGAACTGCCCACCAAACCCACATGTCAGTTCTAGAAGCGACATCACTAGATCGGCAGGAGAGCCATACATCGCAAGCCCTCTTGTCCTGAGCGCAAATCCTCCTAGATTTGCTGTCCCGGCGAACTCGCCAATGATGTCTTCCCTGTTACCAATGAAAGGGTTGAAATACAGGTTGGTCTTGTCAAATGCTTTCGTGAAGTCAGAACAGGAAACCTGAAACTGAGTTGTTGTGCTACCAGTGCCAGGATCAACTCTGATGGTTCTACTGATTCGATCTACGAAACCAAAGAAGTTCTTGATGAACCCTCTCCCATCCCCTGGATCAAAATAGATATACACATAGTCATTGGGGAAGATGTAGTTCATGTAGTTGAGACGAGGCACCATGGTAAAGGAAGCGTGCCCCCCACCCTTGATGGTCTTGCTGGTGTCACACTGGGTTACATCTTTACTAAGGTTGATCCTCCCCTGAAACTCATTGTCATCAATGTGGGAAAACACAATGATCTTGCATCTGGTTTGTTGACGGGGAATCCCATCAATAATCTCACTACCAAATGGATCAGCAAAAGTGGTCTGAATATCAGCCAATGATTATCTTCCTATTTATGGCTTTAGTGGGCTAGCACCACCACCTGGTTGAGCTGGATTTATGGATGGATTCGCGGATTGTATAGTGAACTCAACCGGAACTGTAACCTTTTTAGAAGTAGCAGGACCAGTAACAGGAACTGCAACAGATGCTCCAAAAAACGATCCAGCTCTTGTTGCCGCCGCAGCAATGTCCGAACCCTTAGTCTTTTCACCCTTTGTTATGTCCTTTTGCCATGTGGGAATATCTCCTACCCCTGGGGCTGCTTGCATTGGAGCATTAGGATCGTGTTTACCTTTGATGATGTAGGGAGCCAGTTTCTTAAGTGATGGAATTCCCTCCTCCTCAGTGATCATCTTATCAATAGCTCCAAGTAGTAAATTCTTCTTTCTCTCAGATGACATGCGAGCAACATCACCAAACTTCTCAATAGCCTTCTCACCGCCAAATACGGTGCTTAATGCCTCTTTGAGCATCTCACCTGAAATTGATCCCGGAAGAGCACCGGATACCTGTTTACGGAATGCCTTAAGCTTTCCAACATTCCCTCTTTGCCTCATCAACGTTTCCTGCTGTGTTTCACCCTCGATCGGAAGAGCAAGATGAGCAGCAGCAGCAATTGAAGCTGGACTTTTAGCACTAACTTTATTTTTTTCCCCCCTCCCACCGAGCCAACTAGTAATTGTATCTGATATTACACCCAAAACTAGTTTGATCTCAGGTAGGTTTTCCTTCATAATCTTGACAAGCTCTTGCAAAATCTTATACTGTAAATCCTGTACATCCTCAACTAACTTGGCTGCTTTAGCTCCTATTCCTGCACTTTTGGCCTCTTGACCAGCTATTCGCTTTGCTACACTAGAGAAACCTTCATTGATAGCATCTACCACTCGATCTTCAATGGGTTTGAATGCCTTGGTCGCCTCTGCGATCTTCTTGAGGATTTCCTCCTGATTCTCACCGTTATTGATCATGTCCCCAATTCCCTCGATCATATCGAGGTTCAAACCTGGCATTGCAGTATTGATCGCGAGGTTTGCTTCTTGTTGCTGCTGAGTTGATCCTCCTCCTCCGACCACCCCATACTGAGAGTAGAGTTCCTTGAACACATCCATGATATTTTGGGCACCACCAGCCCCTTGAGCCCCTCGCTGCTGACGCTTCATAGCATCGTAATAGGAAGTCTCCCCACCTGGCTTTCCAAAACCAAAAGCTTGCAGCATTACCTGTTGACCAGCCTCGCCTCCTCCGGGAGATCGAATCGACTGATCTAGGGTTTGCATGAGATTCACACCACGTTGACCTTGCATACCCGGAATCCGACCCAGGTAGGACAACGTGTTGGCAATGGAACCCACATCCACTTTGCCCGTCTGTCGCCCACCCATGGTCTGAGCCATGGATGCGACCCCCTTTAGATATTCAGGGAGACGAGCTTTCTCCAGACCAGTAATGATCCCACCCTCAACCATCTGGCCCAGGAGCTTGGCAGCAGACTCTTGATTTTCCTTCCCCGAAAAACCCACCCCAGCTTGGCGAAGGCTACCCATGATCCCAGTAGCTTCTCCAACATCCATTCCACCCCCACCCATGGCAAACTGCTGGGCCAGCGTAACCGCTCCAGGGTCTCCAGTTGCCCGTCCCACACCAGCGGCATGCCGATAGGTTTGAGATGGGCCATATCCCATCCCTATTCCTTTTCCGATTCCTATCTGCCCAGGCCGAGCCCCCATCCCTGCAAGAGGAGCCATGGCCTGACCCACCTGAAGATGAGTCTGATAGCCCTGCTGGATACCCCCAATAAGCATCCCCAGAAGCCCTGAAACAACTGTAGATCCAACATTAAAAGCTGCACGTCCTGCACGAAGAGCAGGCTTCGCCACAACACCAGCAGGTCCCCACTGTTGGTTTTGCTTCAACCACTTTTGGTATTTAGTTTGGATTCGTGTCTGAATTGAATCCAAAGACTTCAATAGGACATTTTGCTTCCCATGTTCTTTAGTAATTCCTGCAACACTTCCTAATCCCTTCTTACGAAGAGCCTCAAGATCCTTCAGATTCCTCAGTTTAGTCTTATGATCAGTTTCAGCAGTCCTTTGCCTGGTGCGAAGATCTCTCGTCTCATTGGTTTTAGTTCGCCCCTCAATTCGGCGAACTTCCTCCAATTGAGCTTTGACTTTTTTGATCTCTTTTGCTGCGTCAGCAACTTCTATTTGAAGACTGAGGACTACTTTGTCATCTGCACTGGGCATTAGGGCTACGCTCCGTCAACCAGAGGCCAACCGGCTGTAGTCGTCCTTGAAGCCATCCTTGGAGACATCACTCTGATCTTCTGATTTCTCTTCTTTGGGGTTTGCTTTATCGCGATGCCAGGATGGCAAGTCCTCCAGAAGATCAGGTTCGAGACCCATAGCTATCTCTTGTTCCCACTTATCGATGTAAGGATCACCAGTACCAAAAGTGACCTCACCCTTCTCATCTCGACTGGCTTCGAGCCTGTGTTCCTCGTAGTAATCCTCCCAGTACGAAGTCAGTAGTTCTAGAAGCGTCTGACTTTGGATAGCCTCATGGGTCCAGGGAAGCTTGAACTTGTCCTCCACCCACCGCCGCAACACGTCCAGCAGCCCCGGATCCTTCACTCGAGCCGCCGCTATCAACCGGGCTGCCTTGAACAATGACAGCGGCTCCTCGGAGAGGGGAGGCAAATGAGTTCTCGAACGTAGCGACCTTCTTGAACACAGATAGGATGAGATCAAGGTCATCAAGCTCATCCAGGTTCCACCACGTGGGCTTTCTGATCAATGATTGCTCAAGATGAGCAATCATGTAGTTGGTCCAGTCCGTCTCCTCATCAATCCCCATCCCAGGCTTCTTCTCATCGAAGTAGTAGCCTCCGTTGAGCTGAACCTTGCGAACCTGAATCCCAGCCATGCCTTTGATGCTGAGCTTCTTGGTGGTGAAGGTTCCCTCGAGCACTCTCCCATCATGGGTCGTGTGCTTGATGAAGAAATCCAAAATCCGAGGCATGGGTACTGCGGTCATCATTCCTTGATCCATCTGATCTTCTCCTGTTTTCCACCAGACCTCTACTTAACCCAATGATTTCACTGGGTTACCGTTCTGACTCATCCTCGACTCTGATCGCGACAAAGGTCACGTTGTCAGCAGTCAGTCCTCGAGATGTGACATCCCAAGAATGGCCACTGGCCCGCACGCCCTGGAAGAACGCCATGGTCCTACGTCCACCCTCAACGGGCTTGGCATCTTCGATGGAAGCTGTCAGTGACTCAGCGGTGATGATGCTTTGGATCGTGGGGAAGATTCCCACCTTCTTGAGCGACTGCCCAATGATCCGAAACACCGTGGCATTGAGGGAGCAGCGATATGCCACTGGCACATGCTCCTTCACTTCCAGAAGATCAAGGCAGTCAACTGGCTCGTAATCGCAGCTTGTTACCGTGGAGTTGTTTAGACTCCACTTCCTCTGGTTTCCCAGAGGCTCAGACTATATCACCATCCTGTCGCACACAGGATGCCGCGCGCTCGTGCCCTTCCTCCATGGTCCAGTATTCAATATTGAACCGAAGGAGTTCTGGGGAAGCATTCTTGTACTTAAAGTTGATCTTGTAGTGCATCGAAGGCACAGCAAGAACGTAAGGACGAACAATGTCCACGAACCTGCGTGCATTCTCCGTGTTCATATACACGAAGAATCCTTTAGACCACTTCACTTGGCTTTCGATACCCCATCTAGACATCAACCATGAACAGATCACTTCATTCTCTTCCTCTGAGAATGAATGAGTATTCATGATCAATGGTCTCGAACTGATGCTTCTCTCGGAAGGTGATCGATCTGTGTCGGTACTGTATCTCTTCACATTATGATGAAGGGACAAGTGACCATCATCCATGAACCACAAGGCCAGACCAAGAGGAGTAAGACTTTCCAGAAGCCCTTTATTGAGCTGCTTCTCAGGTCTGTACATCCTCTCTCTGATCTTGGTTAGAAATGGATGAGTGGTGGTCCAGATCTTGATCTGAGGATAACTCTTGCCAAGCTTGCGATTCACCTGAACCACATCCTTGAAAGAGTATCCAAGACCCGGAATCTGCCTCAGGATGGTTCCTTTCAGCTCCACATAATCACGCACGTTGGGCGAATGTGAGGTTTGTGCTCTCACATTCACACCATGGAGTTGAAGATTGAAATCACCCAAGGTCATTCCGATCACTGCTGAGCGAAGCTCATGTCGCGTCAACTTTTCGTACAGCTTCGATGGACTCATAGAGCCCTCTACTAAGACTTCCCCATCGGGTAGTCGTTGAACCTTCTCCCAGGTTTCCCCAGGAGCTTGGCTGCTGATTCCCATGGTGTTGCCACACACTGTAGGGTTCCAGCAATTCACGCGGTTCTCCTCAAGAGATCTCTCTCCTGGGCCACCTTACTTGATGGTTTCCTCACCAGAGACATTGCCAGCGTAGCCCACGGGATCTTTTCCGATCTTGAAGAGGGCTCGTGGACCTGTGAAGACCTGACCGGGACCCTTCACGTTGGATTGATCTGGTGCGATGATCGGCATGAACGTAGCTCCTATTCAAAGTTGTTGTTGATTTCGATCTGTGAACTTCGAACGTGCCGAAGGTTGACCGTGAGGTCTGGTCAGAACCAGAGCACGTTTCTGGAAAGATGGCCCCCCAGAAGTCGAGGACCGCTGGGGGGCCAAGCCTGTGGCCTGGTGGACAACAGGTAGATCGAGTCTACGTTAGTTCTAGAACCACTGTCAAGCTGGCGAACAAAGAGTATCAGCTTGAAGTTTATCAGGAACTACGCAGGCTTGGTGTAGGCAGCCACCGTGTCTCTAGCCGCCAGCATGGCCTCAGCCATGAGGATCATGGCTGCTGACCCACGACCCGACGGGTTGGCTGCATGGGGACTCCCAATCCCGAACGGCTGAGCTGCCACGGCAGTCAGGTAGGAGGGAACCGCTCCCCCAAGCTGGGCGATCATGACCATCAGAGCGTTGATGAGCGAGGGACCAGGACCGTAGGGATTCGATGCGCTGTCCCCAAGACCCTTGCCACCCCTCAGTGCCGCCAGATCCTTATCGATGGCTGCGAACTCCACCGAATAGGTGTCACCAGTTCTGGGCGAGGCGGGAAGTGATCCAGGAGCGAAGTAAAGAACGCCCGTCGTGTTGGAGATCACAAAGGCGTACTTCCCAGTCAAAGCTGTCGTGATGTTCCCCGTGAACGTCACCTTGGCTCCCACGAGAGCATTCACCCCCGTGTAGGCACCAAGATCAGCAACGCCAGTGGCACTCACACCGTTGATGTTCGCGATGTGAGCATTGTAGATCAGCTTCAGGTGATTCATGAGAGTGACTGCCGTCGCAGTGTTGGTACAGGCTGCCACCGTGACCACATTTGGATCAGCCACACCATGCGTAGCAGTGGTCACACGAGCCATGTGAGCAAGCACCTGGACTCGAATGTCGTTGGCCAGCAGAACCAGCCTGGCCTCGCTCCCATCACTGCCCAGAGCTGTCACCACATTGGTGGCGTCCGCTGCCCCATGGACCGCAGGGGTCACAACACGGTGGGCATTGTAGTCACCCTTCATCTCATCAGCCATCGTGTCTGCGGTGGCCTGGTTGGTTGCGGTTGGCGATGACACACCATTGGCTGCATCAGCAGCCACATGGGTGCCAGTCGTCACCAGACCCGTGACATCAACCAGATTCGCGAGGATGTCCAGAAGATCAGCAGCTCGGTTGCCAAGCACTCCTGGGGCCACCACGAAGGATTCAGTCTTCGTGACAGAATCCTGCTTTGGTTGCATCGAGGTTCGAAACGCAGTCAGTTGAGTATCGATCAGAGCCGGAATCGCGATTGCCATGACTTCTTCTCCTTTTGGTTTCTAGCTAACTACGCTGCCTGCGTCGGTAGCTAATTTCTTATGCAGCCTGTGTTGGTAGCTGCAAGAATATTTCATTGAGTTGGAAATTGATCCCAACCACAGGGAAGATCTCTACTCGGATGGTTGCAACGTCTCCGCTGATCTTCACCCGCAGATTGTGGAATGCCTTGATGACAGCACCTCTCTCGTCAGTGCTGTCCACGATGAGGTTTTGGGACCGAGCCAGCTCCAGGTATTCCGAAGCTGTGTCCTTGATGCCTGTGGCATTGGTGGGGGTGGCCTTGACGCCCGTGAATCGATCTTCCAGTAGAGTGCGAAGACCATAGGACACGAAGCGAACCACATCACGAACGCTTCCCTCCATGTAGGCAAGGTTGTCATCCTGAACATGCGTGGTGATGTCCCGCACCCAGCGAATGCCCTTGCCCTTGATCGTCTCCGCGAAGAGGATACCAGCCTGGATGAACTGGTTGGCATCCGTCCTCTCCGAGGGGTCCCAACTGCTGTCCTGGGCAATCTCTGTGGTCTTGGGGTACTTGTGGGTCAGAGGCTCACCCACCTCAGGCATTCCAGCTCGCATGCCCACGGCCAGAGCTGCCATGGCCCACTCATCCATCACCTTCAGGGTGCCCCCCACATCCAGACACATGGGCTTCTGAGAGACGATCTGGATGTCCGTGTTGTTGAGGGCATTGGCTTTCAAGATCAGATTGGTCTTGGTGCCACGATACCCAATGACACCACCACGCTCTGTCTTCTCGATCCCGTTGGCAGCCTTGACGTGTGCTGAAAGCTGGGCAGACACTGAGGACCAGGTAGCCGTTGATCCAAGGTCCTCCTCAACAAGATCACGGACGATGAGGGGAATCACGAAGTTGCATCGTTGCTTGAGCAACAGATCAAAGGCATCCTGCCAATTGGAGTTGGCACTGGTCCCCCTCGTTCCACCTGTGAGGTACTTGAAGGTGTCCCCTGGGTTTCCGATGCTGCCACCAGTGAACTCGGGACGACCCTGGCCAGCTCCCTTGCTGATTCCAGAGGCACGAGTGGCAATGACATTCTGATTCCTCTCGTTGATGTCCCGGATCATCACCCACAGATCAGCACGGAAATTGTTGGCCCATGGAACAGGGACATTGGCAGTGGGAGTAGGAGGAGTGGCCACTGCATCCTTGTCGCTGCGAATGTCCACATCCACATCCCCAAGATCAAAGTCAAAATCCTTCACCAAGAAGGTATTGCCATTGATCCCACCAGGGACAGTTGCCTTGTAGTCCACGTTGGCGTTGATAGCTGCGACTAGCTCTTCCAATGTCTGGTTGGTGGCAAACGTGAAGGTCTTGTCAAGACCTGACACGGCACCGTTAACTGCCACGTAGGTCTTGAGAGATGTTGCCTTCCCTAGTGATCCTGCAAGAGTCGCCTTAGCCGCTGTTGCATAGCGAATCTCATAGGTGGAGGTGAGATCAGGAGTGGTAGTCCAAGGCTGATCTACCGTGAGAACTGAACTCACACCAGCCGTATTGGAAGTGATGGACCGTCGTTGACCAGAACCAGTACCACCAGTGATGACCACAATCAGCCCAGCCATGTCATTGAGAGCCAGGTTGAGAGCAACTTCCAAAGTGATCGTAGAAGCACCACCAGCCGTGGCAGTTCCGTTTCGGACTTGGCCCTTCCTGACGCTGTACGCTTCTGCCACAGGAGTACCACTCATTGCCAAAACAGTCAGAGTCGTAGCTGGAGTGGTAAGTGAGATCTTCCTAAGGTTGATCACACCAGCCAAAGTGATCTCCACAAAGAAATTGATCATCCCTGTGAAAGTGGCTGTGGCATCCACAATGGTGGTTCCAGAACCACCTGAGGCAGTTCCAGAAGCAGTCACCACGCGAGCAGACTGACCAATGTACTCCAGTTGGAGATAGGACTTCCCACCGATGTCCTCCCCAATCTGAGCCACCTTGTCAAACATGGTAGTCCACGCCTGACCCGAAGACGCGCCAGGCTCGTACTCATGTTGAATCTGATTCGTGTGCAGTCCGTAGTCTCTAGACTTGACCGTCGCCACAGGAGCCAAGATGGTCAATGCAGTTCCTGTCAGAGGAGCTGCTGAGAACGCAGGAGACACCGTGATCGTAGCCACTGCGTTGGCAGTGATGGGTCTATCCTCCGCACCAATCCGAAGGATGTTTCCGATCATCTCACTGGCAACCAATGCACCTGTGGTCAGGTTGATGAGCGTGGTTGTAGAACCAGCCGCAGCCGTATCTGCTCCGATCTTGTTGTACTGAACCAGGGATGCCTGAGTTCCCTGATTGGCCTTCACACAGAGGCATCGAAAAGCCCCTCCGGGAACTCGAGGATCATTTGAGGGATCGAACACCACCCGAATGGCATCTGCCAAGGGGCCACTGCGGAAAGCCGACTTAGCCAAAGCAGGATCATCAAGGGTGACCACCACCCCCGGTTCCCCACCATCAGCCTCACCGATCAGACCGATGATGCCATTGGTCGCCAAACTGATCTGAGCAAGAGCACTCGCATCGACCTTGGTGAGTCCACCTGGCCGAAACTGGGTCATTCCATTGAATGTGACGGACCTTGCCATGGTGTCCTCTCCTTAGTAGCTTTTGAACGTCCTGTCCCAATCGGACATGGTTCGTTTGATGGTGGTGTTGGTGAACGCTGCCATTCCATCCTTCCAGTGAGCCCGAAAACCCTTAGCTGCGAACCACCGACTGAATGACACTGGCTGCTCTGTCTCCAGAACAGGCTCAGCCACTGCCTCAACCTTCTCCTCGACGCTGGCCACGGGAGGACCAGCATTGGTCAAATCTTTACTTGGTGTCTTTGCCATTGCAGTTCTCCTATGGTGTCAGGTCCAAAGTGGTTTCGATCACTGTGCGACCTGGATCTTCCGAGTCATCAACATCAGGATCATGAACTGCCAACCCCACTGTGATCTTATCAATGAGGGATGCCTCCGACGCCTTCTGGTAAATATCGAAAGAGTAGCTAAACGTTAAAGACAAAGCCCGTTGATATGCCAAATCAGGGTAGAACTCCGTGCGTGGAGAGAAGTCCGTTCCTGACATGGCCAGATTCATGAATCCTTGTTTGATCAAGAAATGTTCGTTAAGGAAGATAAGAGCCTTCACTACACTGTAAAGAAAGACTGTTGTTTCTGGGTTTGAGCCCACAATCAAAAGATCGTAGGTAGTCTGATAGATAACACCCCTCCGCTCAATGATATCCTGAGACGTGAACAGCTTGGATGGTTCTCCTGTTACTCCAGACTGATCTGGAGCTGTTCGAACTTCAATCACAGAGGTGTTATCCGGATTCGTAGCCCAAGAAGGAGTGACAGTGATCTTAGAATCAAACCCACTTCCCACAGGATCAATCATGATGATCTGACGAGTCTGCCCAGCTCCTGTTCCCTCAAGGATGACAACAAACACATCCTCCTCGAAAGGATCTACCACTTTGATCAAACCCTCAGCGATGTGAACCGCTGCATCTTCTCCCTTTGTGGCTTTGGTGGGAGAAAGATAGGTCCTGTAGCCCCCACCCGTGGTTGACACAGAACCAGCTCCCAGAACCGTGGCATCCCCTCGCAATTCATCCTTAGGGAAAGGATGCCCCAGTGAACGCACCATCTGGGGGCCTTCCATCAAATTGCCAACAAAGGCTTGGCTCTCAGCTTCGGATTTCAGCAGGATCACTATTGCTGGAAGATGAAGATCTTGATCAGGATAGTTCAAGTTGATATCGATAGTGGACTCTTGAAAAAAGGTACGCAACTTGTCAAGATCATCTTGACGAAGATTACGAAAGAGCATATCCACAATACGACCATCATCGCGAATGGCGCGGAAACCTTTCACAAGTACCTGCTGAATGATGTATTCGGGAACGATACTCATTTACTTTTCCCAATTGCATCAAAGATCGCTTTCAAAACCCTGGGACCCTCCTCATGAAGATATTTCTTGGCCTCTTCCCGATATGGAGTTCCCTTTCCTCCTTTTCCTACAGGAAGGAATCCAGGATGCTGCCACCCTGTTGATGCGGGATTCACTCTTCTGAAATGAGTAGGATTATTGGACTGACCCTTCTTGAAGGGAACATCCAGAAAAGGAGCCCCGATCTTTTTCTGACCAGGTTTGCTACTGTACTGAGACCAACTCTTTGCTGCTGAAGAAGCCAGCAAAGCTTTCTTCACATCAATTGCTCCATACCCAACCTCAAGAGCAGTTACCAACCAATTGACTTTATTGTCCGGATGATGAAGAACAATCTCTGTGGAGTGAGCATCCACCTTGTGATGACTCAAAGCCATCATGTAGTTTCGCTTCGTCTTGTGAAGATGACCACCCGCAGCTCTCATCCACACACGGTGGGCTCCAACGGTGAGATCACGCAGACCACGTTCCATTGCCTTGGAGATCTTCTCCTCCAGGTTGGTCACCGCAGCCATGTTAACTGTCACGTCAATTCGAACCATCAGCAGTTCTGAATTCTGGCACAGAAGGGAATGTTGTCCCCCACTCTGGGCCTTGGGTCATTGTTGACCAACGCCACATGCCTCTTTCGCAGAGCGACTCTAGAACCAAGATCACGATTACGATCTCTTCGTGTAGCCGGAGGATCAAAAACAATCCACTCCAGGTAGGCAGCATATTTGAGAACATATGACTGACCCACCTGTGGTTGATTCCCCACCCACTTTATGATCTTGCTTCCATCCAAAAGGAAATCTCCCTCTGGATAGTAACGCACACCGTCATCTCCCTCACACCAGATCCCCTCAGTTGCGCTGTACCAAAGTCGATCTTCATTAGTTTGAAGGAATGTTTCCCTCTGGCTGTTGTCGCTAGCGGTTCCTGCACCCCTCACGATCACTTGCCCATCCCCTACTGGCTGAGGCCAAAGGAAAGTGATCATGTCGTGAGAAGCTATCATGTAACCAGCATGAGGGGACATCATGCAATCGCCAGGCTGAGCCCATCCTCCCTCGATCCTGGTCTTAGATTCTGAAATGCCGGTGATCAGGGCGCAGATCTTCTGAGGACGACGAAAAATGTAACCCTCACCTCGACATAGAGAACAGCCAATCATACTTCGCCGACGAGGGACCTGGTTCTGTTCAATCTGACCAGCGTGGACATCCTCAGCACTACATGGGCAGCGCATACCAACATCGTGGATCACATCCTCTCCACGATTGTTGATCAATCCTTCGTGAGCCCCAAATCCGGGAGAGAAGTCAATACCCAGCCCCACGTTCCTCCCACGGGGAGCACTGAAAAGCTGAGTTCCTTCGTCCCTGGTCTTGGTCATGGCTGGCTTCTAAGCCCCGTATTATATGTCAGTTCTAGAACCACGGCTAGCCCTTGATCAAACCGTCAACATGTTCAGCCCTCGGTACCTTCCTCGAAGGTTCTTGATCTCTCGATTGATGAACTTGTTGTAATCCTCGATAGTTGCGCTGTAGATGCCATAGATGGCCGAAGCTGTGTAGCTCACCGACTCACTGACACCATCCTTGCTCACACTCTGGGACGAGAAACCCCCTCTATAGGCGTGCCCAGCGACCGTCAGAGCATCGATGGCAGCCTTCTTGGCCAGGATCTCCAGGACCACTGCGTCAACGTTCCTGAGGCCAGCCACAGCGTTGAAGTGCCAGAACCCAGGCAGCTCGATAACCCCTCGAATAGACTCCACCCAGACCAGGCCAATGAACTTGAAGCCTAGTATGGTGTTGAAGGGAACAAGCTGGCAAAAACCATTCTTCTCGCTCACCTGCAACCAATTAAGATCAATATCCACGATCCTAGTACTACCAACCTGACCGAAGAGCTGATCAACTCTCAACAAACTAGGATGTGGGAATAGGATATCGATCCACTTTGCCGAAACAGTGGGGTAGAACGTGATGGTAGGAACAATGAAATCCCAATCAGGGTCACTGTTGAGAGAAGGATCAGTGTCCGTGACGATCTTGGTTGGTTCCAGAAACACTGAGATCTTGTCGTTCTCCCACCAGTCACAAGCTTGGCTGATCCAACGTTGAAGCATGGCATCCGTCATCTGGTCTTTTTCAACCAGAAGATCATCAGTGGCATTTACTATAGGAAGCAAACTTAGAGTCCTCACCTGAATGACCATATAGTGAGTACCTGTGCAATCAAAACGAAGCATGTATCGGCCAGGGGCAGTGATCGTAATAAGGGGGCCTGCCCCCCATGAGATTTGACGGCTTCCACTTGTCCCGTTGTACACATAGGTCAGCGGAGCAAATATGGCCGGATGGTTGGCACTCATGGAGACCACTTCAATTCCAGTGATCTGCTTGGGCTGAAACACCACCATTCGAATATCGTTGGCCTTCAAATCCAAACCCCACAGGTAGCTCTTCCGAAGTTCCTGAGAGGTGACAATGCTGATAGAGAAATCAGCCGTCACTCCCTTGACCAACGGAGCACTGACAGAAACCACCTCAATAAAGTAACTACCTCTGCGAATCAGGTTGATGCTATCTGTACTAGTCACATCTGGAAGGTGGATGGAGACTGATCCGGTATCTGTAGTTCCAGAACCAACAATGGTGATGGACTTGGTGTAGGCGACTGCATCCCGAAGCCTTCTCGCCTTGACCAGCTTCAAGGTCAATACTTCCCCAGCCATGCTGGATGGACCTGTAGCGGTCCAGAACACCTGAATGGTGTTCCGATCAATCTCGAACTTGCTGTACTCGTCGAGATCAGTAGTCACAACAATGGAGGTTGGAGCTGCCATGGTCTTCCTCTATGGAATATCGAACAGCTTGTCCGTTGAGTTCACAGGCACGGTCAAAGTTCGACGGTAGTTCACCCTTGGGATCGACACATCCACCACAGCCTTCTGAAGCAATTCCAAGGCAAAGAATCCAGCCTCATCTGTCTTGGCACTGTAGATATCCACTCCCACTCCACCAATGTTGGGGGTAACGCCCAAGATCGTTGGAGCCGAGAGCACACGGGCACTCACAGCCACCCCAGGGAGAGGGTCTCCATGAAGATCAATCAGGTTGCCTGTGATGATGTTGGTGTCAAGACTGATCGTGCCTGGGGTGTAGGAAGAAGCTGTCTCAACGAAAGCCTGCCCCACAAACTGACGGATGTTGGGGCTTGGGAGGGCTCCATTCCCGATCACCACATAGAGGAATGATCCCAGAACATTCAGTTCCGTGTTGGAGAACAGAATCTCGTAGACCCCAGCACCGTTTTCACGGAAGTCGGTGACCAGGAGTGTCTTGAGATTGAAGGTCGCCTGGCTGCTCTTCTTGTAGGAGACATCCACCTGGTTGAAAGTGATCCCAGTTCGAGGAGCACCCGTGTTGATGTTCGTGGCAATGAAGGGAAGCCACGTTGGGGTTCCTTGGAGGACTTCAATGCACGCCATGGCTCACTCCTTCAGCTACCAAACCACTGGCAGTCGATCTTCCACGATGTCATCAACGTAGTCGCCAACCTTCAGCTCACCTACCATCGGAACGTTGCTTGCATCAACCCCACCATCCTGGATACCCGTAACGTAGTAAGTATCATCACTGTTGGGATTGGTGATCGTTAAAGTATCAAATCCGTTTATGTGACCTGGTTTGTTAAGTTGGTATTCCCCTGGGCTGTATAATGCTGAGATCTCCTGCAACACCTGAAGCAATATCACCACTGAGACAGCCGACTTGAATGTGTTATCTGACCAGTCGAGGTAGAACCCATCACTAATACGACGAATCTTAATCTTGATATCAGTCTTTCCAGTTAACTCCTGCCCGCTCTGATTTAGAATCAGAACAGCAATAGGCTCCTTCTTTCCAGACTGGATGCGAATAGAGAACGTCACGCACCCGCTCCATTACCTGAATCTGATCCCTTCTTCCCGCCACCTACTAGATTCATTTTCATAACTACCACAGGATAAATATCACTTCCTGTTTTAATAGCCAAAGCATCAGTTCTTTCGATCATGTGCTGACCTGCCTGACGCATCATCTTTTTCCGAGCTGTGGCAATGGAAGCTATAGCCACAGCCTTCTTATGATCTTCATTGCTTCTCATTCCTTGTTGAGCTGCCAAAGCAATCTCAACTTGCTCCTTGGAGCACACCCCATTAGCAACCAATAACTTACCTAAAAGGTACTCAATACTAGAATTGTCCTGCTCATCAATAGCAGCAACCAAATCCTCCTTGGTGATTACTCCCATTTTGATTAAGATCAACCCAACAGAAGTAGGATCATCCTTTGGATTCATCCTAGTCTCCGATCAATACTATCCAAAACCTTAGTCATGGATTTGATCGCCTCCGTGTGTTCCGTATCTGATTTAATAGACTCACTGCTCAATTCAAACAGTTTAATTGTCAAGTCCTTTGAGATTACCCTCTCCGACTCAATCCCCTTGCGATGTCCTTCCCAAATAGTTTCCAGTTCCTTCCTAGAGTCCCTTCGTTCCAGAACGTACAGGGCAATGAAGATCGCCGCCACCAGGAACCCTGGGCCATGTTTGGCAAGCATTTCCAGAAGTTTTGCCAGGGCAGCTTCCATCCACGAACCTCATCTCCCAGTATACCATGATTCTAGAACCACCCTCTCCTAATCACCATTCTGATCTTCGGCCTCAACCAACGGGCATTTCAAACCCAACTTGCCCAAGCACCGCTGGTTGATCTCCTCAACCACCTTGCCCTGACGCTGCCACGCCTGATTGGCCAGCGTCTGCTGCATCTCAAGGTTGGCCAACCTCTCGTCCTGCCTACGCTGACCTGCCAATACCTCCAACAGCAATTCCCGAGTCGGATTGAGCTTCCTCTTCTTGGGTGTTTCGGTCATCAGTGTGGCACTGCAATGTAGCGCAACGGGTAGTTCGATGCCGACGTTGGCATCCACTGCATCCAGACGCTGAGGCCACCTGTGCCAGGATTGTACTTTGCACTGACTGCGCCCTTGGTGTTGTCAGAGAATCCTCCTGTGCCCGTCGGGTTCAGGAACTTGCCACCTGGAGTGATCCCAACCAATGCGTACTCTGCACCACCCCACACGCCTCCGCGCGGATTGAAGAGGAAGCCGAGCTTCTTTGAGTCCGATGCCGACGTGTTCAGATGCATCTTGTAGAGCACCCCGTAGTTCCCCTTCAACTGCTGAGGGCTGCCATCGGTCTTGTCCACGCCGACGGCATCAGGATCGTTGGTCGTGTTTCCGGCTAGGGGAAGCTGCATGATGCCTTGGGCGGTGTCGATGACAGTTCCAACTGCCGTGTCGTAGACCTTCGCGTTGTTTGGGAACGTCCCACGTTGATGAGTATCTCTGGGGAGCACAGCCAGACCAGGGCATGCAGTCACAGGGTTGTCGCCTGTGTCCAGAGCACACACAGTTAGGGTATGGTTCTGCGTGAAGCTATAGTCCACGAGGATCGTCATCAGATTGCCGGTACTCGTCTGTGTCTCAAAGTCCATAGCCAGGCGCACGATGCTACCCGCAGGCACACTCACTGGTGCGCTGTTGACTGACTGGAGCCATCGCAAGAAGGCCAGCTTGCCCGCATAGAGGAAGTCGGCGGTGGGTCCTGCAACACCCTTCTGCTGCACGATGAGCGAACCACTACTCGTGCCGTTGTTCTTGAGCAAGATCGCGAACTTCATCTTGGCAGCGCGCCCGTTGACGTGATGCGCATGCACTCGGTTGTAGACAGTGCCGGAGGTGAAGCCGAGCGTTGTGTCCTCGTAAAGCTTACCGCGCAGACTCACAGTCTCCGGTGCATCGCTGAAGAGTAGCTTGCCACCATCCCAGACGTGACTCATGGACACTTCTGGACAGGTGAGCGAGAGCACCCCGCTCAGATTGATGATGGTTCCCTGTGAAGCGGCAGTCAGGTCGGTCACGAGCTGGGCAGGGGTAGGGCAGGTCTGGGCCTGGACGGTCCAGGCTGCTAACAGCAGGGCGATTGAGATCAACAGCGACTTCATTGACTTCTCCTAGGTCTCATTTGGTTCGCTTCGCACTCCATGCAGATCGTGCCTTCGCGTGTGATGTAGTGCCCTTCAATCATCTTCACCAGCTTCGGTTCTGGCTCATGTATATGGCAGAGCTTCCTCTTGCAGACCACACACTCGATCCTATCCGGACAGACCGTGCAATCCCTCTCCAAGCCCCCACCTCCACCAACGCTCTACGGCTTGTAGTCACGAAACGTCATCGTCGTGTCGCTGTCCCACGTTCCGACAGCAAACACGTCGTGGTTCTCATCGGCGACCCACCACTCCAGGTCTTCTCCTGGGTGGGTCGGTTGCACTTCGTGCGCCTTGGCCAGGTACTCAGTCTGAGCCTTGTCCAACGTCTCTTCTGCTGTGTGAGCGGCCATCTACTCCTCCCACAAATCGACATAGGTGCGGATCACTGTGCTCGTGCTCTGATTGGGCGTGACCGTCACACGTACATAGGTCTTCTCCCCGAGTGGCATATCTGGCATCACTCGGTTGAACTCCATCGTGCGAGGAGGCGTAGGGTTGCTCATGAAGAGCTTATAGAGGTCACGCACGTCGTCCACGAGGTTGGCACCGTACCACGTTCGACCGTTCAGCTTGAGGGAGCACTCGTCGTCGATCACAGCGCCCCAACCCTTGATCCACGCTTTCTTGCCAGCAGGCACGTAGTGATGACAGAGGAACGCCTCAGTGGTCCCAGCTCCGATACCCGTGATCTCCGTCCCTCCACCAGCCGTAGCGGTCATGAGCTTGACCGCACCAACAGCGAAGGATCCCTGGATGACTCGCATGTCCTGCACGAAGCGAAGGTCCGTTGCGATCATGTTCACAGCGACAGTACCGTTGAGGGTCACGTCCTCTGATTTCAACTCGTAGTCAGAGTTGAGGAAATCTACCCTGACCGCCGCTGCTCCAGATCCACTGGGTTTGTCCTGCACCGAGGTGGAAACCAGCGAGCGTTGCGCCTGTGCCGCTGGTTCCACGTAGCCTCGATTGCTGACCAGCACCTCAGCCGTGGCGACGGCAGTGAGGTTGCCGAATAGGTGCAGCCGGAAGGGGGCGTCTTGTTCTAGCTGACTCATCGGCTATTCCTCAAAGTAGTCCATGCTCGCATAGTACGTGCGCGAGCTGGTGGAGTCGGGGAGTACATAAAGCTGCACTCTCGCCGGTCCTGCGATCTCGATTGGAGTGCCGTAAGCTCTTGGCACTGTACTTTGGTTTGCGCCGATTCTGATCAGATCGGAGGTTTGCATTTCGAACGCATTAGCACTCGAGGGATCTTTCGTCCTCACCATGAATCCCGCAGCATCAACGCCCTTGATCCCGGCAGCGACAGAGGTCAACTTCATCGTGCGACCGGAAGCAACATAGTGCAGGCCCAAGAAAGTCTGCCCATCACCGATTCCGATGGTCACGATGGTCGCGCCACCACCTGCTGTGTTTGCCTTCAATGTCAACGTGCCTGCGTTGGTCAAGCCAGAACCAACGGTCAGGACTTCGAGCTTCTCGATGAACGCAATGGTCGTCGAAACAGTGTCGACGTAGGACGTTCCGTCGAGAGTTACAGTCTCATAGAACGGACCAGTGATCGCTCCGCCGCTCACCGAGTAGTAAGTGATCTTGACTGTTCGAGCCCCAGTCCCAGCAGCGGCATCCGCTACGTTGGAGCTGGTGATAGATCGCTGAGCATTCGAGGTCTGCTCTGTGTAAGTCGTAAATCGGACTGGTGCCAAAGCGGTCTCCGGTGGATGCAGGACCACCTTCCCATCAGAGAACCCACGATAGATAGTAGACGCTCCTTGCGGAGCCATGACGAGACGACCAAGTGTGTCCGTCAGGAGCGACTGGACGTTCGTGCCGTCTTGACCTCCAACTAGGACAGGGTTGCCTACTGGCGTGGCTCCGTCGGCAGCACGACCCTCGACCTGTGTACTCCCACCTCCACCACTCCCTACAACCAGCCACGCAGAAGCTCCAGCGGCACCTTGGTCTACTTTGCCAAGCGTATTGGTCCCTGCCGGAAGGGGATCGACGATCTTCTTAATCCCATCCGTGGACTTGATCAGAGCGAGGGTCGTTTCAGTGGCAGCGCCAGCCGGGAGCGGAAGAGAGGAGGCAGAGATGGGCTGAGTGACCCCTGAACCATCAGTCTTCCACGCTGTAGCTCCAGCGGTGCCTTGATCCACCTTCCCGATGGTGTTGGTACCAGCAGGCAGCGCGTCTACGATCTTCTTGATGCCGTCAGTGTCCTTGATGGCAGTGAGGATTGTGCCGAGAGCTGTTACTGAGGCATCCTTGGCTGGATCGATGGCGTTGCCTGCGCTGTCGTAGACCTTGAACCCGTCGTTGTCTACTTCGACGACATAGAACGCCATTTAGGGACTCCCCGTCTTTGTCCACTGAATGGACTCGACCTTCCCACCGGCCCTGGTGATCACACCAACCTGTCGCTGGCTCTCCGTACCAGCACTGTTGTACTGGATGATATCGATCTGGGAAACCTTGCCTCCGGCCCTGGTGACAAGCACCTCACGAATCTTCTTCAGTTTGGCGCTTGTCTCCCAGTGGATAGCGTTGGTGACTTTTCCACCACTGCGGATCAACTCTTGCCAGTTAGTCTCGTCGATCCAGTGGGTGAGGGTATCGAGAATCTCGTGCTGACCCTCTGTGATTCCAGAACCACCAGTACGAGGATTGAAGACGCCGAGCCCGTCAACGAACTTGAAGGAGCCGCTCACCATCCGAGTCATACCCAACTCGGATGGGTCTTCCGTCTGGTCTAACCAGAGGATCTCATCGACGGTCTCTCCTCTGATACCGCTGCCGTCGTGGTCGGTCATCAGGCACGGCTCTTTCGCCCTTTTTTCTTGGGCTTCTCGACCTGAGACAAAGTAGGGGCCGCAACGTGTTCAGCCGCTCTTCGCTCAGCAACTGTGCCATGTTCGGAGCGGGCAGCTTCTCCCGTCGTTCGGACATCGGCCACTACCTCGTCGTTCTGGATTTGCTTGGCTGCTTCGATCATGCGCTGAAGCTTCGTGACCTCATCCTCACGCCGCTTCTGGACTACCTTCATGGCGTCTGCAAGTCCAGCTACGCGCCCTCCCTGGATGATCGCTTTCTGCTGCTCCACCTCTCCCAGGTGTGTAAGATAGTCCCCGACCCGCGTCAGGTACTTTCGGATGAGCTGCGCGACCTCGATGCTCTCCATCCCATCCTTGATCTCTTCACCCTTCTCCAAGGACGCCTCAAGGGCTGCTACGAGATCAACAGGCACCTTCTTAGCCGCCTGCTTCAACGCCTGCTGTGCCCCAGTCAGCTCGTTCATGGCTTTGCGTTCGCCATCGAGACGATCCTCAAGATCAGCACCAAGTTCGGTGGCTACAGTGATCGTGAGCTGTGACTTGTCGAGGAAACTCATCGCTCATTCCTGTTTAAGGGAGGGGGGCCGTCCCCAGCTTTCAGACTGAAAACGACCCCCCAGATGAACTAGCTACCCCACACGATCATCGACAACTGATCGGGCTTGCTTCCAGTGCCCCTGAGTGCGAACTCGAACTTGAGCATGCCCTGCGCAGGAGTCGATCCAGGAGCCACGTCCTCGGTTCCAGGGTACGAGGCTTCGTTGCGCAGCAGCTCGCCGTTGAGGTAGACATCGACGTCATCGACGAAGGTGCCGACAGCAGCGAAGTTCGGCAGATCGACATCGAGAATGCTCGTCGTGGTCTTGTCAACATCGAGGCCCGCAGCGCGGTTGGCAACGAGCTTGGCCTGACCCTTGACACGCTTCGCTGTCGTCTTCGCCTGGTAGAGCGCGTTGAAGATCGAGACCTCGCCAAACTCGGTGCGATAGTCGATCCACTCCTGCGTGGTGTCGGAGAGCTTGACCGAGGTAGCCGTCCAGCCAGCACCAGTCCGGTTCACGTCGTCGAACAGAACCTCGTTCGCCGCGTCGAGCTTCAGATCACCAGAGCCACCCGAGGCCACAGTGAGAGGACCACCCGCGTCGATCTGGTTGGGAGTGACACCGACGTTGATCGTGGTGCCCGCAGCACCAGTGTCGAAGCTGGCACCGTTGAGGAAGTCATTCAGCACAGCGTTGATGTCGAAAACATCGACCTCACTGGTGAGCTGAATGGTGTTGGCAGACGGCGAACCCTCAATGACACGAAGCAGCGCGGCGTTGAGGACATCGCGGAGGGTCCACTCAAGCCCGGTTCCGAGATCGAGGTAGCTGTTGGTCGCCATCTCAACCGGAGTGACACCCTGGTTGTCATACCCGATCTGGCGAGTGACGGTGGTCGAGGCCGGGAACTCAACGGTGGCTCCCTTCAAGAAGTCCTGCTCGTCGAGTCCCTCAAGGCGCATGCGCTCGCGCGTTGCGAAGTTGATGCCCTGCCCGATGGGCACCGACACCAGCTCCAGATCATCGCCTGTGTTGTTGCGCACGACGAACGAGAGCTGCGCCCTGTTGGGCGTAGTTCCCGTCATGGTGGATCCGTCGGTGGCACTCTCCGTCTGGAACAGCGCGAACAACTGCTTGCCACCGACCAGGATCGGGTCGAGGTGGTTCGCGGCATCGACGAGCTGCATCATGTTCTTCGGGTTCACGTCCGAAGTGCTGACGACCTCATCCAGCCCAGCAGTGCCGAAGGCAGTGGCCTGCGCAGCAACCGTACCCAGCGTCGTGACTGCTCCAATGGCCGCGAGGGTCTGAAGAGGAAGCTGAGCTGCTGTGAAGATGTGGACCTGTGTGGTCGAACCGACGGTCAGTGCCGTCACGATGTTCGTTCCGTCCGCAACGGTGTGGACACCACCAGCGATGAGCTGCCGGTGCGCCTCGTAGTCAACCCTGATCTCGTTGATGAGGGTGATCAGCGTGGCCAGGTTGGTCGCATTTGCCGAGGAGACGACGTTGGTGGTGTCGGCCAGACCGTGGATCGCAGGAGCCCCAGACACGTCCACGCGGTGCGCGTTGTACTTGGCCTTGATGTCGTTCGCCAGCGTGATCGCGGTGGCGAGGTTGGTCGCCGCAGGTGCCGCGATGGTGTTGGTTGCGTCAGCAGAGCCGTGAACAGGACCACCACCGACCAGAACTCGGTGGGCCTCGTACTTGGTCCTGAGATCGTTGACGAGCAAGATCGACAGATCGAGTCCAGGGTAGATGTCCAGGAGCTTCCAGACATCACGCAGAACGCGCTTCTTCTCGACTGCATGCAAAGCAGCGTTGGTGGCATCCACACCACGGATGGTGCCGTTTTCGAGTGCGGTGGGCTGCACGAGATCTTCGTACCACTTGGGGCCGCTGGGGAAGCTTGCCCCATTTCGGTTCAACAGGTTGTTGAGCTGCGACCGGAGCGAGTTGAGGTCATCCTCCAGATTGGCTGGACGGGTGCTCTCGTAGTTGGCCAGCGTTGGGGCGACACTATCGTTGTACCCACTGGGTGTTGCGGCGTAGTCCGACGGTGCGATCTGTACTGCTTGACGGATGAAGGTGCGTCCCATTTCTCTCTCCTTCGGGTTAATTGATCAAGTAATCGGTGGTTATGATCTCGTAACCCAATGGGGCTACAGCCAGCGTAATGGTGTCAAACCCTGTACCAGGACCACCGCTCTCTGATACGGTGTAGTCATTAGACACTCCCAGGTACGACCTTTGTCCGTTGCGGTACACCCTGATCACAGTCTCTCCGCTCTGAATGAAAACTTCAGGCGTTGTGAATATGACATTGACTCCGTTCTTTGGTCCAATCAGCTCCTTGTTCCACCGGAACTTCCCCAGCAGAACATTGATCGACGTTCCTCTTCCGACAGGTTGGAGGATCATATCTGCCCTCCCTCATCATCAGGATATGATCCCCATGATGGAGTAGGCAGTTGTCGCTCCAGTTTTCCCTCTCACATTGCAGCGATGCGTCATCACATTGATGGGTACCGTCTGCCCCGGAGGAATGCTGAACCACTTCCCGTCCTGACCGTTGGCAAAGCTCACCTCGAGAGCATTGCCCCCTACCGCCGCCTCAAGATTGGAAATGATCACCTGGGAAGTGCTCTGCCGGTTTCGATTGGAACCCTTGTCGAATGATATCTCGATCCCCTGAGGGGTCGTGGCTGCATTCGGAGCTGTTCCAATCCCACTGGAAGGATGCACGGGAATGCCTGGCTTGAACATTTGATTCTCCTCATCAAAGCCCCCATAGGTAGGAGGGGCACATTGAAGTTTTCACATGGCCGAACGCTACATGACAGCGTTGGGATCTTGAAGCAAAACAATCGAACTTGATCTCTCCTCTACGGAATCCTGAGCGTGCTAGGAAGCAGATCGGGTCTGAGAGGATTCAGGCCCAGATTTGGCTGGGTGCCAATCTTCTCCACGGTGTTCTGAATCACCAGCTCCGCAGCCGTGACGATGACAACGATGGAGGGCACGTCAGTTGAGCCCTTGAGGGAGGTGATCAGATCACCAACCACCTGCACCAGAGCGTTATAGCTCTCACGAAGCTGAGCCAGCTCTTGAGATCCGTTGTCGCCGATGACGGGTCGAGTCTTGATGGTCGCCATGACTGTTCTCCTTTACTTGCCGCCACTCTTCTTCTTGGTGGGGGTTCGTTTGGTTGCCTTGTCCTCAACCTCCGATGTGGTTTCCTCCTCTGGCTCTGTTAATTCTAGAACCGTCGAAGTGAACACCTCGGAAGCAGGAGCTTCGATCTCGGTAGAGGGAACTTCGATCTTGGAAACGGGAACTTTGGGAGCCTCAACCTTGAGAACAGGAACTTCAACCTTGGGAACTTCCCTCGGGTCCTCAAGAATGGAGAACTTACTCGTTGGTTTCTTCATCAACCGCTGAAGATCCACGCGAGCATTCCCAAGATCCTTCACCACAGCGATTCCATCCCCATTGAACGAGAAGACCGTCTCCCCCTCAATGACGTTACGATTCTTGATCCAAGGGTGAGCTACCTTCAGCATTGGAACCTCCGATTCTAGTGGGGGCTGCCTAAGAGACGCCTGAGTCAGCTTCCCCATGATCGAAAAAACAGAACTGGGTGCCAGTCCTTTCTTCTCACCTGCATTTCCCCTAGGTCGAAGCATGCAACGGGTGCTACATGTATCTGCTCCGACAATCTGAACTGGTTTCCCACAAACAATGCAATCCATTATGGATCTTGTCTCTCTACCTGAATACCAGGTTCATGGTCTCAAAAAGGAGAGTCTGGGGAGCATCCAAAAACACTCCCCAGACTCTCACAAGGTCAGATTCTGACCTTCACCGGAAATGCGCCTCTACGTGAGACGACCGATGTTGATCATACGCAGCCACTTCTTCCGAGCGAACAGGATGGGCGTTCCGTAAAGCATGATCATCCACCTGTAGGCAGGAGCAAGCACCGCGAGATCTAGACGCATCATCGGAGCAAGCTGCCGGAACGTGATCACCTGCGGAGTCAGCTCTCCCATGTAAGCAAGGCTGGTGAAGGGCAGCAGGAAGTTCACGTCATCAGGAGTGGTAACCTGACCACCACCCTGGAGAGCAGCAGGCACCTGCATGATCATGCTGTACAGTGCCAGATCAGCAGGAACCGCAGCCGCAGTCCTGGAGACGGTACGGTACACACGGAAGAACTCGGGAGGGAAAGCTCCGATGGTTGCAGCGTTGGTCAGCGTGAGATCGATGTGCTCGTTGGCGTCCTTGTTTGCCTGAATCATCGTCACCGCTGCGCCCATGACCGGAGAAGGAGACGACTCTCCGAAACGATTGCACGCTGTGCAAACGTAGCAGAGGTAGTTGGTCCCCGCTGGGGCTCCCTTATTGAAGTCACCATCAAGAGCCGTACCACCAGCACTGGAAAGACCCGCCACGACCTGCGGAGTCGCAGGAGCATTGGCGTGCGTTGCCGACGCGGGCGGACGAGGAAGACGCTTGACGAAGACGTTGGGGTTGAACTCGATGGTACCAGCCTGGGTTGCCATGGAGTTGATTGCCTGTCCGATGACCCCATTCACGGGAGCGGGCAGAGCCACGCGCTCGCGAGGATACATCGTCTTGACAAGATCACTCAGCTCACGGGTTCCCAAGAACAGATCCGTCGGGTAACCAAAGTGCTCGACAAGGATGTTGCTGGCCTCTTCCACGTCCGCTTCCTGGAGAGGCTGTCCCTCCAGATCGACGTAGGAGGTGCCATCGATCAGAGCATCGAGACCATCCCACTGCTCAGCCTCACCATCGAAAGCGAGCGCGGAATCAGCGGTGAAGAGAGCCGTTTCAACCCTCTCGAGCAGCCAGAGAATGCCGTTCGAGTTTTCGAGTGCGATCACATCCCCGTGGGCGGGATGAATCATCGTGGCCGGGTGGCTCACTTCACGAGTGGTCCCAAGGAATTTCACGAGCTGGGTACGACGAGCGTAGTTCGTATCCGTCGAAGGAGGAAGTTCGCCTTCTTGCGTAAAGGCGAAATTCGTTCCTCCGTAGGAAACTAGCTCATTGTATTCCTCAACCGTCGAAAATGCTGGCGATTTCGGAATCTTCTTCCAGAACTTGATGTGATGGTTTGTCCACGTCACCACCTTGAGGCTGGCCTCAAGACTTTCCACCCTGAGTGCAGAGCCGCCGGTCTGGCCAGTCACCTGATAGCCAGCCTCCAACGCCTTGTGCAACTCTGACACGTCCTGGGCGGGAGCAGTCCCGAAACCGTTGAGCCCCTCGTAGTGACGCAGGCTGATCTGTCCAAACATGATCTTTCTCCTGTGTCTGGGGTTGAGGGGCTACTGCCCCATGCTCTTCATGAGCTTCTGTTCGATGTGAGGCGACATCTCTCCCGTGGACTCGTACTTCACCACCTCCAGGGGATTGAGACCGCCCTTCTCCACCAGATCAGTCATCCGATCAAGAACCTGAGCCTTGCTCATGCCCTCGAACGGACCACCACCCTGGCTCTTCTGAAGCACATTCACCTGACCAGGAACCGTCCGAAGCTGAGACTTCGGGGGACCCGCAGGCTCCTCGCTCCGAGCTGCATCCTGCTGAATGTAGCCAGCGAGACCATGACCGATGTTCACCACCGCCTCGGCGAGGGACTTGTTGAAGTTCCCCTGCTCCCCAGCAAACTGCTGAAGGGCACCCATGACGGTCCCAACCACTCGCTCCGTGATCCGGGACTCCAGGTGATCGAGACCATGCCCAAAGGACTTGGCAAACTCAGTGAGGAAGTCCGACACCTCGACACCCTTCTGGACCGTATCGTTCTCAGAGAGAACGTCGGTGAATGACTTGCCAAAAAGCTTGCCCTTGGCTCCCTCGTCCTCGTCCTCCTCTTCCTTGGGGGGAGGACGACGCTTGCCCTTGGTCTTCTCCTTGGCTTCCTCTTCGGCCTCCTCTTCCTCAGGAGACTCTTTGCCACCGAAGGGCTCAGCTCGGTCCATGTCACCCTTGAGGATCTCCACCTCGGAGGGGGACAGAGCAATACCCTTCGCAACCTTCTCGATGATGCTCTTCCGAACCTTCTGGGCCTTGTAGTCGGTTCCGTCCTCACCGATGCTGTCGTCCCAGTTGTCCCCGATCTTTTCCTTCTCGCCACCTGGCCAGGAGGAGACCTCACTGTTGCCACCAGTGACAATCTGCGACTTCCGCATTTCGTCACCGCTGCCACCGGCAAGTGCCTCCAACCTTTCCAGAGACTTGAAGAAGTCATGCTTCGTCATCTTCGACATCTTCAGTTCCCTCCGGTTGAGTTTCGGTTGATGACCATCAGTTCACTTCGTTCATTGCGAAGATCGCCTCAGTCAACGTTGTTGCTTCAGATTTTGAAAGACCCCGTGTGTCCTGAAGAAGGTACACGCAGTCACGGAAGTTGAGAATTTCCGGGATCGACTTGCCAAACGTCTGCCGCTTGACTTCGCTGTCCAAGCTCTCTGGAGCCATGGGATGTCCATACCCAATGGACAGAGCCTTGGCTTCTTCCTCTTCCTCATCTCTCTTCTTGAAGAGGTTAAGATCTTCCTGACGGAGAGCTTTATTTTCGCTCTTGCAGCAACCACCCCCACAAGACTTGACACAGGGGATCGAAGTAGCCACATCCTCAGGCATCAGTAGCCCGCTCTCACTCTCACACCACATCTCAGCCGGAACGGCTGAGAGGGACTTCACAACGTCCAACCAGGTGTGGGTATTGATCGGAGCAGCGGTGATCGCAACATCTTGAACCCAACACTTCAGAATGCGCTTTCCTGCTCGTCTCAGAACCTTCCCCTGAATAGAGAAGCCAAGACGACGAATCGCACCTGAGGTGATCAGTGCGTGAGCCAGCTCCCAAATCGCATCAGCTACTTTGTGGTTCTGGAACAAGAACCCCTTGGTCCAAAAACCCTCAGGAGTGATCTTAGCTTCTACAGGCTGGCCAACTTTGTTCTCGAACCCAAGCTTATGATCATTGTTGTAGTAGCCATGCTCTAGGAAGTAACTGAAGTCGATCCCACGCTGAAAGACTTCCTCATCCTGAAGATCTCGATCTTCTGTAGAGGCAAGTCCCTGGACCCAACGCTTCGTTGGATCAGCCTTCCCATTGGACTTGCAAATGTCCAGGGGAAGCCAGAACTCAAACTCGTTGCTTTTGAGGAGATCTAAGATCATAGTCCCAAACGCAAAAAGGGAGAGGGGCTCATGCCCATCTCCCTTTGTGGAGTTCCTTCAGGTTGATCGTCAGGATGAAACTACTGGTTCTAGAATCAAGTGTCAAGCATGTTCGATCAGGGGGGTAGCGGTGGATCGACTACGGAAGGTCTGTGGGGTCCAGCTTCTTGTTTTCACTCACAAAAAGCTTGGGTCGGCGAGATCCCTTCTCCAAGGCATCGGGGACTAATTGAAGAGGAACTAACCTCTCAGCCCCACACCCTTTGCAGACAGCAAAGGCTTCCCCACCTCGAAAAATGATAATCTTGGACCTTACCTTTGTGGTGCCATCACTCATGGATTTGACCAGCACTTCACCACACCGGCACGACAGGAGATGATCCACTAAAACTCCTTTGGCTGGTCATCGGCAAGTCGATCTGCTCCCTTGAACTGTGCAATCTTCTCCTCAACCCTTTCCTGCATCCTCTTCATAGCTTCGATCTTCCACTGAGATGGAACTGGCTTTTCTTTTTCAGCCTCGATCTCTCGTCCTGCCCTAGCCCAAATCGCCACATACCGATCAGCCAGCACCTTCATCTGCGCTGTGTTCTCCGCGAGAGCCTCTTTGACTTTTTCGTGTGCCATTAGTCCCTCACAAACAAAGAGAGAGGCTCATTCCATGGAATGTACATGGGGAGCAAACCTTTGCTCACCTCCCCAGATGGTTCATGCTTGACAGCCTGCTGGGTGGTTGGGGGCTTCATCAACTCTGGAGATGTCACCCTCTGGGTTCCCAACCCACGAGCAATATCCTCCTCCAACTTTTGATCGTGAGGAGAATCTGAAGTGGTGTAGTTGTGCAGATCCATGGGAGTCTCGGTGAACACTCCCGAATGCAACATTAGATCTTGCCACTCATTGTGATCGTACTGGCGATAAGCATTAAGGAGCTTTTTGATCTCCCCATTCGGAAGAGTTCCCACATCCTGCCCTTCTGGGAATATGTCAGGATGTTTCTTGTGGGCATCATTGAAGGCATCCCTGATAGATCTCCTCACCAAAGCCGAAGGCTTGCCACGGGGGTCAGAACGGATGATGTGAAGGAGATCTTTGTTGATCTCTGATTCGTCTCTTACTTTTCTGGGAGAACGATCCACACGCCCATGAGCCTGCTTCAACGTACCTGCATCATCAAGGTGTGTGAGCATGTGAAGGGAGTCTGCCATCTGAAGATCGTGACCCTGAATTGTTTTCTTATCAATGATCAGAGCTTGCAGATCACCCTCCTCGAACTTCTTCTTTGCGATATCGATCTCAGTGGGAGAAGGCCGCTTCGATCCCTGTCCTGACAACATTGCTCCCAACCAACCAATCTGTGCCTTCTTGTGCAAAGGATCTTTCCTCCCAGTTTTAGGATCAATAATATCGAGAGGTGGGTAGACGGTCCTCAAAGCTTCCCTGGCAGCCGCAGCTTGATCGGGACCATCCACCACAATCACTGTCTGATGTGTTTTACCTTTCTTCTGAGCTTCCTCCACAGATTGCTTCAATTGGTGAATCATAGAATTGATCTTAGAATTGTGCTTCCAATCGGCAACATTGACTCTAGGCAACTGAGTAACACCAGCCTCCTTCGTAGTCCTCCTCACGACCTCTCCACCCTCACCGCGAACCACTCCCGGTCCATGAATGTTCTGTCGGTGCTCTGCCTCTATGTATTGAAGGGCTCGTGCTTTAGCATTGGCTTCTTCTATCTTGCCAAGCTTATCGACTGGCTTCTTTTGATCAATGGCTTCTTTCTCCAGCTCTCTCCGCACAATATTACGAGCATTATGTTCAATCTCTATTTGTCGTTGCTTCTGAGTCTCAGATCTTGGGGCCGAATGATCAAACACATGTTGTGCAAAGTGCCGCTCACGTTGTTCATCGCCAATATTCCAATTGGCGATCATGTTTCGAGCTTCCTCCTCCAGAAGATGCTCATGCGTAAAAGTACCACGCCCAAGACCGCCCATCTGGGACATGAAATCCCCTCTAGTGGGTAGCCCATCAATCTTGTGATATAAATGGGCACCTGAACTTCCATCCTTCTTGATATGTCTTAGGTAGTTTCCCTTTTCATCCATCTGAGGAGTGCTGGCAACCCACTTCACTGCATCATAAGCCTCCACAAGCTGACGACGAGCGGGAGTTGCTGTCAGTAATTGTCGGTATTCCATTGGATGGCTACTAGAGAGAATCCGCTTACCCTCTGCTCCTCGGTTACTTGTCTCTCCCGTTGAGAGCAAAACCTGGGGCTCATCCACAATCCGACCACGAACTCCCAACTGAGAAAGATGATCTATACGATCTCCTTCTTTCGCTTGGTCTCTTGGACCACCTGCCATAAAGCCCCCTTGAGCGTACTGATGACCCCAACCCGTACGAAGTTTCACCTGTGTTTTGGTCAGTTCTGCATGGATGTTGCCATCCGTGTTATGGTTCGTCACAAAGATGATGTTTCTCTTTTCAATCCCACCGTTGTCCCGAATAAGATCTCTAATCTTCTTGAAAAACTCATGCTGTTGTTCCTTACCCCACCCCTTAATACCATAGCCATGAGCCATCGAGATACCATCAGGAACAGCAATCACGATTGGGGTTGGATTCTTGCCACCACCTTGTTCTTTGAGAGCAGTCTCTAACTCCCTGGTCAAAGCATCTCGCTTCGGAGGGATCTTCTCCTTCTTACCAGTGTCCTTATTCACCCTCTCTTCAAGCTTGCCAACTGTGTGGAACTCAGTCTTGTCCCAAGCTTCTCTCACCCAGTCCTGAACTTTGTCGTTGGGAACAGAGAGCACATAATTCATGTGTTCTCCACGCTGAACATTGTCAGCGATGTTGAGAAACGCAGCCAATGTCTTGCCACCACCCGTAACCATCGTATTCAACCCACCCTTTGATCCTCTGATGGGTTTTCCATTCTCATCAAACATCTTTGGTTTTCGCATGAAGTTGAACGAATTGAACTGAGACAACCTCATTCTAAGTGGCATATCTGGGTCTGATCTACGAACAGACCTCATGAGCTTTGGATGATCTTTTTCAGTGGGCAATTCTCTATTCTTTTTGATCTCAGAATATAGATCCTGAGAAACCTGATGGGCTTCCATACGAGGAAGCTTATCCATGATACCCCGTGCCTTCCTCTTCTTTTTCTTCCCCCCAGATGCTTCAGATGCTTCACGCTCTACATCTTCAGGGGTAAGAGGACCACCGATCCGCAACCTCACATGAGCCCCATTTTTATCAATACCAATAGCTGCTAGCTTACCTCTTGGTATTGCAACAGCAGATCCCTCAGCTTCATGAATCTCAGACTCATCGAGGCCCAACTGATTCCGAGCATAATCTCGTGCAGCAATCGTCTGAGTCTGCCTCAGAAGTAATTGCTGATCTGGATCAGGATGACTCACAGGTCCAGGAATATCGATCCTCACATCATCATGGGTAGGGATAGTTGGTGAGCTGACAATAGTCCCAAGTCTGCTCTCTAGATCCCTCACCCTCCTACCCAAAGCCTTTTGCTCATTATAGGAAAGCTTAGGATCAATAATCTGAGATTTCAGATCGTTGATTTCGGTATTGAGCTGATGAGCTGTCCTGGTCTCTTCCGGAACCCTGGTAAGGCCAGCCCTGGCAGCACTGGTTTTCAAATGGGCTTCATGCAGAGCTACAGCGAGAGTAGCTGATGTTTCTAGAGATCCCAAAGCCAAACCCAGGTTCTCCTGACGCCGCTGACGCAGAGACTCAAGAACCTCTGCCTTCTGAACCATTCTACCAAGTTTACTACGAGGATTGATCTCCCCCTCCATGCCCAATTTGTCCTCTGAAGACAGCATTTCACCAGTTTTTGTTTGTGCCTCAATCAACTCAATCTGCGTAGCAATCTTCCGATCAGCCTCCATTGCCTTTTCTTCTGTGGAGAGGAGAGACGATGGATGATGAATCTGCTGGCCAGAGGGGTCTACCTCCCACCACCCAGCGTTATTCTTCTCAACGGAGTTGATCAGATTCCTAAATTCCTCATTGCCAAAATGCTTGGCAAATGGACTATTCCGAAGCCGCTTCACTTCCTTGCCTAACTCCATTCGCTCACGAACAGAAAGCTTCTCTTCTTTCTGCCGTCTTTCAATCTCCGCAATCTTCTCCTTCTCCATTTCCCCACGGCTAGCCAGTTGAGCCAGCCGACGTGCCACAATCACCGGAGCAACAGATGCAGAGGTTCTCTGGACAAGCCCTCCATAGTTGACCCGAACCAATGATTTGCCACCAGGAATCTCAAACTGATTTGTCCTCTCATTCAGCTTAACCTTGGTAGCAATCTTACCAAGAAGTCCACTCACTTCTGGAGTCTCCAAAACCTCCTTGGGTAGATGAGTTGACAGCAAACCAGCCAAAGCATACTCAGAACCCATCCTCATGTAGGGATCAAGAAGATTGCCAGAATGATCATTCCAAAACTCATTGATGACCGTGTACATCCCAGGCTGATTGGGAGTAGTGTAGTTCTGAGCCGTTTCCAGAAGCGCCATCTCCTTCTTGATCTCTTTCGGGGTCACTCCAGTTGAAGCCATTGCTGTCTCGATATCCTGAAGCGAAACAGCAAACTCCTCTGGAGACACAGCCGTCCTGGGACGATCCTCAACACCGGCTGCGGCTGCCTCCTCAGAGATCTTGTTGATCATCTCCCTGGCGCGATCTTGAGCAACACGAGCCGCCGCAAAAGTCTTCTGAGCCTCACCCACCTGATCGTAGAAAGCCTTCTGATCGGCCTCCGTCTCGAAGTCGGGCTCAGCATCCACCTGAGCGTACTGAGGAACCTGAGTTACCTTCTTCTCCTTCTCTTGTCGCTTCCGTTCCTTCTCCCGCTCATGTGATCCCTTGAGTCTAGAAAGAGCCTTTGTGAAATCCATTCCAGAAGGAGCTGTGGTGGCATTAGGATCTTTGTCGATCATATCGATCATTTCTGGAGCGGTACCACCACTGGGTACGTTACCCTGATTGCCCAATGTGGCATCCTCAGACGGGACCTCAACCTCTTTCATGGCCTCCTGTTCTGCATGGTCAAAGGAAGCAGCTACCGCAGCATCAGCAGCCTTTTTGAGAATCTCATTGGCCTTCTCCATGTCCCCAGTCCGAAATGCGTCAAGACCCTCCTCGAGCATATCCTGAACCGGAGCTGCACTGATCTTGATCTGTTTGGCAATCTGACGAATCTTTTGCAAATGACCTGCAATGTCCTTGCCCTGCCCACCCTTCTTGGCAGCGTCAAGAATAGTCTCCTCGACTCTATCAATCTTCTTTCTTCGCTCTCGACGGAAACTACCCGTCGCACGGTTTGCAAATTCGGAAATGTACTTCTTGGTATCCTTGTCGATCTCAACCCCAAGACTTTTGAGGGTGTCCCCAGCAGCCTTTTCAAATGAATCTTTGATCTTGTTTTCCGACTTTTGGCTGAGAGTTGTTCCCTCAGCCAGACCAAGAGTTTCACGAAGATTCTTGTGATGCTCCTTGACTAGCTTACGAGCTACTTTTCGAGCCCCCTTATACTCAACTCGAACTTTCGCCTTTCGCTCAGCGAAAACCTGAGCTTCTGCTTTACGCTCCTTCTCTTTCTTAGTCTCATAAGTAGGCTTTTCTTTGGCTTTGAATGGAAAGTGTCTCTTAGCCAGATTTGAGAGGTAGTCCTCGGGAGACGCCTCACGGATATCACGACCTTGATCGTCAACCAGATACTCTTTGTCCGTCTTGTCATCGATCCTGGTGTTGGGCTTGTTGAGACCACCCAGCAGAACAAGATCACCATTTGGTCTCTTCACTACCAGAATGTGTCTACCAGCAGCAGGACCGCTATGAGGAGTGACCCAGGCCCCCTCACCTGCACCAAGCTCATCCAGGTCGATAGACCCTCCCTCACCCGCCTTCAGTCTTACGATATTGGGAGCACCTTTTATATTGGCCACAGCTTGAACAAGTTTCTGCCAAGCATGCTGTTGAGTCTTGGAATGCCGACTTCCCTTGATCAGCTCATCCCCTACAGGGATGGGGTAGTCAAAACCAAGCTGGTCACTTTTCAGCAGGCTTTCGATCTCCATGCTGGTAAGAGTCGAGGTAGGAGTAGTCCTCAGGCTCTGCGGACTCGGGCTCCCCATCAGACCCTTGATCAGGTTCACCACCTTGGAATCCAGCACGATCAGACTCGGCAGACGATTGCTCATCATCTTCCCCTTCGGGACTTGGGATGTGGAGATCTTTGAAGCCCCCCATTGTCTTGACTGAATTCCACTCATGATCACTCTCATGGATTGGATGAGAGTGCAACCATCGGTTAAACTCTATCTCATGAGGGAACTGATCGGGAGGATCAGCAGTCACGTGGTGGATGTGAGAACTCCCTTCTTCTTCCCCATCCCCTTCCTCTCCTGATTCTGGAACCATAGCCTTCAGCACTGCCTCATGCTCTGGATGATGGGTACCCCAATTTAAGTTCAGAGAGAACTTAGTTGAGCGAGGTTCCTTGTGTTTGATCTCAGTATAGTAGTCTTCGGCATGGGGCTTGATCTCGTGGCCCACTCCCTTGTGGTGAGTCCCTGCATGATCACCTGTCACAAAATGAAGTTCATGCTTACCACCCAAGGAATGAATCACACTCTGCTGATTGTACTTTTTCCCAAGGTCCCTGACTGTTGCATGCTCACTGGGATGTTCGTGATGCACCATAAAGGATTTGGTTCCAGAAACATCCGGTGGAGTCCTCCCACCTGGACCATGGTACACAACAAACGAATGCTCTTTCCCCTCGTAGTGACCCATCCCTTCTGTGTGATCAAGCCCATGATGGATCAAATCTTGCCTCAGCTTCTCGTGTCGCTCCTTGAACATGGGATGATCCCAGGGCAAATCTTTCTCTTTGGGATCAGATCTATTCGCACCAGCAGAGATGATTGAGTAGTGGCCATTCTTCAACTTCCGATGTAGATGACTTGGAGTCAGAGCAACGTACCTGCCAAATCTTCGGATTGGCTTCTGAAACTTCTCTCCAACTGAAGTTGTGGTGATCACTGAAGCACCTCATTCCCAAACCACACAAACGATTTCAGCATCATCGGATGATCTTTGGTTTGAGCCAGCTTCTCCTTGAATTGATCCATCGGAATAGCAGTGATCCCACCAAAGAACCCAGGCTTGTCGTACTGTTTGAGGTATGCCAATCGGGCCTCATCAGCAGAGGAGAATCCCAACATCACCTTATCTTCATCAAACTCGAAGAAATCTGGACCCTTCATCTGATGCACCACAAACGCTATTGTGGACTCAGGGTGGGGGCCAATATAGACATCCACATGATCTCCATCCATGCCCTCTGTCCTACGAATGTACCCATAATCAAAGTGCATGGGAGTAACCCCATTCCTCTTCTCGTGGGGATCATACCACCTACGAATTGATCCTTTCTTGTTTTCAATGCTGATGGGGAGACCCTGGAATTCTGTAGTTCCCTGAAGCTTGAATGCCTTGCTCACATCTGGAGTAAGGGCATTGAGATAAAGAGACCTCACCACTACAGGATCAATATAGCTCTTCAAAGCCGTCTGACTGTGAAGTTTCTGTTCTGCCCCCTTGCCAACATAATGATCCAGCATCCTTGCCACCTCGAGGGCCGACTGCTCAGTGAGTGCTTCTAGAACCTTGGGGGTTACTCTTCCCTTGACCCCCTCGAGGAGCTGCTCAAACGTCCTCGAGAACGCCTCTGTCCCATGATAGATCCTGAATTGCTTGGGAGTGACACCAACCGCCTCATCAAGGGTCCTGGACAACTTGTTGTAACCAACATCCCGGAATTTGACTCTCCTACCAACTTGGACCGGAACAGAGAACAAATAGTCCTTGGGTGATTTACCGGGAGCTTTGATCAGATCCTTCATGATCTTTGCAGTTGGATGATCTAGAGTGATACTGTGAACAATGTTCACTCCCCTCTTACCCACATAAGAGAAAGTAGCTACATTACCCTTCATCACAACGTTGGATACTTTCAATGTAACCAGCCCAACATGTCCAGTCTTCTCCTCATGCTGTTTCTTACCAGGACGCATATACACCTGATCCAGAAGAGAGATCATCAATCCCAGAACTCGACTTGAGAATTCCTTACTCTTCATCAAGGTACTATAGAGTTTCCTCACCTTGGGCAACTGCACAGCGAAATGACGATTGCTAACGTGGAACTTCAGATCCCCTCTACCTTCCTGATCTGAATGGTAGTAGGCGTATTCGGGATCAGGATTGTTCGGATCTGCCTTGGGCCACTTTGCTACCCACGCAGAAAGGGGACGCTCCAGACCGTAGTTCTTGTTCCACTCAGCATGTTCAGGGGCAGCTCGGTGGAGTTTTCTGCCATTACGAGGATCAAAATACTGAGGGTCTTTCACGGGGTCAGGCTCACGAGGATGCTTTTGAGACACCCCAAGGGACGCATCGTGGTGAGGATGATCCACTGGAGCATTTGTGCCCCGAATGATGTTTTCGGTTCCAGGCTCCTTGTAGAAATACTTGTAGCCACCAGGCAGGCCCTCTCTGCGAAGGTACTCATAGTCCTGAGCCTTCCCTCCCCGTTTGATCCCCTTGCTCAGGATACCAATAGCCTTGGCAACAGCGAACAGCTTCCTCTGCATGGCTTCAAACTCCGGTGAGCCAACCAGTTTCGTGTAGGCATCCAAGAAAAGGTCCACCACCTCATTCACCCTAGGCTCCCTCGGGAACTCCTTTGGATGATCTTTGTTTAGTTTCGATGCAACTTCATCGAACGGAACCATGTCAGTTAGATCACCAGTAGGAGCCAGCACCAGGAGGGCATGCCTCTCTCGATTCGTGAGAGTTGGGTGCTCAGTGACAAGATTCACCCAGTTAAGCTTCTCCTGCTTGGTCAGCCTAGGCGTTGCAATCTCCACTGAGCGATCCTCAGGAGACTCTAATGGCTCTGCGAACCCATCACCACCCGAGGACTGATAGTGAACCACAAAAGCCATGGCCTGCTGGATGTTCTTGACTGCATCAAGATGCTGAAGTGCATTGAACGCTATCATCTGACGATCAGGATCATCTTCAGCCACAACGTAGCGTGACAACTTATCCTCTTGCCGATTCAACCAATTCTGAACTACTTCCTGATCTTGGGATACGTGCTCCTCGGCTGTCTGGTAATGAACCCCAGCCCCAATGATCGCTTCATGACCGGGAGCAGCCTGGGTCAGACTAATCTCATCCAGAATGTTTCCAGCATTGTCTGAAGTTCTAGAGATCAGCTTTCTATGGGCAGTTATCTGATCCAGAATCCTCTTGGTCTCTTTGAATTGCTCCCACCACACACAGTGACCCAAGTAGGTATTGAATCTCCATCCCTTCTCAGGATCATAAGAATTGACTGCTCTCTCAACAGCCCGATGAGTAGGAGAATCCGAATCAACCTGAACCTTCATCTTGCGTCCAGGTCCCCCATAGTATCCAAGTAGCTGAGCCACTGCTCTTCGATCTGGATGACCATCTTTGTCAGTGATGTAGTAGATCTTCAACTGACGAATAGCCTGATTCACAATCAACCCAAAGTGCTCCTGAATAATGCGAGAATAGAATTGATCTTTACTCCTAAGATTCGTCGCAACTCGTTTCCACCACTTTCCACCCCTTCCCTTCTTAGGTTGAAAAACCTGCTTCCAAGTGATGGTCCCCTGCTCCAGCATCGTGGTGGCTGGCCGCTTTGCATCCTTTGAAAAAACTTTGGCAGGTTTCACACGCTGCCCAGATACTCTTTGTTTTCGATGTTCCCCTCTGACCCACTCATTCATGCTGCCCTGACGAAATGGGCCTGGAACCCAGGCTGTCTCTTCTTTCGGATAGGGATTGTAGGGACTGTCAGGGTAGTAGCGAACTGACAAACGATCGCTGGGATTCAGAATCTTACCCTCACGATGATACTCACCACTCTGACCACGAAGCCGCACATCAAACCAAGGATCACCATGAGCATCATAAACTGTCTGTGTGGTCATACGCCGACGAAACCAATTCTCGAATCGGCGCAAACTGCCCATCCTCTGAGCCCCCCGAGCTGATTGGGTTCCAGGAGGGGCAACATGGATAGGATTGTCGAGCCCAGGCTTGACGTGGACCGTGAACAGAACCTCCCCACTGGGGTTTTTGAATGTGGCCTTCTGCTCCTCCCCATGCTTCAGCTCTGCCCTGGCCGACTGGTGGAACGCCTCTTCTGGTGAGGCTTCAGATTTCACTGATGGGTGAACCTCAATCGTGTGGCTGGAAGTAGCCACATAGGGAATTCCATGCTGGGGGTGAGGCTTATCAGAATACTTGTAGTTCCACTTGTTCTGACCAGAGTTCCACCATCTGTGGATATACTTTCCCCCAACACGCTCACCTTTGCGTGCCTTGACAAGATCGATCCACAGAGGAAGCATCATCTTCGGTCTACTCCTCTTCCTCGTCTTCCCCTTCGACAGGAGCAACTCCCTCTTCATGGCTCTCGAGAACATCCTCGAGTGACCCCTTCAGGTCTGCTCGCACGTAATCGTCCGTCATCCAGTCCTCAAACTCGTAGTCATCCCCCCAGATGAGTTTAGCCACCTGAAGCATGTGAGGCCGGTCCATCTTATCGGCGTTCTGGAGGAGCTGCTGGGCCTGGGCAGGGTCATCCACTGAGAGAAGGTCTCCCTGCTCCTCAGAACCCTCCTGGGATGGCTCCTGACCCTCCTGGGTCTGCTCTTCTTCCTGAGCCCCCTGAGTTGTCTCCTGGCCCCCTTGGGGCTCCCCCTGAGCTTCCTGAGGCTCCTCTTGGCCCCCCTGAGCGGCTATCCCCATTAACGGTTGAGTAGGCTGGGGATTTGGAGATTCAGTTCCCATGGCAGGCTCCTTGGTGGGTTCTCCCGTGGTTCTAGAATCACCAGGAAGCTCCTCTTCTGGTGAAGCTTCCGGCTCCTCGTCTCCACCATCTACCTGACCCTCCATTTCAGGATCATGAATCACATTGCCATCGTAATCGAAAACAACTTTGTCCTCTGGATGACTGTCACCAAGGTCCATCGCTTCGGTACTTTGATCCCAATCAATCATCCCTTCATGATTCATGGTTCTAGTACCATCAGTAGAATAGTGAATATCACCAGATTTATCCTGATCAACAAGATCAGTTAAATCGTAAGCCGATTCTTTCATTGGACGTTTCATTCAATTCACCTATTCAATCCAACGTATTTGCTGATATGTTGGTATCCAGGGTTATCGGGATGCAACTCCAAAGAACCTCCAGTGTACCCCCATGGTCCACTCTGCCCAGAAACATCTCCTCTTAACAAATACTTCTTCCCAACATGCCTCCCGCCGATATGAAGAGAAGCTATCTCCCATGGCTTGTCAGCATGCCTATCAGTAATCTCTTGAGCAGACTTGGGATCCTCTCCATGCTCCACTAAGAACTTTGGTAACGTCCTTTTGACATGCCTTGTCCCATCTTCACCCCAATGGAATCCCATCTTGGCCCACGTGTATCTTCCAACATCGGCTGGCCCAACGTGAACAGTCTTAACTCCCATCTGTCTATAGTGCTCCAATGATGATTTCATAAGAGCCTTAGAAATACCATATCCCTGATGTTCTTTATCTAAGCTCAGACCATCATGATTTACACGAAGATCACCATTGACATCTCTTCCAAAAGTTCTACTAAATTGACCAATCAAACCTCCACTATGGTGAACGATATCCCCCGATACAGTTACCCTATGTGGCCAAGAATGTGTACTTTGAATACTCCGTCTTTGATGTTCTTTTGAACTAATATCTGATTCAAATTCCAAAGCAGAATCGTTAACCTTAGACGTATAGTCTGGATGATCCATCTTAAAAGAATCATGTAAATAATGATCAGCATCATTTACTTTATCTTTGAATACATTATGCAAAGTGTAATGACCAAGAGTTGACTTGTGTGCTGGAGTATTCTCTCTAGCTTCTGCCCAACCATTTGGAGTAACATGCGAAACAACACCTTCCATATTTTTGAATCTAGTATTTACTACTGGATAAGAATAAGAACCAACATGATTCCTAATTGCTTTGGCCTGCAAGTTCCTTAATGAATTTCTTTTTGGGTGCTTAGTCTCATGAGCAACATTAACAGCATCACCAAGAGTTTCCATTACCTTATGGTAAGATTCTTCATTCATCCTTCCAGGCGTCCTCAACAATCTACTAAAATGATCATGAGCATGATCAATCAATGCTGTTACATGTTTAGGATGAAGAAGTTTATTCTTTGATACTGTTTCTGCCACATGCTCCGATGTAAGAGGTGATGGTTTCGCCTGTAGAGCTAATCGATGCTCCCTGGAGGATGGAAGACCCCCGGCACGGTGAACATGTATTGCTTGATGACGAAGCACATCTCCATGGGTCATTCCTTGAGGAACGGGGAATGGAGATACCCGACGGGCCGCCTTCATTAGATCATCGAACAAATTAAGCATAGATCACCCTACTTCAAACCCAGATACTTCCTCAATTGACGGTAACTAGGACTGGTTTTCCGAGACATGTCCACCATGCCCCCATTCATCCAAACTTGGTTACCACCATCACTAAGAAGGAATGCCTTCCCAACCTCCTCTGGCTTGCATCTGTACTCGCTCTTCTCGAAAGATCTAAACAATGCCTGACCATCTTCAGTCAATTGAGGATTAGAAAGCGTCTTGACAGCAAATCTGGATGGCATATCAGCAAATTTAGCCGCCAATTTTGCAGCAGCCTTCTTCTCCATCCCATAATGACTGATCAAAAATTTGGTCATATGGCGACCCACAGTGGCAGCAGCCTCCTCATTCCACTGGAATCCCATTCGAGCCCAAGTGTACTTACCCACCCAGTGCGGACTTGTTGTGATCTGATTAACCCCCCATTTCTGGTATTCAATAACACTATGCTTGAGAAAATCCGTACTCAATCCAGAGTTCTGATGCCCACCAACCTTACTATGATCAGCATCTAGCACAAATATCTTGTCATGGTGAACCATAATGAAACGATCTTGCTTCTTCTTACCACCAACAGAACAGTGAATCACTCGAACGAATGTAGCTGCCCGCTCACTACCCTCACCATAACTATAATCAATAGACCCCATCACATTGATCTCGTACTGGCCCTGTTCCTTTTCGACAATGTTGATGTGATGAATATTTGCCCCATATCCACCATCAGGAGTTGGAAGTTTTAGATTATCATCATCGACAGTATACGCCCTCTCAAAGTCACTAATCCTCATTTGCCTACCAAATGCTTGCTCCAACATCTTCTCTGGAAGATCTGACTCTTTACTATCTGTAGAACCCCAACCGACTTCCCTTGAAAAATCACAAGTCACATCGATCTGCTTCTCAGCAGCTTCCATGGCCAGGTGACCCTCTGGCTTTTGATCCTCTGAACCATGATACTGACTAATCTTGGACTTCCACTCCGAAATGGCTTTCTTTCTCCATGCGTTTGACTCTGCGTCTTTACCCAAATAACCGTGAATATGCCGAAGTGTCTTCATGTACTTCGATCTTGTATCAGGGTTATCTAGATCTGTACCTTCACTTTCGTACCTGGACATCACATGCCCAACAAGAGCCTTCTTCTGCATCTGGTTAAGGCTATGTGTTCGTTCCCCAGGATCTTTTCCAGCTTCCTGATGGAGAACATCTTCGTGACTCAGGGATTGATCTTCATGTTTATGGTGGAATGATGGGTAATGAGCATCAGCACCATCTCCACCATGCCGAAGGCATTCGATTCCCCCTCCGTAGGGACAGGGAGCCATTCTCTTTCCAAGTCCCCTCCCCACATGCTCAATATCCTCTGCTCCTTTAGCAGACACCATCTCAGAAGGATGAGAAGCTATAAATTGGTTCATTTCATGCTGAGATTGATTCTCAATAGCTTTATTAACTTCACCATGAGGAATCTCTTCAACATGAAACATAGTACGACCACGAGGATAAGATATATTATGGATTCTATAATGACCAGAAACAAGTACCTCCCGTTCTGGCCACAAACTGTGATTACCCAAACTAAATCCTCTGGACGGTAACCTCATCTTCATAAGCCCTGGATAGTCTTTGAATGGCTCCACAAGTTTACCGGAACTAAATGAAGATGGAGAAAGATGAAAAACATCACCAACCTTTGCCGCATGGGGAACATACATACTACCACGATAAAGATGCGTTGGAATACTACCACCAGTTTGATGTTTGATAGCTTCATGATTCAAAGGCATCCTGGATAAAACTCCAGCAACTACACCAGACCGATGCCACCCAGCATGACCTGCACGTTGTGTCAGATGATTCAAAGCTTTTACATCATTGGACACAATAGCCTGCCCTGCCCCTCGTTTATGTGGAAACTTACCACCACCTCCCATCCAATCTTCCATAGCTCGAAGAACAGGAGAAGGAGTAAAACTTAAACCCTCCCCACTGTTAACTTCTTTGACATATCTATGAATATGATCTTTCCAATGAGGACCAACAATCTTAGAGACATGTTTATTTATATGCTCAGGAACATGATCTAAGCTATCAACATTCAAAGAAACAGGTGTTTTGATCTTATCCTTATATCCAGGAATATATGGGTGGTGTTCAGCAGACTCCCCGCCAAGCGTCGCCTTTGCCTTCTCTAGAAGATCATCGAAAGCCTTTGCCACAGACTGCATAGCGTACATATCAGTAGGTTCGATGAGCCTGGGTCTGGGACTCATCCCAAGCTCATCCCTTCGTTCCTGTAGAAGCTTCTGACGCCAATAGGGAGGTCCAGAAGGAGCCATCAATGGGGGAAGACCCAGAACCTCTGACCAGGGCTTCTTCTGATTGGGACCCTGACGAGGGGGACCCACTTCAATCCAGGGCTGTTTGACCCCACGAAAGTGAAAGTCCACATTGTCATGAACTGGATTACCATTCCGATCCTTGGAAGGATAATCCGTTGTGTTGGGTGGCCATGGAGAAGCCTCAACCGCACCCATGGCTGTGGTAATCGCTTTCCCAATACTGACAGATTTCCCTTCTGACTTATCCTGATCTGCCTGCTGAGCCTCCTCCACATCGGCAGGATCTGGCTCTTCCCCACCCTGATCTTCTCCAGCATCCCCAGATTCACCTAGCTCAGTTTGCTTTTCTTCCTTCTTCAGACGCATCTCCTCGGGGTCCCCACCACGGAACTCACCGGGCTCTTCAGCCTTACGAAGGGTGTGAGTTGGTAAGTAAGGATGATAGTACCTAATAGTCTTGCTGATGAAGTGATTCATTCGTTCAGCTCCGGGTAAGCTTCCTTGGGATCGATCAGAGTGAACGTACCATCATCCTTGAACCCCCAACCTGGGGGAACATAGATCACACGCCCATAGCAGTGGGGATGCAGAGGAGGGACAACCGGCTTAGCATTCTGACGCCATGGCCGTTGATAGTTGGATCCCTCGTTCTCGAGAAGGTCTCTCAACTTCATGATCTTGGGATGACCAGTCTTGGGATCGTTGTAGATCCTCTTGCAGTCCTCACAGGCATCATCGTCATGATCAACAAAGACGTTGCTATCAATGCCCTCAGAATCCTCGTACAGATCTACCTTCTGAATGATCGTGTTGACCACACCCCGTTGCCACGCTGTGTGAAGCTCCGTGGCAGCCACACGAGTCCAATTTCGAGTTGGTTCCTTCAGCTCCTCCACCAACTCTCTGGCCACCTTCTGGAAGGATTGGCTGAGTTCAACCCCAACCTTAACAATGTCCTTGATCGTCCCTCGCACATGAGCTTCAGTCACAGTGCTGTTCGTCGCCTGAGCCAAACGATCGTAGAGACGACTCTTGATGTCGTCAGCCAATCCACGAAACTTCGTAAAGGCACTCATCTCAGCCGCTTCGATCTGGAACTTGTCAACAGAGGTAAAGCGACCCTTGGCTGCCTCTTGGAGCTGAACCCAGGTCAACTTCCTGAAATCGTTTTCCTTGAGCAGAGATTCCAGCCGACCCAAAACGTAGGCATTCTTGATCGTGGACACCTGCACATCCATAGGCAGGAGTCCACTAGCCTTCAGCTTGTCTAGATCTTCTTTCTTGACGTACTGGGAACCGAAAGCTCGCCAGACGAACCAGGTGGTGTGCTGGTCAATGATCTCAGCAAGCTTCTCAACTTGCTGCCTCGTCAGAATCGGCATGTTCTAGAACCAACATCCTAATCGTCGAGGTTGAATTGCCCTGTACCCTTCGGACGGTGAGGTTGCAACTTTGCCAACCTTTCCTTGATCTTCTCGATTGGCTCACCACTGATGAACCCATGACCCTCTGGATGAGGAGGCTTCCCATAGGCTTCGGGACTGTACTCGGTGGGGGGCATCCAACTTCTCTTCTTGCCCTCCATTTCCTTGGACTTCGTCACCAACCCACCCATAGCCTTCTTGGCTTCCATCTTGGCCAGCTTCTTGTAGTAATCAGGGTCCTCGGTCAGATGATCTTTGGCAATCTCCCGAGCCAGCTTGGCGTTGCCTGAATGCTCCAGCTCAACCTTCATCCCCACCTTGAGAGCTTCAGGATCGAAAGCTGTATCAGCCTTCCCAGAAGCCAGACCCCCAGGGATCATCTCCTGTTGAGATGGATCCGCTTTCCTCATCACCCACAGAGAGGGCTGAGGTTTCGGGGGAGCCGACGCCCCAGGCATCACTCCATTGACCTGACCACGCACTGTCTGGGGAATCACAATCCCTTTGAGCACTCGATGGGGATCTTCCCTGGTCATCCGAAACAAGGGCTCACTGTGTGAACCGTCACTAGCAGGACGAAGCCGTCGGGGGCTAATCATGTCGGGTCTCATGTTCCACTCCTGTTCAATAACTCAAAATGCTCCTTCTCAGGTTCAATGCCTTTAACAGCAAAGCATTGATGAGACTCTTCTTGAAACTGTGAATCTTCTTCATGTACCCAATGGTTTCCTGAACCTCCGGACGAGATACCTTCTCAGGTCTCTCAAATCCAATATCAGAAGCGGGTAGGGGTTCAGGCTTAGGAGCAGTAGCCGCCTGTAGCTGAGCTTCTGTCCAAGCTGGCTTCTGTTCGTGTTCATGTCCTGAAAACTCAATCCCACCAGAAATCTTGTGCCACCGGGACCGGGACATAACAGGAACTTTTGATCCTGCATATTTATCTGAATGCTCCCCATAGTGATCAACCCAATCAGCATGATGCTGGGGTGTTGGTACAACACCTTGGGAAGCAAAATGATCTAGAGTCGCCTGGGAACGCTGTGCCTTCAAAGCATGTTGCATACGTCCCGTTCGTTGGTACTCATGAGTTGACATCCTCATGAGAGCTTCAGCTTGGGCAGCCTGATGGTGAGGCGTTGACACCTTCTCCAGATGGGATGCTGATGGCTTCTGAACTTCCTGAGAGGGAACACCCACAGTCGGAGCACGAGGCTGCTTAACCTTTGGGGGTGTGGCTACCTTCTGAGGTTTGGAAACACGCAGGTTAAGAGTTCCCTCCTCTTCTCCCTTCCTGATGAACAAACTCTCAGGATAGATACTTTTGTGAATAGCTACGAAAAGAAACATCATCGACTCCGAGTCACAATAGCCAGGGCCAACATGGCCCCGCCATCTCTCATCAAACGAACCGCCGCCTCACGCTCCATCTGATATTCCCTCTGGAGAATCTGAAGTACCCGCTCACCATCAGAGGTGAGCTTGGACTTCATGATGGGACGCAATGGCAACTTCCTGATCATGATTCTAGAACCTTCCCAATCTCCTTTGCCAAGCTATCCACCATGGTCAAGTAGGAACTATCGATGAACTCCATCATGTGCTTGGATGCTGGATTCCGATCTTCAATACCTGACAGGGGCTTCGCCTCCTGTTCCTGGCGAAGCCCCCGTGCGGCAGACTCTAGAGCCTTGACGACTTCCTCAAGAGGAACATCGTCAGGGATCTGAAGCCTAACTTTTTGTGACATGACGGAAGGGCACACTACCGCCTCCCGCTCCAGCGTTGTAATTCAGCTCCTCATTGAAGTGCCGCATGACCTTGACTGACAGAAGAAGCTTCTCCTCATCAGTCAGGTGAGCGAAGGATGCAGCAATCTGAGCATCGATCAACTGGAAATGACCAGGCAGGATGAGGGTCAGCAGTGCCTTCTCGAAGTTGGTCAGATTGCCACCCAACTCAGCTTTGTGGATCACTTCAATGATGAAGCTCGCCACATAGCCCACATCCAGCAGACCATTTGGGTAGCGACGAAGAGGAGTGTTCCCATCCTCTCGACCCAAAGATGGATTCTGGGCAGGATGGCGATAGGTCATCGGATGGACCTCCCCAGGACGATAACTGGTGGACTTGGCCACCACCTCACTTGTCTCCTCAGGACGAAGATTGAGGGGAACTGCACCAGCGTATGGATTGTTTGCCATGTTGATCAGACTCCTTCTCTATCTACTCCCAAGCACCACGTTCTCTTCTGAAATTGGGAGTACCAGAAGAGTTTGCAATTCGGTTTCTCAGTCTCCTCACTGCTGATGGTGTGTGGTACAGATGATCAGCCATGGAGGATAGCCTACCCAGCAACCTCTGACCCCCAGAGCCATCAGACCCTGGGAGTGGCAGGCGGCCCGGATACCTCTCACCATGACTTGCTAGCCTGCGGGTCCCCCGAAGTCTCAGGCCCACGTACTTACCATAGTAGTGCCTACCAACCTTATCAAAATGCTCAGATTTTGGATCAGCACCCTGCTTGATCAACTGACGAGCTGCTTCCCAGTGCTTATGAAAAGATAATTCATGACCCTGAAAGTGACGAGCTTGATCTACGTGATGAAACACATGGGTGAGGTGGTGAGCCGCCTCCATATGAATGTCTCTCTCAGGCTCCTTGGGCTTCTCAACCTTAGGCTCCCTGGGCTTCTCAATTTCTGGAGAAGGAGCACTAAAGTCTTCCTTGGCCCACTGCCTATGCTGAGCAGCTTCCTCAGGGGATTTGGCACTCTGATAGATGCTCTTGTTCAGAAAGAGACATAGCCCCTTCTTGATCTTCCTCTTCCTCCCCTTTGGGGATTCCTTCTCCTCTATCCGCTCCCTCATTCGAGCGGTACGAAGAAGTTCAGCTATTTTGGCCTGAACAGGGTTAACTGTCTCTCTGTACACCCCCCGCTCCTCACCCCCTGGAGCTTCATGTCTCCGTCGCTCCATGTGCTCTTCAATCTCATGACCATAGAACACTGGAATCACATGACGGCTACCACTCTCAGCTTCGACCTCCTTGATCGTATCCTCACGACGTTTTCCATGAGCCCGAACCTGCTCTTGCTGAAACTTGCTCAGCTCTTCATTCGTGAGGTTGGCTGCCTCGCGGCCAGCCTCAGATCGATCCTTTCCCTCACGGATCAGCTTGTCACAATACTGATGACGAAGCTTCATCAAAGCAGCCTGCTCCTGACCTTCGATCCAGACTTCCCCCGCCATCTTCTTTCCCCAACTATCTTCCTTCTTCCGCTTCTCGTCCTCCGCTCGCTGACGAGTCCGTTGGATTGCCTCATGCTCATCCACAAGTTGCTTCTCAGCTTGTGTACGCTTCCCAGGGAACTTCTTCAGGGCAATCTGAATTGATCTTTCCTTTTGCTTCTGCTCCTTCTCCTTCTGATGAGCAACCCGCCTTGTCTCTGCTGTATGCTTGATCTTAGTCCGACCCGTCACTTCCCGAGAGATCACCTCATGCTTCCCAAAGCAATCAGGACAAAGCTTCTGACCAACCATCTCGGGTTGGACAACTCCTGGTTCTAGAAGCGTGGAATGCTTTTGTTCTCCCTCGATCTTGGTCTGATGAACAGCGATCAGATCATCCCTTCTCTGCCAGGGTTCTTCTCCCCTAAAGTGCTGCCTGAGATCCTCTGATAGCTGGGTGGCTTCAGCCTTCGAAGCGGCACGATAACGCTCCTTGACCCCCTCTTCCTCTGTCACCACGTGCCATGACTTAGGCACCCCCTTCTCATCAACCTCTGATTCGATCTTATCAACCTGATTCCGCTTCGTATCCTTTGCAAAAGTTGGAAGAATCACTGCTCGACAAGATCGACAAACGTAGGCAGGCCATCTCTTCATGGCCTCCTGAACAGATGCACGACTCGAAGTAGTGATCTTAGCCTTTGGTCTAAATCTTTGCTCAGCCGGAACCACCCGCTGGCGCATGGGCAACTTCGTGACCTCAACCTCTGCCTCAACACTCACTGGGCTCTGTGTCTTCTGAGAAGAGTGAGGAGCCATGGAGACGAAATGATGAAGCGTTGGGAGAGGTCGAGTTGAGGGGGCAGGAACTGAGGGCTCCCCAGTGTAGATCTTGGAGCCCTCAGTGCTGACGTAGTAACGTCCCCCACGAGAACCTGTCTGAGTGGCCTTCTTCTTGGCCTTGCTCAGCAGATCATATAGTTGTCCAGACGTGAGAAACATGATGGCTAGCCGATTGATCCGTCTGACTTCTGATCCAACGCCTTCATGGTACCCTGCCCACAGGCTGAACAACGAAGATCACCGTCCCGACCCTTGTGCATGGCAGAACCACAAGACTTGCAAGTCAAAGCCTTACTCATGATGCATGTGGGACACTCACCGTGACTCTTGGCAAATGTTCTCCCACAGTTCTCACAAGACATCAGATCTGACTTGTAGAACTCGGTGTGCGTAGATGGTCTCCCACTCCCATCTGCCAGAGAATCGGGGATGAGAGCAATCTGAGGACGCAGCAGTGCATTGGTCCGTGTCAGAACGCTGGTTGCTGATCTCCAGGTGTCCATGCTTGCGGCCATCCCACGAGGCAGTCTTGGGACAGATGAAGCCTTCATGGCCTTGCTCACCTCGCGACCCTCCCAATGCCTCTCACCAACACCGGTCTGTGCTGGCCCAGCATTTGGGTGGTGAGTCTCACCAGCACCAGTCTTCGCCGGTCCCCTGTTGGGGGGATGTGGTGTTCCAGCTCCCGTCTGAGCCCGACCAGAACCAGCCTGATTCTCTTCCTCATCCCACTCGATCACACCACGATAGGCTGGCCCAGCATTGGGACAATGCCACTCACCACCACCTGTCTTGGCGGGACCCTTCCCACCATGTCCCTTGCTCATCTCCATCAGTTCACGCATCGCTTTCTTCACGCTCTTGCTCCCAGGTTCCTTCAGTGAGGTCAACGAAAGGGTTGATCCAGGCTCCATCGATGGTTCCTTGACTTTGGGCATTGCTGGAACTTCTGGTTTCGCCGACGTGATCATGTGGGGGCCGCCCTCTCCTTGACCCGTTTTGAACCCACCAGAGGTTCCAACCTTGATCTCATGAGGCATGGGAGGAGGCTTTGATCCTCCCAGGGAGGGAGCCTTAAAACCCGGCTGCTCATGGGGCAGAGTACCAAGGGGCTTGTCTTTCTCCCCACCACTAAAAGTATCGACACCACCCTCGGTTTTCCACTCCCCTTTGTATCCTTTCTTCTGCTCCCCCACACCCTTTCCAAGACCAGTTCCAACAGAAGGACGACCCCCAGAAGCTCCACCAATCCCAGCACCGACTGACGGACCAGGACCCATCTTGGAGATGTCGGGCTTGTCCTTGGGAACGAACTCCTCTTCTTCTTGCTTCCCCATAGCCTTCTCTGCTCGAGATGCTTCTGTGTACTTCCCAAGATGTGGTGGAGCTGTACCAAGATCGATCTTCTTATCCCCACTTTCTTTTTTCGATTTAATAGGATCAAGCCACAACTCTGATCCACCTACCTTTTTGGGACCCTCGCCAAGAGGATACGCCTTCTGGGTCTTCATCTCTTCAGAAGTGAGATGACCCTGAGCCATCTTCTTCATCCCATCGGTTCCGTACATGGCCACACCCTTCTCATAGCCAGACATGCCACCGGGATTTCCTTTCTTCAAGAGGGTGGTTGCCACCGCAGTCGGGTTGTCCACACCTCCCCGTGTAGCAATCTTCTGAGTCAGATTCTTGAAGTCAACGTAAGCCTTCACTGTGTTGCCATCCCCTATCGCCTTCCCAATCCCCCGCAGCGATTCGATGACATCTGCTTCGCTTGCAAGCGTCATGGACTTCATCAGATCAACAGGACTCAGATCCAGCTCAACACCAAACATCTCCCCAAGCCGAGCTTCAGCAGACTCTTGAATGAATGCGTTTCCCATGGCTTTCCTCGTCTGATCTTGACTCATCCCAGCTTGATTAAGCCCAATGGCAATAGCCTGAGCCCTCCCGCCTGGATGACGACCAAGATGATGTTGGTGGTGAGCAATCATCTCTGAAGCCATCTCCTCACGACCCTTTGGGCTGTCAGGAGGTGACTTGATCTTTCCGCCCTTTGTCTTATACTCAGCAATTCGCTTTGTCGATCCTTTAGGGTCCTTTGTTCCATAATGGGTCCCGTAATGCTTCTCTTTCCCAGCCTTCTCGATCTTTGCTTTTGGGGAGCGCGTTGTCTTCCCAAGATGAACTTTGACAGTACGCTGTGAAGGTTCAGCAAGACGTGCTTTTCGCTCAGACCTCACCCGAAGAGCATGTTCCGAAGGCTTCTTCATCCTGGCCCTTTGAGCCAACTCCTCCATTGCCTTTTCTGTGTCTGACTGATGCTTGGCCTCGGCCCACGTCTCCTTTGAGAGTCGTGGTTCTGGAATTGTCTTTTTGGGGAGACGTTCCTTGCTGATCAGAAGAGGAAGATCACGAGGTTTCTTCAGCTCAGCTTCCTGCTGGTCTTTGGAACCAAACTCAAACATCGTAGACTTCTTATCTATGGATTTCTTCAACACAGTTAGCCTCGCTTCATGTCTTTCCAATGATCAAGGGTAATAACAATCTCCCTACTACCCTTCATTGACTTGCCAAAATTGGCAGCGTACTGAGGAGGAGGATTCACAGCAGCAGCTTCCTCTGGTGTGGGCTCTCCCGTTGGTTCTGGAACCGCCCCAACACCAGCAGCAGCCTCAGGACCACCAGGATTCACCCCAGGAACTCCTTGAGGTGAGGCTCCCACAGGGCCTTGAGGTGGGGCTCCCACAGGGCCTTGAGGTGGGGCTCCCTCTTGACCCGAGGGTGGTTGGCCAGGTTGTTGAGCCGCTGCCTGTTGCTGCTGGGCTGCCATCTGCTGTTCCTGCTGCTCCTTCTGTTCTGCCTGCTGATTCTCCTGCATCTTCAACTGAAGAACCTGGAGGTAAGCTTGATTCATCGGAACATCCCCGTAGGGAAGATCAGGAAGATCCAGCGACCGTCGTCCCTCATTGAGAGTCATGTAGCTTGCGGTCTGCTCCTTGAGCATCTCATGCTTCTCTTGCTCTGAAAGCTCATCCAGACCCACAAACTCAAAAACAAAGTGGTCATCGATCTTGTCGATGATATGAGTATTGATCAGTTTGGCAATGAAGCGAAGAAGAGGCTTGAGCCCTCGATCCCGAGAAGCCTTGAGCTTCCATTCCTGACTTGATTCGAAAAGGGGTGTCTGTTGAACACCACCATGAAGGTCAAAGTTGATCTCAGCGGGATCAATGAGAAACACACCACAAACGATCTTGATCAAGTATTCAATCCAACGTCCAAACTCCATCTCTTTGTTGGACATCTGGAGGTTGATCCACTCAATCCCCTCTGACTGAGTGATAGGAGTCTTCCAACTGTTCTCTGTTCCAGCTACTTGAGCAATCCATTGACGCTTGAATGCTTCGAGCTGGTCTGGAGTCCAGTTATCTCCCTTAAAGTTGAGAACTCCCTTAGGATGGGATCCCTGGGTGAAATATCTTTTGTTGTACTCCTCGGCATAAAGAAGAGAAGTGATGATGGTAATGAGCTGCTCAATCTCTCCGAAACCATATCCCTGAATGTAGATATCTGTTCGAGGATTCCGAACGCCAAAAGCCAACTCATCTCGAGTGTAAACATTCTCGATCTGACCATTGACAACCTGCACATACTGAATGGACTCGGGATCAGTTTGTCGCGGATTGTTTAAGCCATAGGATCCCGTGTAGAGTCCTTGGAAACGATAAGGTGTAAAACCTCCCACCACATTTCGAGCATGGTAACTGTACTCACTCCCGCTTCCAGGAAATCGGTCAGCCGATGCCAGACGAAGTGTAGAACCATCCACTGCCAGAAACTCAAAGGGAATGGTATTGTTCCTGGGAACAATCTCAATTCCGATCTGGTCATAGGTCATCGTATCCCTGACGATCTTCTTCAAAAACGCCTCGAAGTCGTCTCGATCAAACCTACTGTACGGATTTCGCCGCCCAGGCTCACCACAACTTGAGACAAACGCTTCAAGCATCTGAATGAAACGTCGCTCACTCTGAGTGGTCATGTGCTCTGGACTCTTGTGCTTAACCATGAAGCCAAGAGACTTGGTAGTTCTATAAGGCATTGCAAAGGCAGCAATTTGAGCGATACGTGTGTTAACAATCGCAGCCACAATGCTGAGCTGGTTGACGATTCTTTTCAACGTATCATAGGTCAAGGAATATCGACGATCCTTGTACCCCATCGCATACTGAAGAGATAAAGGATCAAAGAAGACAGACTTAGGACCCTTTACAGGCTTCTCCATAGACATGGTGCGCCACGCCTTCTGGAGAGCTTCTGGATCTTGCTTGGTAACCACAGGAACATGAGAGGTCATCGCCTTGAGCTGCTGGGCATCAGAATAGATGTCCTCAAGACGAGTGCTGTCTGCGATGGACTTCTGAATTGCAGAATAGTCAACACCGGGCATCATGTCTGATTCCTCAACCCAGACAGAGACTTGAACACTCTGTCCGTCATGAACTGTCGAAACTCAACTCTCATGCGAGGAGTGATCCTGAGATTACCTCGTATGATAGCGTCATCATCAACACCCTGTGATTTCAAAAACTCCAACTCACGAGGAGAGAGATCTGGGCCAATATGGAGATCAGGGAGAGACTTCAATACATCCCGTGCTCTTTGCTGAGTTCTACAGTAGGAGGCAAGTGCTTTACTCACCTCTGAAGTCTTCTTCTTTTCTGATTCCAGAATTGGCTTTGGAGCCGCCCAAGTTTCCTCAATCTCTTCCTCATCATCATCCTGAGGTTCGTCGGGAACCCCAGGAACCGTACCATGCCAATCCTTACCTCTCTCCGGAAGATCAGGAGTTGGCCCACCACTCACACCTGTGGGTTGACGATACAGACCATGCTCTTGCTCCCGCTTGGCCTGTACTGGATCTTCGAGGGTCCACCTTCCAGTTGATTCTTGAGCTGCCCCAGCCTTGTTGATCCCACTATGTGCAGACTCACTAGCAACATTTGCTTCTATGCTAGTCTTTTCTGCTCTGGCATCCCCTCTCATATGCCTACCCCTAGCTTGAAGGTGTAGGCCCATTGCCTTAGCGTGAAGATTCGCACCCTCCGCAGTGGGACTCGTGACCATGAGATTCTGATGCTCCACCATCTTCTTCTCATGATGTAAGATCAAGCGCCGGGTCCTCCGTCGGGGTCGGGGTCCTCGAGCTGCCTTGCTCACCAGATCACTATCGCCCACCAACACAGATGCCACACCATCTTCCTCATCTGGCTGGATATCCTCATTCTGAGGATCAGGAATGAACTCATCCTTGGCTTTTCCAAAAAGAGTGACGGTGCGAGGTTTTGAAGTCTTAGGCATGAGAGTCGGAAGCTGAACCGTTGGCTCCTTTTCCTTCTCCTTCTTTCCACGCCCAAACAAAGCAGAATTGGAATAGAGAGAAACAAAAAGACGAGACTTTGGTTTCTTAGGTTTGATCCTAGATTTTACCAGCTCATTCCCTCCATCATCAACCCTAATGAACAATGATCTTACCATGGAACCTTGGGTCATGACACCCCCAGCCTCACCCTGCATTCTTCCAAGTTGGGCTCGACGAGTCAGCTCACCTTCCCGACCAAGCCGAGCCATCTCATAACGAGATCCGTAACGAGAGCCCTGACGATTGAGCAATCCATGAACCGTTGAAACCGCCCTCCCAGTCAACATTCCAAGCTGGGCAGCTCCCCCTCCCGGTGACGCTGCTGTAGCCCCCATAGCATGACCAAACCCATATCCTCCTATAAGATTTGGTCCTCTTCTTTTGCTTCTCCGACTGAGCTTCTTGAAGGGATCCCAACCCGAAGGAGGAAGCCCGGATGGTTCCTTCCCACCCTTCTTACCAGATGGCTCCTTACCACCCTCCCCAGTAGTAAGATCACCCTCACCCTCTGGTTTACCAAGAACTTTCGCTTCAGCAGGTTGATCTTTACCTGGCTTACCTGGCATCCAGTAACTTTGAGGAGTTGCCAGACGAGCTTCCGTCGAAACTGGGGCTTCAGCAGCTCGTTCTCTTCCTCTAGAACCAAGAAGAGCTGCTGTCCTTTTCATCGCTGCTGTCCGTTCTTCTCCTGGCTTTGAACTGACAGCCTCGAGCCCCTCACCAATCATCTCCTTACGACGCCCCTCTGTTCCAATTGAAGGCTCAACAGTTGGAGCAGGCTTAATGATCTCCGCTCCTGGTTTTGATTGAGGTCCAGGAGTTATGATCTCAGCCGATGGCTTTTCCGCACCCGGAACCACAATCTTAGGTGTGGCAGATCTGGGTGCAGCCATCATCGTCTCTTGACCCAAACGTTGACGAGATGGAGTTTTCCCTGAAGGATCAACTATTCGACCCTCAGGAGTGAAAATCTTTGATCCAGATTCTTGCTTAAATGCAGGACCAGCAGCCTGAGCCCTTTTTGCTGCTGCCTCGAGACCTCCCCAATCTGCTTGCTTTGATTGTCCACCACCGATCAGAAGCGGACCAGCCTCATGCTCACGTTTCTCAGGAGCATGAGGCTCAGGTAGAACTTTGGGAGTGATCTTCTCTGTCTGAGGAAGATTTGACTGATGGGGTTCATGCCCTGGCAGCTTGAGTTGAGGTCCAGATGCTACTGGCCTGGTTGGTGAAGACGGACGAGTAGTCAGACGAACGCCGCCAGGCTGCTTAAAAGTAAATGGTTCCTGACTTGTTCCTGGTAGCTTGGCCTGCCCAGGCAGGGGTCCCTTGGTCTCATCAGCTTTGATGAGGGACAACCTCATCAACTGACCAATGAGATCTAATCCCTTTTTGAGTTGCCCCTGATCAACCTGACGGGAGATCCGTGGGTCCACGCTGTACCCCCGTGGGTGTTAGTCTTCACTATAGCCAGCCGCACCAACTGGGCGCGGGTTCACGCCGGTCACAGTCTGTGACGCTAGCGGAGCACGTTCTTTCCTACCCACTGGAGTCCTTCTGACCTTTTCTCGTGCAGTTCTGTCAGATTCGATCTTGGCTGCCTGCTCTGCCGACTTGGATGAACGAGACTCACGCTGAGGAGCGGCCACTGGTTCTGAAACAACTGCAATGGCACTGACCTTCTGGGGATCAGAAACCTGAATCACCTTCTGATCATAGTCGGTACCTTGACAGAGCAGAACCTCTGCATCTGTCGTCCCAGCTGTAGCCAGAGCATACTCCGTTCCCTTGAGAATGGAGAATCCCTGCCCCGTCTGAATCTGATCTGTGTCCTCACCGATGGTCACGAAAACCACACCCGCCAACACCCGGAAACATCGATCCTGGGTTTCATTCTTGATCAGCCCTGTGTGATTCCGAGCACAGATGTACTCGTAGACCATCTCGAACTCATCACCCTTGAAGGTCAACACCCTCCAACCTCGAGCAGTTTCCTCTCGGTTTCGGATGTCAGCCACATTGATCCCACGAGGACCCTCTCTCTGGGCAATCTGACTGTGTTTGATGCCACTCCCAAGAATTGGGAGTCGTTGACGTGCTTTCAGACTTGCTGCTACTGGCCTACCGTTTGCTCGCGCGGGGTTATAGGACATGACACTTCCTCCTATCGTCCACCAGGGATCAGGTTGGTTCTAGAATCACAGGTAGATAAGCAACTGTCAATTCAAACTGTCTCAGACAAGTCCTCTGAATCCGGCGTGGATTCTACCTGACCTTCCCTCAAAAGTCGATACTTGCGGTCTTCCAGGCGATCCAGCTTGTCCTGGGCTACTCGCCTCCGACGACGAATCTGATGCTCTGCCCGACTGAGACCTGCCTCCGCTACCCCCTTGGCCTGTTCCATCCCCTGAATCTTCTCGTGAATCTTGGGGATCTCCATGTCCCTTCTTCCCTTGACCTCTAACTCAATTCGAACAGCCTCCTTGGTCTTCATCCGAGACTCTTCCAGAAGACCCTGAGCCTGATTGTGCAGATCAATACACTTGTCAACCATGGCATTGATTGACTCATGGGTCGTCATGATCTCGTTCTGGAGAAGTTGAATCGTCTCATTGAAGGCAGCAATTTGAGAATGCTGAGGCAACTCATTCATCCTGGTATCGCACCCAATGATCTCAGCATTCATAATAGCTATGTGATCTCCAATCCTTTCCAACCTCTCAACCAGTGCTGTGCTAGGCTCCTTGGGCTTGTCACTCCCGTTTGTCCCCTTGGCAGCTATCTTCTCTTGATCCTTCTTCGCCAACCAATCCTCCCGCCACTTCCGATAGTTCTTCCTACAGCAAACGCAGATCATATTCTGAGAGATGGTATTGTTACCCTTCATCGTAGTGGTCTGCGTTCCGATAACTCCCCTACCACAGCAATGCTTGCAGGATTTCTTCGCCCAATAAGCAGGATCATTGGACGGTTTCTCCTTCTCCATCTCCTCTTCAACATCCTTGTCCAAGTACCGCAGCCCGTCCACTTTCATGACTGTCTCCTTTACCAGGCCATGCTACTAGTGACGATTCTTTCCAGTCCTCAATTTCCGTTGCTCTCTGATCTCAACCGAGGATGGTTGAGTGAATTCCTGCTGACGACTGAAAGCTCTCTGCCGTTCCTTGTCCTCAACTCTTCCTTGCTCAGCCCCAGAACACATGCAGGCTTGAACCTGACCATTCGTGTTGAAGCAAACATGACCACAGTGTTTACATGTGAATGAGATATCAACAATAGGATCATCGAACGGAAACAACATCTCAGTTCTTACTCTGCTGAATAACCGATTGATAGTCGGAGGGACGCTTCAACTTAGACACATCAGGAGGAACTGGAGCCGGGAGGACTTTCTCCTTCCCCTCCCTCCTCTTCTTGACCACCATTGCATCGATGAGAGCGTCCAGAGCCTTTTGTTCCCTCTTCTCACCCTGAATCCTCGTTGTGCCAGCCTGAAGACCCAGCAGGTAACCTGCCACGTAGGTCTTCACCGCAGCTACTTCTGCCTCAGCTCGAGAGGACTGCTGGAGGCACTCTTCACGAGCCTTCTGAATCACAATTGAACTAGACTTGGCATACTCCTGGAGAGCTACAATCTCTTTGCTCTGGGCATGGTAGACCGCCTCAGCCTCGATGCCCGTTGGTTTGGTGGCTCCGTAAACCGCAGCAACCGCAGTCCCAACGGCACCTAAGATGATCGCAACGGCTTGTGCTACTCTGATGATCCCAGACTTCCTGCCATTTTCTTGATCAGTGCTCTTGGCCATGATCGGCAAGAATACCAGGGTTCTAGAACAGAATGCAACCTAGTTGAGGGGCTCGTTGGAGAGGGTACGGAAACAAACATTACCCCGCTGATCGAACCAACCCATTGCAATGGGTCTCCCTATCATATCAAAGATCTGACTCGGGAATCCATCAACTGAAGTTGTCACAGCGTAGGCAGTGTCGAACACCTGTCGTGCTGCCCGGAGGAGCGCCCGATTTTTCCCATCCACATTGGTCAGATCAATGAACTCAATCGATCCCATTGCTACTCCTCATCTATTTTGATCTCTGGCATCTCAGCAATTGTCGCAGAATGACAGATGATCTTGCCCATCTTCTCATAGGCAACAACACTCTGAGCCTTGAACAACTCCAGGGAGTCACCAAACTGAAGTGAGAGACGGGCAGCCCCAGCCATCAAAGCCATCACCACATCAGAATAGTCCATTCTAGGAAATTTCTGACTGATCTCCTGAAGTAACTCATCCACCATCATAAAGGGATTCTGATCTTCTACCAACCTCTGACCCGCACCGTTTCCGTTACTCATCGGGCCACTCCAATCCCAACTTCAGACATGGTTGATGTCGAATCTGCTGATGGAAATACTTACCCACCGATTCAGCAGCAAGCAAGGAGTCTACTTCATCAGCCAACCCTGGATAAGCATAGAAGTCACCAGAGTGAAACTCCACGATCAAGTCCTTACCTCTAGAACCAACAGACTTGATCATTGAAGAGTCAGTGATCTCATGCCACCGTTTCGCATCGTAGGGATTGACCATGACTCACACCTTCAAAAAAAGAATGATGGTAAGACAATGAAACTCGTTATCAGACGACTGTCTGACCTCATGATTCACCAATGTACCCTCGAATGACTGAAGGAACTCAGTGACCCTCTCACCAAGACCCTCACGATCCCTTGCTTTGGTCACTGAGAAAACCTTCACCATGTTGAACATCGCTGCCCTCCCTTTCTCTCCTCTTTCGGACATAGACTCCCATTCGGCAGTGGGTGTTTCGATGCTCGATCTGGCCATGACTTCCACAAGGAGTCCTTTTCCAGGATGTTCTATGGACGAATCCTTCTTCATCTTTGATCACCGATGTCTTCCCATGAACTGTGCAAATTGCCTTGCCATCTTTCCACTCCAGGAACTTGCAGTCTTCTCCCCCTCCCATATGGATCGTCCCATCGGGAAGAACCACTGCCAAATTCTGACAACAGTACCCACATCGAAGGCAGATCATAGAGTCTCAATGTACTTCTTCAAAGCTTCTTCCGCTAGAACTCGATCCTGAAATGGACCATAGCAATAAGCTTCAGTCTCATCCCAGAAATACCACCCGAGGCCCCTCCACCCCGCTCTCCCCCCATCCTCAAACTCATCCAGATATTCAATGTGATTTTGTTCCATTCTACCTCCCCAAAGATGTGTACGCATGAGCTTGCCACAAGTATTTATGCCACCTAAGATCAAACCTCATGAGTTGCTTTCGATTCATGATCCTCTCTATCGTGTACTCCTTGGGAGCACCAATGAATTGCCACTCCCTCTTATGGGCCTCTCGCTCTGCAATTTCCTCAGCCTGAGTCCTCGACTTAGACTTGATCTTGATCACGTCATCCTTCGTAGGATTTCTCACATGCTTCAAGTAGGCAAAGTAGACTTTCAGAGCCATTGCTTTTCCTTCTTCTCCGATCCTAGAAAAAGGACGGACTCGGCTTCAGCTCTTGACGCTTCTCCTTGAGATCATCGATCACGGCATCTTGACTATCTTTCTTTTCCTGAACCTTCTCTATTTCTTCGTCTACCTTCTTCTTCGCCGCAGCGAACTTCTTGTCCAGATCCTTCCAGGCTTTGAGGTAGAGCTTGCACGCCTCGATATATCGACGGGGATCAATTCCTACCTGCTTGCTCACCCTGGGAATCTCTCTCATGTCATTGATGATCGCATCCGATATTTCATAGTTGGGACCTTCCTCCTCCAGTTGGTATGACCTAGAGCACAGATCATCCTCCTGTTTCACGATCTTCTTCCTCTCCTTTACCAGGATCTTGATCTCTACTTCCAACCTCTTGACCTCAACCTTCTCCTCCTTAGTCAGCACCTTCTCAGGCTCCTTCTTGATCTCGAGAGCCTTATCGAAGGATTTCCAGGGATTCAACTTCTTGGACTTAGCCTTGGGCTTGGTCATGTCACTCCTCCTTGGACTCCAAAGTGATGATAGGCATGTCCCGTGCCTTCACGGTCCCCCTCCCATCAGCATGTGCAATCTTGACAGCCGCAATCACAATGTCCCCCAGCTTCTCACTCAGCCTCTCACAAAACTCCAGCGAGATACGAAAATCAACTGCCTTCCCCATTGCCTTGACCTTGGACACAACAACTAGCATCTGTGCCATTTACTTTCTCCCTTTCGATCTTGTTGGCATGGTAGTCAATGGCATGGGGGTTCTCCCCATCTACGTTATAGCCAAGATAGCGTCTACTATATCGCTCCCCATCTTAACCAGGTTGAGTTAAGTTCGTGGGAACCCATAGGAAAAGAACTCATCCAGCTTCTTCCACGGTGTTGTATACGGTGATTCTAGAACCAAGAAATCCCAAAGGTGGCCAGCTCTACGTCGAGTCATCTGTCGGAGGTAGATCACCCCCCAATCTTGACTCGAAAGTTGGTCGGTCCAGTGGACTTCGATGAGTCCAAATAACCCTTCGCCTCCAGCTCCTTCAACTGACTCTTGGTCATCTTGGCCTGACCCGCAGTGAACCAGGAATGACCAAACTCCTTCAGGAGTCTCTCAACAAATTCTCCGTCATCTTCCTTATGATCTTGCATGTCCGATCTCCTGGATTCACAGCAACACGACAAACTCTGGGCCTCTTCTCGTACACCTGGCAGGACACTTTCTTCAACAACGATCCCCGAAGGAAAACACAGGAGCAAATGCTGATTCCCTTCAAGGGACCTGAAGTCTGCTCCACCCAATGAGTCTTGATCGAAGCCGGAACGTACTTCCCATCTAACTCAGCCGCGAGCTGTTCGAAGGGAGTGGGGCGAACAACTTTCCCTCTGAGAATTCTGGAACCAAGCCTCTTCTCATCCTCCTCTAAAAGATCACAAAAGGAATCCTGATCCCAATTACACACACAACAAAGACCACAGGCACGACAATCAGGAGTCTCTCTGGGCATCCTGAAGAACCTGGAGAAGTTGGCCCAGCGGAGACAGATCCCACTCCTTCTGCCTCGCTTCAGCTTGCCTACTGGCCTCAGCCACCGACTTGACCATGGCATATCTTCCCTTGCTATGGCCCATGTCCAGCTCCCCCACCTTGTTTCTGATCTTATTCAACTCTGACACTACCTCTAAAACCATCTTATCCGGAAACTCGATCTTCAATCTCACACCTCCCTCAGCCCTGACACGCCTCGAGCCAGGAGGCGAAGGTCCGGCACGTTCGCCTCCAACCACGGAATTGCCACCTGAGCGGCTCTGGTCTCAACCACACCTTGAGCCACGAGCCCCGCACGGATGGTGAGCATCTGCTGAGCCTGTTCGATCTCAGCTTCCTTGCAGCCATAGTTCTTGAGACTCAACGGACGCTCCTGAGCGAACCGAAACGGATCGAAGCCAGACGAGCCCAGCCGCCAGAACTCCATCTCCATATCGCAGCCGTAGCACTCGGCCTCGTAACCTGCGCGGAAGGAGGATGAAGTCACGTAGCGTGAATCGAAGGTGGCCCAGCCCTCGCGGTTGCCTTGCACGACATGACCACATTCGTGGACGCACACGCGAACTTGAGCCCAGACAGTCCAAGTAGGCCACTTGTCACTCTCAATCCCTACTTCGAAGGGGATGTAGATGGTACGGCCCAGGGTGGTCACGAAGTCCTTCATGAACTGCTCTTTGTCCTGCACACCAAACGCATCCAGGACCGTGGCCACGACCTTCATCAGCTCGGCATCACCCTTCTGCGTTGCCACGGCGCCGAACTCCTTCAGCATGTGGTCCCAGAAGTCGCGTGTCAGTTCTGGAGTCAGCATGATCATTCCCCTTTCAACGTATCAACATCCCATTCGCATGGAGTTCGTGGGCCACGTAACAAGATCTTAGCTTGTTCACGTGAGATCACATCAACTCCAAATCTTCCATTACTTGTTTGATGCTCCCATTGAATATCGTAATCAGGCGATGGCGGAAATTCGCGATCTAGCACACAGACCACTTTCGATCCATTGGGAAGACGCCACGCACGATATCGCCAACGGCGCATCTTGCATCCCTCCTCCGGGAGAGCTACCTTCGAGTCAAGTCCACACTCTACTGGCCCGTCAGGCAATAGTGCTTGGCGGGCATTTTCATTTCTGCCTATTCTCCATGACCCCCTCTGGTATTCGGATTGCAAGTTCAACTCTTCTTGCAAAAGAGCTTCAAACTCTTCTTTATACTTATCGAGAATCTCCCCTCCAGCAGGACCTTTTCCGCTGAACCAAATATCATTCAGACGATCTCTGATCCATGCTAGTCTCACTTCTTGGGAACGCATGTGTGTCTGCACGTTATCGTCGAGTCAGGTTCATACACTACGGCCCGTCAGGCAATGGTGCTTGGCGGGCATTTTCATATCTAACTTCTAGACTTCAGTTCATCGATTTGCTTCTGCAACTCGCGAATCTTAACGGCTGCACTGTTCAAACAAGGAACAGCAACCTGCGAAGCCCAGAAACTGGTTCGTCCAGACTCCTCAGATCGACGAAGCTGATGCTCGATATACCTGGCCAGCATAATCGAATCTGGAGCATCATAGAGAGGATACCCATCCGCCACAACGTGCTGCCCGATGATCTTGTCCATAACGATCCTTTTGATGGGATCATCTCTCATCGCTTCACCTCCCAGCTTCAGCGTTGGACTGCAAGTCCATACAGCGGTCACGTCTTTCCGCCCATTGCTAACAGCCCACTGCTTACTATACCTAGCGTCATGCCCAGCATCTGCAACCTAGACACGGGCTCCTTGTAGAAAACACACCCAATCACTACGCAGAATGTTCCGGTAATAACACCAAAGTAGACACCACCCAAGCTGAGCAGGAACCCCTTGCGCAGGGCAACCACCCACGAACTATTGGCTGCCATGTAGCCGCCCAAGGCTGACCATCCCAACAAGGGGGTGCCGGAGAGCGCATACTGCTTGCCAAGCACATCAGCTATCAACTCGAATATACACATCGAACCAAAAAGTGCCCAGGCCACAGCACTCATCGCATCACTTCTTGGGTACACAAGTGTGACCCGTCGTGGTCTCCCCGCACACCCAGTCCTTAGGTGCATTGGGATTGGAGATCGACTTCACTTGAGTACAATCAAGAACACGCTGCCACTTGTTGTTTGATCCACACAGCTCCACGATCTGCACGTTGCAACGAGTAGCTTTGATCTGCTGACAGGGGGATCCGCAGCCAGCACACAAAACCAATACCACTAAGACCGCTCTCATGGTTGATCTCCTTGAAGAGGCACCAGGTGCAGCGTAACAGTTTCAGCCAGATAGGGGAAGACTGACTGGTAGGACTACTGGCCAGTAGGCACTCCCGCCTGTCACGCCGCACCTGCTGCCTCCTTGATTCTAGAACAAGGACTGCTAACCCTTCTTGACCGGAAACCTCCTGATACTCATCACCAATTCCCGTCCTTGGTGTCTGCTTCCCCAAAGGTGCAGGGTCCACACATGCCGGTCAGGGGCATAGTGGGGACTGCTCCGCAAACCTCGCAGGGCTTCTCCCAATCTGGCTCAATTCTAGGATCACCATCCTTCAGCTCTTCGGGCTTGAGAACCCTTGGCTCAAGACCTTTCTCTTTTCTCATAAGAAGCCGCACTGCCTCACGTCTATTATCTATCATGCTGTCCTCTTCAAATGTTCTATCAAATCAAGTGCCTGTTGGAGCAAGCCCTTCAATCTCCTGTTCTCAGCTTCCAGCCGAGAAGACTTGGTTTGTGAAGACTTCTTGAAGGGCTTGGGGAGTAGACCTGTCACATCCCAGAGGATGACTTCATAACCTGACACCATACAGATTTTCTGTCCTACCTCTTCAACAACCCCTTGATCCCGAAGTTCGGAAAGTCTCTTGTTAGCGTGCCTTCTCTTCATTCCATTTTCAATCTCACTAGCCGTAGCTGGACCATGATCGAAAAGCCAAGAATAGACTTCCAGCCGTCGCTTCGCCAACAGACCACTATTCTTGATCTGTTGGTAGGCTTGGATTGAAGTCTTACGTGGCACTGTCACAACCACACCTCCTTGATCACAGGATCATCACCAGGGGTCGCACCCATCCTCACCAAGTGAAATGAGGCAAGAGATGCCCGCGCCTGTTTGAGGGTATCCACCACAGCAAAGGGACCAACAACCGCCTCAATGGAGCCCAACCCAGACACACGCCACTTCCGCACCACAAACTTACCTCTTCTTGACGCCGCCTGGCCATCTCATCGTTGACGCTGCTCATCTCACGCACCTGTTGATTGACTTGTTACTTGTCTCTGACATGACGTATCATCTGCTTCTGACAGTTGAAGTAAATGCCCTTGCAACTTGTCAAATATCTTTTGTGTACCATCAGCATCTCACAGCACTCACCGTCGAAGTACCGACAGGACCATTCCCCAGACCCGTACATCTGGGAGCTGTTGGGAGGCTTGTCTGGATTGTGCCTGCTCTTCATCTCACGCACCTGTTGAATCCATCCCACTTTCCAGAACAGTTATCAGAACAGAGACCATCAATACCGATCCCTTCAATCCCCAGTCCCTCCCCCCTATCCTCCCGCCCATTTTGGGCTGAAAATGGCTGCCTCAGCCCCTACCCCTCACGCCCTTAAATGGGGTCCAATTCTCCTCATCCGACCCACTTGAAACAGAAAATCTTGCTCCACTCTCTTTTCCCATCAAGAGGTGAACCAGGAAGCTGGGACAACCAGATCGCTTCACCAACCTCGGCCTGGATCTGCCAGGCGTAGAACCAACCCCTCATCCCCGCAGCCGTGGACAGCAGCAGGCTGGCTCGCTCGCCCCTCACGGGCTTGATTGGCCGGTCGCTACTTCGATTCACTGGAATCATGATCGCTTCCCTCCGTCAGGCCCCCTCACACTCAGGGCAGATGCAGCCACATTCAGCCGGAATGCACTCAGCGCAGCCGTCCCTGCCACACTCAGGGCAGGTCAGCCTTGGATCGTCCGGAGCCATCGGTGCCCCACAATAGGAGCACGTGATGTGCTCAACAGCCTCAGCCGGTGCGCTCTCCTTGATCTTCTGTATTCGTGTCTTCTTCACTGGCTTCCCTCTCCTCAATGTTCTAACCCAAAGCCCCTCTACCCTATCATAGCTTCACCCCAGCATCCTCAATCTTGCCCCCAGCATCCTCAATCTTGCCCCCAGCATGCCTTGATACCACCCCAGCATGCTCAATCTTGCCCTGCTCTTGGTTCTAGCATCAGAGCTTGTGGTCTTAGGATCTCTTGACCACTACCCCTGGTGGTCCTAAAGGATGGCCTCCATGTGCTCTCCTTTATCATTCCTCCCCCGCCAATCCTAAAGGGGTCCCATCTCCATTTTACCCCTCCCCATCTTCAAGGGGGTGGCCCCCATCTTCACTAGGTTTCTCTTTGGCTAGTATAAAATCCATAAGCCCTAGGGAAGTCCTATTCCTAAGGGGTCCCACGGTCGTCTACCTGCTTGTTCAAGGGGGGCTCTCGCTGGCTGCTCTGTGGTCAAGGTAGGCTGCTCTGTGGTGAGCCCCATCTTCACTAGGTTGAGTCTAGTCCTTGTCCCTATAGGGCAGGGCCTAGGCAAGGGCTGGGGGCTCCTAGGGAGCTTGATTCTAGGGTCTAGGCCCTACCCTGTCATTCCCTCTACCATCCACCCTCTCTATCCATCTCCCCACAGGACATCAATCATCACAGGGCCTATCAATCATCCCCCCTATCCCTATCCTCTCGACCTTGACTCTAGACTCTCATCTCTCATGACCACAGGCCCAAAACAAAGCAACCAAAGCAAAGCAACCAAAGCAAAGCAAAGCAAGCCATCCCTGCCCTTGGCTACCCTACCCCTTTGTCATTCCCATCTTGATTGTATGTATGTATGTATGTATGTATGTATGTATGAGCATTGATCTTTTCTTTTGCCGAGGGAGATACCCTAGGGTGGGGTAGCCCAGGGTAGGGTAGGGTTTTTCTCTCATGTATGTATGTGTATGTATGAGTGGCTTTAGCTTTGGATTGAATGGCTGGATTACCCCATGGTTACCCCAGTCTAGGGTAGGGTAGGATACTCGGGATCACTCATGGTTCTAGAATCACGGTTACAACGATTCAACATGCTAAGATCACTTAGATAATTCAAGAGTGATGTGATTCTAGAATCAGGATATAATGAGTGAAAGGTTTATATATTCAGATAGATAGAAATGATCATGAGAGGCAAGATCATTCATTGGCTCATTGATACCCAATCATCTTGATTGTAGCGAAGCTAGGGGAAAGAGTGATCCCAAGGGCTTAGGCAATGGAATTGAAGATCGATTATCCTTGATGTATGTGTATGTATGAGCCCGAAGCATAGCGAAGCCAGAGGGCTCCAAGAAGCATCCCCAGGGCAGGGTAGGGCCTGGCGAGAGCAGGGCTTGTATGTATGTATGAGGGGCAGGGTAGGGTCCTTAGCTTGGGCTTGTATGTATGAGGGGTTGGGGAGCTGCTTTGATGATCTTCTTAGATATTAAAGATCACTTAGGCTTCTTGGGTAGGGTAGGGTCCTTAGCTTGGTCGATAACGTCGGTCATGGTTCTTGGTTCTAGAATCAAGGGGGTTCTTGTAATTGAGCTAGCTTGCAATGATCTTGGCTTCACTCTTGCTCTGTTATCTGGGATCACATCTACATGTAGGCTCAAGACTTCCATAGCAGGACAGATAACGGCATTCAAAGCTTGGTTGACCAGGGTAAGGATTTGGATCTTCTCTAATTGCGTAGCAATGTGAAGATCAGCATGTATGTAGTAGCAGGGTAGGTTAGCCGGAAGCTCCTCCTTGGTCCTGATAATCTCGACCAAAGCAATTGCTTCCCCCATTGCTTCCTTCCCTTGTATGCGGTAGCAAAGCGGGTTGCTATTGCGGTCCAATAAAGATGATCCTATCTTTATTGGAAGATCATCTAGGCTTGTGTATGTGGCTGCCCACTCGAGCCCCTTGCCCCAGGCTTTGCCATCCCAGTAGACCGGGGCAACATGGTCGCTCATCTGTTCAGGTATGGGCTCCAAAAGCGATTTGATTACAAGCATGTATGGTCCCGGCTCCTAGTGGTTAGTGAAGCTATCCTAGGCGATAGCTCTTGGTTCTAGAATCAAGAGTATGAGCATGGTCACTGGGATGAGTGACCATGCTCATTTCCAGTAAGCGACTGTGAGCCTTGCCCTGCGAAGCTCAGTGAAGCGATGGGCTCTTGTATGTATGAGGGCTTCCTCTTGGTCCCGATCTTCTTGTGTTGGGAAGCTTTGCACGAGAGTTTGCCTTGTGGCTATTGCTTTGTCCTTGCTAGTCTTGATGCCCCTGATGATCTTCCTTACTTCGTTGATGTGTGCAGGCACCTTCCCAAGAGGAGGCTTTCCCACAGGACCAATGTATGTAGGGGGCACATGCCTCGACACTACCTGTGGAGAGTTTGGATCGTGTCTGGTCACCTTCAAGCGGTTGGCATCAATGCGCCTTGGATTGGGGTATCCTTCGAATTGAACCGAGACCATTCCGTGGCGACCAAAATTGTCCTCCATAGCAATGCCTGACTGACCAGCAAAAGCTGTTCCCCCTAACACCTTTATGGTGTCTCCTTTGCTAATGCAATCTGATTTGAGTACAGGCATTGTATGTATGAACCCTACTTAGTAGCTTTGACCTTCTTTGCGAAGATCATGTATATGCAAGCATCAGAACCCTCGAATGCAGAGCGTAGAGTCCACCCATCCTTAGCTCTATTTTGCACCTTGCTTTGTATGGTCTCTGCATTCTTTGGTTTGTTGAAACTCAACTCCATCATCTCTGTTTCAATCTTGATCATGATTCATTTCCTCCAGAAGGCATCCTTGCGTCCAATCTTCTTCTTGGACTCACCTACTGTTTGTTGCTGATGCTTATCTAATTGAATCTTAGTTGGCATCCACTTATCGATATCTTTGATCTTAGGTATTCGCAATCCCACAAGTTCAAGATGTATGCGTGGGATTTGAGTTGAATCCATGGTGATATCATAGCTCTGCACAGCCCATTGTGACTGATCTGGAAGTATCACTGTCATGCCCATCCGTGCGCTGTTACGCACGAGAACCATCGTATGTAGCCAATGAGTCAAAGAACCAATGGGTGCTTTGCTTCCTGGATTCAGGTGCCATGAAGCACAGATCACAGTCAACACAATGCGCTGTCGGAACCCACAAACCTGATGCACAGGCTCATGACTTCCCATGTAGGTCACTGATGTTGGGGCTGACTCGGATACCTGTATGTCCACCAGGCCAAAGGTATCGAGCTTCAGCTCTGTAACCAGATCACTGACCCATGGCAACAGCCTTGTTGAGCTGACCAGCGGTAGCTGGCTCTGTTGGTTCTGATTCGGCATGAGCTTCAATGATCCTATCTGGTCTTGGTTCTCTCGGGGGTGAAAGCTTGGCTTTGATGATTGCCATGGCTACGAGGTCTTGAGCCTCGATTGTCCAATGGGAGATTGCTGCTGTGCTCACCCTCAGGTCAACCTTTGCAGGCTCCTTGCGTATGAGGCCAACATCTGTGAGCAACTTGATCTGATTGTTGCGTGCATCCTGAATCTGCTCAAGATACTTTGCACCATGCTGTGAACCGAGGGGCATTGCATCAAATTGCTCCCAGGACTTCAACTCCACTTCTTCGAAAACTGAGAGAGACTCACCGATAGTTTGCTCATGTTCGAATTGCGTAACCCTCTTTTGGTTTGCAGCTCTGATTGCCTCAAGGTCCCGCTTCACGGTCATGAAACCAATGCCCAAGATCTTGCCAATTGAGCGGTAACCCAGCCCTCGCATGCGAAGCCGCACCACATGCTTGCGCCGGTCTTCCATTTCATTCTGCGAACCCTTCACTGGTTTCTTGGTTCTAGGCTTGCCGATACTCTTTGTGGCGGCTGGGGCCGCCACAGCTATAGCAGCAGAACCACTTGGCTTCTGAACTGGTGTACGTGCCATGGGTTACCCTCTCAAGTATGTCTCAGGTGTAACCTTAGCATTGGGGGGAGGATTTGTGCAACCACTCATGGTTACTTGGGCTCGAACCTGTTGCATGCCACTGCATTGGGGGTATGGATCTCAACGTGCTCCTCACCAAGAGCTGGTCTCACACAGAACGAACCGCAGAAGTGAAAACATTCACCACATGTATGACCACTTGCTTCAGCACGTATTTCCCTGGCTGCCTTCTCGAGCTTGGCTCGAAACTTGTGCTCTGCTCCAGAAACCAGAGGTCTGTATCCTTTTCCTTTACCATTAGCCCGAGACATGATCATTTCAACTCTTTGAAGAACTCAAACCACTCCTGAGCTAAATCTTCACAGAAGTCTTCAGGTGCCAACGGTGTCATGTTGTTTCCATCCTCATCAAACACAGGTGAGCAATTCAAGATCGGACACCTGAAGCATGGTGAGCACATGTCGAAGGGCTTGCCAAAGTCAGGGCAGCTCTCAGGACACTTGTCAGGCACCTCGTATTTGTTGGCAATGATCATCAGTTCCCGTCAGGCTTACCTGATGTTGAGCTGCCAACAACGCGATTGATAATTGCACCGTTGGCATCCACATCTACGTTGCAGAGATTCTGATCTACAATCCCTCTGTGTCTGTAGTGGGAAATGTGGCTACTGGCCACCGCATAGCTGGCCTGAGCACCCATGGCATTGGCCACAAAGTTGATCGCCAATTGAGGAGCAATACCGTACTTGGTTGCCTCAGCAATTGCATCCTGATTGGCAGCAAGGAAGATAAACTCCCAGTTGTATTTGGTACGTTGGTGGGTGATCATGTTGAAGATTCGATCCTTGTTGTACTCCTTGCTTGAATTCTCCTCGCCATCTGTGACAATCACCACGATGATCTTGTTGGCTCTCTCATGTTCAGGTGTTGACGCCAATCTGCGCCCCACTTCATCAATGGTGCGACCCATTGCATCCAGGAGAGCTGTTCCACCTCGAGGAACATAGGTACTCTTGTCCATCAGTGAGGCACGACGAATGTCCCCTGAGTACCTGATCTCGTACTCAGTGTCAAACATCACCACCGTGAGATTGGCCTCGCCTGGCTCCCGCTTCTGCTGCTCAAGGAAGCTGTTGTAACCCCCAATGGTGAAACTCCATGGGATGTTCTCCATGGAGCCCGACCGATCTAGAATGCACACCACCTCTGTCTTGTCTCGCATTGCTCTCATCCTCTCTTGTAGATGTTCCATGGCGAAGCAAGCACCCCAACCAGGGTGCCTTTCTCGTTATGGCGTACTCGAGGAATGTCCTCAGCGTGTGCTGAGTCAAAGACTGTGAAGCCGCACCCCCCACACTCACACTCAGGGTCGTAGCAAGTATTGCCACCTGCTCCTTTGCAGATTGAGCAACTGTCGTGCAGTCGTAGAGCCTCCTGCACCTTGGCCTCATCTGGCATGAATATCAGATCAATAGCTCTAGGCTCTGGTTTCTTCCTGGTCACTGCTGTCTTCTCCATCTTCTTCATCATCCTCACTATCCCCACCCAAACTGAAGATCATATCAGCCGTAAGAGATCCTGTTGCCCCACACTGGTGACAATGGATCTGCACAATGCCCTCACCATCCGTATCAACTTCCAAATCCGAATGGCCACACTTCGTATCCTCTGACATTCCTTTTCTCCTTTTCAAAATGGAAGATCGTCATCTCCAAAGGTCGTCTTTGGAGAGCAAAGTCCCTCACGCATGCGAGCCAGTTCATCTTGATCGTAGACGCTGCGAGATAGGTTATCTACCTCAGTGTTCTTGGCTCTTGGAATCCACTTGAAGGTGATTGACTTGGAGTATTGATCTCGTGCCTCTAGAACCATGTCCCTCAGAGGAACAAGCTTGAGGTCATTGCACTGCCACTGCCCATTGACCTGATTAACAATAAGCTGAGAATCTGACTGCAAGATCACAGGCTCTCGCTCATGCTCTGGCAGTCCAATGAGCCAGAGCATTGCAGCGACCACCGCTTGGTATTCACCCACGTTGTTGGTTGCCAGTAATCCTCCCCGAATTGAGATAGAGGCTGCCTGGTAAACGATGCCCTTGCCTGGTCTCTTGACAATGAAAGCCCAAGCAAGAATGCCACCTGGGTTAACAGGTTCTATACTACAATCTGTGTTCACTATGTACATTGATGAAGCCATATCTTGAGATCACCAATCTCTATGAAAGTAGGCATGCCCAACTTCTTAGCCTCATCATATTCTCCGACCGCACCCTCAGATTGAATCCAATCATCAGTCATAATGATTGCATCACAACGACGTAGTAACTCCAACGTTCCATTTAGCCAGAATGGATCATCACATTGCTTGTTGAAGAAACGGAACATCGTGTGAGGGCAAAGCGGGATTGCTCCTGCTTTAGCAACACGCAACGCCAGCTCTTCAGCATGACGAACGTTGCACTCCACATCCCATGGAGTTTCACCGCGGTATGGACCTGCAATATAAACGATCTTCATGGTAACTATTATCCCAAACTTCGTTGTGCAGCAATGTATTCATCAGGCATAGTGGTGATAACCAACGTGTAGGTAACATGACGACCATCTGAGTGCATCCATTGGTCACCTTGGCATGGTCTAAATCCCGCAATGAGCCAAGCTTCTCGATGTTCCACATCAGACCTAAAACAATAATCTCTTTCTTGAGCTAGTCTTCCTTCCAGTCGATCTAGTTGAGCTTCGATCCTCTTCAAAGTCTCGTAAGAGATGTTCATGATTTGATCCTTTCCACACCACAAGCATCACCAATGGTTGAAGCCACTGCATCCCAATCGGGGATTGCACTCACTGGGTCCCACACGAGCTGGCGCACCTTCACAGCATGGCCCCAAGGTCTGAGACCACGCTCTGCCTCTTCAATCAGCTTGGTATACCCAGCTCGTAGCTCTTTCAGGTAAGAGAGAGGGACCTTGGACTCTGCCTCTCGGTTCCTCATCTGCATCCTCTTGAATGCTGTTTCAGGCTGGGCATCCAGGTAGACCAACAGCGTGGGTGGGAGCAACGTGTTGCACATGATCTCGTAAGCCATCTCATAGGTCTTCCAATCGATAGGATCGATGTTGCCCAACTGCATGTGCATCTTGGCGAACACACAATCACCAGCAATGGAACGATCAAGAATCGCACCAGCACCAGCAAAAGCACCAATGGACACACAGGCAGCCGCTCGCTGCATGGCATATCGACGATGGAGCATAAAGATCTGAAAGCCGAAGGCGTACTTGGCTGGGTTCTGGTAGAACGGACCCAGGTATGGGTTGTCCTCCACAGGCTCCTCTAGAACCAAGAACCCAAGACGTTTCCCAACTTCGCGAGCAAATGTAGTCTTCCCGCAACCAATGATGCCTTCAACCCAAATCAGTGGCTTCATGTCAACCTTCCTCCTTGGTCCCAAGCTTGCTACCAATAAACGCTCCGACTCGAAGCCAGAACTCTGGGTCAATATCCATCTGGGCAATGCATTCAATGGATTGATCTTTGATATTCACCTGTGCCTTTCCTTGCTTGAATGCGCTTCGTATCGTTGAATGAACACCGTTGGCTGCGTGAATGAACTCAGCCAACTGATGCCAATCGTTCAAAGTCATCTCTAACATTTATCACCTATGCAAAAGTCATGAGTGGGGTTCTTCTCAATCTTTCCAAAGCTATGTTACAGTAGTTCCAACAATGAACAGAGTGTGGATCTAGACCGAGGTTAACCCACTCCATTTTGAAAGCCCCTGTGGCCTCATTGACAACCGTCTTCTGACGCACAATGCTTTTCATGTGCTCGTAAAAGTGAGTCTCGAAGATGTACAAAGGCTCGAAGTATCCCGTCTTAGGGTGACGACACTCTTGAACCAGAGCCCGAGGACTGGGCCACTCCACCTCACGCTCTGCAATTGACCGCATTGCCAGATCAATGCTGAGGTATCGACTCAGCAGGCAGGTGTACTTGAACTTGACCTGAGGCCCACCCTTCCTCACGAGCATCTTGTACTTGGGGCGATCTCCCCAATGGACGATCTCACGTTGCTGTTCAACGTACCAGGCCACAAAAACTCTCTTGGGGAATGCACGAGCGAACTCCATTGCCTCGTTGGCATTGGGCATCGCATCTATGATGCACAGATCAACATCGTACTCCTTCATCAGTTGGTAGCCACGTTTGAAAGGGGTAACCCTCTTTCCGGCCTCCCAGTAGATTGGATTCTGGTCATCCACGATCTCAAAGTGTAGGACTCTCTTCTTTCCACCTGGCAGTCGTTTGGCGATGATGATGTAGTTGTGGCCACCCATCTGATCAATGCCCATGGCCACGGCTGCCTTCTGGGTCTTCTCCATCCACATCACATCAGTATTGGTGCAAGCTTCAAGATCATCATCAGTGATGGGAATGTTCTCCTCATCTACATAAGGCTTACCCAGTTTGGCGTTGAAGAACTCTTTGATATTCTGTGTGGTCTTGTAGTTCTCCCAGATTTCAGCAGGAGAGATGAACTTCGATAACATCTGATGAATGTGATAGCTCTGAACCGGAGCCCCTGGACTGTGGGGCAGGAACTGACCATTTTGAGGATCATCAATCCTCATCTTGCATCGTGGGCAACGATAGTAAACCTTCTTACCCACAACTGCCATGCAATCAGGAAAGACTTCACTCAGAATAACACCATCTGAGCAATTGCATCGTGTGTGCCAATAGTTTTGTGTACCTCTTAAGAATTGTCTATGTATATCGTGGTTAGGATATCCGGCAGTAGATACTTGAAGAACATTCTTGAAATTACTATGACTAACACGCTCTCGAGCTTGATAGATGTCCGATGCGTCAAGCAATCGAACCTCATCAAAGGCAATCATGTCAAAAGGTGTTGAGTCCTTTGAGGCCACACCACCTAGGTGACGAAGATAGAAAGAACTGTCCACTCCAATTTGCTTATACCCCAGCGTATCTGTGTCCTTGATCAGAGCTGCCAGCTCTGCATTGGAAGCAATCAGTGGAGCCAACCGATCTTTTGAGAGAAGCTTCACACCTTCGTCAGTGGGAAAGAACAAACATGCCTTGGCAGAGTTGGTCTTACAAAAATGAATCAACCTGAGAAGTAGCCAAATGGTGGCACCCATCTGAGCTGACTTCATCAAGATCACTTCTTGAGCACGATCCATGTAGAGCGGGATGAGATACTTGTGCTTATCAAAATCGAAGGCACGATGATCAACCCTGATGCCAGAAGTGATAACCCACAGTGGGAAGCTCGCCTCACTGAGAGCTTTCAGTTGGTCAGGGGTGACATTCTTGGGACTGACTGCCTGTAGGTTGGCATTGAAGATTTGTTGCTGAGGTGGAGCCAATGAACCGAACATGCTCTGAAAGGATTGCTGCTGGGGGGAAATGGACTTCTTCACCTTGACCGGAGTACGTTGGATCTTGACCCCAAGCTTAGCAGGAGTCCTCTTGATGGGGGCTGGTGTGGTCATCCTTGTGTTCCTGATGTTGACTCTCGATAGATATCCTCTTCAGTCAGGAAAACCATGCTATCTGCCTGCTGATACAGGATCATTGAAGCTGAGTTGCGGAAGGTGTAGACCTCCACTCGCTTTCCGTCCCTTTGAATCTTCTCCACAAGTGGGGCATAGTCCCCATCACCACTAGCAATGATAAAGGTATCGAATGCGTGAATCTGCTGGAGTGCATCCACAGCAATGCCCACATCCCAGTCTGTGTGAAAGGGCTTCTCAATCCCCTTTTCGTACTTCATATGCCGAGTGCGAACCTCGTAGCCAAAGCGTTCAAGTGAGCTTAGGAACCTAGTGTTTCTGGAACCCTCCTCCCGCACACGTCCATCACCAGCCACTCTTCGATGAGGTGCAGTGATGGTATAGGCAACTGCTACCACATCTCTTGGAACCTGAGTGAATCCACCCTTCTTGATCTTGGCAAGCAAGCCAGCGTAGTTCACACGTGCAGTGATCCCGTACACCTCACGGCATGAGTGCCACAAGTTGTTAACGTCTACAGCTAGGTAGACTCTCTCGTGAGCTGCCATCACTTACGAAGATCGTTCTCTTTGCACAAACACTGAGTGAGGGGCTTACCACACTGAGTACATGTGGGAATTGTCACTGGAGGCTTGGGTCGGGGCTTGGGTTGTGACGGATTCTTCATGTGATCTTCTTTCTGAATAGAGTTCATAGCCTTCTTAAGCGGCCCCCCACAGAGATCAATGTGCTGATTTGGGTGCCCACGGTAGTGGACCACAATCACTCGCACGCCAAGCTGCTTAGCCGTCGAGATCAGTCGCTTTGTGTCCATGTCATAGAGGTGCGCCCACTGTTTTGAACGCTTGAAACACAAGGGTGCATTCATCCCGAGCGCCGGATAGACGTGCAAGCCCTGTCCTCCCTCCGCAGCATAGAGCATGGCCTCGTTTGACTGGCCTCTCTCGAAAGCCCTCATGGCTTCTCCCTTGTTGCTTCGGGTGACTGTGCCTTGAGGACATGAACGAGCCCGTAGTAAGCAATCAGGGCAGCATCTGCTCGCCCATCCATGGTCAGTTTGGTGCCCCGTGGCGTCTTGAGGGGCAATGCCGGGAACAACCGACTGGCCAGCAATAAGGACTTGGCCTTGGGCTCTCCTCCAGTCACTCCCTTGTGCATCTCCTTGGTCCAAGCATTAGCATCGATGATCTGGTACGGAACGTCCAGTGCTACTAGAGCCATCTCCATCAACCCGAAACCCTGACCTGTCTTGAAGGTTGAGGAGACCCCCTGCTGGGGCATTGCATGGGCCTTCTCAAAGAAGACCATTGGCTGTTGTAGCTGATCGGGATCACTTCGAATCACATTGAGCGTGTCTCGAAGAGAAGTAAAGATAGATCGAAGATCAAAATTACGCTTGATGCTGGTTTTGGTTTTACCAGCATTGGGACCCTTGCGTGGAGTCGTCTTCTTCGTGCTCGAGATGGTGGGCATATCCCACCACGAGAGCACAGAGAACCGCTGATCGATGATCACAATCGCACCACTGAGACCACCATCGATTCCTATGGAAATGTAGCTTAGCATTTCGATCTCCACTCTATCCCATCACTGTACTTCTCTCAATAGACGATCCACCCAGCCTTGTCGCTCACCCTGGTTCCACCACCTCAGGTACTTGTTCTCCTCCTGCACAGTGTCTTGAATATTCTGAAGTGCTTCCCTATCCACGTTGGACTTCCCATTTCCTCCTGGATGCTTCTCCGATTCTGCTTTCCTCAGAAGCTCAGGATTAGCCACCACGATCTTGTCCCAAGCACAGGCTGTGGAGACAGCAATCCCCACCTGTTCGTGAATCTCTCGCCACGACAATCCAGCGACACGAAGTTGATGCACCTTCATCGCCTTCGCAGGATTGTACTTACTAAGCTTCGCTTTTGAGGTCATGCTTTCCTCCTCTGCTGTGCCTCAGCAGCCAGCTTCCTACGACGTTCGATCCTGGATTTGGTCAGCTCAATCTCTTCCTCGAGCTTTGCTGCCACATTGTCACGTGGCTCAAACTTGCGAAGGAACTCGCTGATCTTGAGATAAAGACTATGCCTTTCATCAGGATCGATTGGAGGAAGCACAAGAACCGCCAAGCCGTAAAACACGGCTACTAGTCTGAAACGATCCTGCGCTTTGTTGCAAAACACCACTGCCTGCCCATGTTTGAGCTTCCACTCTCCCTTCACTTCTTCCAAATACCTCTGGTTCCAGGTCACATGTCTCAGGTTGGAATTTTCCTCGAATCCGATAATGCTAAGCGGGCTTGTCACCATCTTCTCCTTCCTCTTTGGGTTTGTCTGGAAACTCAACATCAAGTGGCTTCTCAGGCGTGACCAATAGGGACCCACACTGAGTACAAGTAGCTTGGTGAATGTCGTTTTCATCAATCTCTGTGAGCCCAAAACCTTGATCGCAGGTCTCACACCACCAGTCGTATTGAGACCGGCGCAGAACCTCGAGATGCTTCTGTTCCTCTTCAGGTAGGTCTCCCCTGTAGACCACGTAGGTATTGATCTGCTTCTTGAGGTGATCTACCTCATCACGGATGATGATGTTCTTCTCAAGCCATTTCTTGAATGGCTTGAGCTGCATGAGCTGCATGAAGATCTCAAGTGCTCTTGACTTTGCGGTTTCCTCCTTTTTTTTGTGGGCTTCGACGAGTTTTTTCACCTTGTGACTGTCCAGTAATCCTGCTTTCTCTGTGGCCATTATTTCCTCTAAGCTTGGGCTCTTCCACTACCGGAATGGGAAGAGGCTTGGGCACTGATTGCTCAATGATGTTGTCCTGCACGTGCAGGTTGATATTGGTGATGTTGCTGTCTTCGAGAAGCTGCCTAATCTGATCTATTAAAGCATCACCCTCAATCTTATTTCCCACCATTGACAGGGACACGGACCTAGGACGATGCACTTTGATCTGAATGTCGTCGCAAGTAAAAATCGCACGAGCATTCTTTGGCAGCTCCTTGCTGAAGTTTCTCGCAAAGGCAGCCATACGCTCCGAATCCACTGTTTTTGGGACCGTCACATGGATCAAAACATGGTCTGCCCCAATGCTCTCCTCACGAAGCTCCGCTCCATCATCAAACTTCTTCACCCAGCCTGGAAGCTGCCAGAATGGTTCTATGCGTTTCTCGCTCATGCGGCCAACTGTACCAGTTCTTCTTCCGTGGGTTGATACTTCATTGGCCACTTAGACTGACCATGAATGTTGGCCTTGTGCCACAGATCTTTCTCACTACACTCCACCATCACCTTCTTTGCGATCACAGAGTCCGTCGATGGTACGTTCCCCTGTACGTAAATGCACAGTTCTGCCACCTTCTTCCCGCTTCGGAAGACCCTTACATGGCTCTGACCCCTGACGATCTGGTAAACCAGTCCACTCTCACCCCTCACAATAATGAATCCGTAGCGTAAGTAACGCTTCCACTCCTCCCCATCCAACATGCTCCTGAGAAGTCTAAGCGCAACAATCTCAGAGGGGCTCACCTGGCTGAAATCAGCCAGTCTGTGAGCAAACCTAGGCTGAGCCCCACGATGATTAAGAGGAACACTACCAGTGATCTGTTGTTTCATCTTCTGACGAAACTGCTCTTCCTTCATCTTCTTGGGATCAACAGTGTAAGGGTAATTCGATTGAATGTAAGTGTAGATCGGATTCTCATTAGGCCACAGGATATTAGACGTTGCAGTGCCACTGTTGGCAGTTAAACCATCCCACTTCCGTGTGACATAGATAACGTTGGAGACAATTGTGCCCGTTGCATCAATGTCACAGTTGTTGGAAGTAATGTAGGGGCCACTATTGTCTGCCCATTGTGCTGTGATATTCCCCCAGGTGTGAGTTCCCTCCGTTGGAGAATAACCCCAGCATGAAGGCACATAGATCTCCTTCATCACCTCAGCCATCCCAGGAACTATGCTCTTCACTTGTTTGGGATGAGGATTGATGGACTCCAGAAATGCAGCTCGCTTCGATCCTGGAAGTGTGTATCCGGGATGCTTTCGCTTAATACAGTTCTGTTGCCAACGATCCATAGTGGGGGCAAGCATCGAAGCCTCCTAACCAGGCGCAGTCGGGGGAACCATCACAGCTTCGGCTGGTCGATTAGGATATTGCATCCCCCCAATCATCCTACCTTGAGTCAGCACGATCTCTTCAAGCAGAGAATCGAAGTCCTCGATACGCCGCCCCTTGGAACCATCCAACCGGCACACGTAGGCTCTGTATCCTTTCTTGATGTGCTCTTCAAACTTCTGGCGAGCCTCTTTGGTTTCTTGTTCGCTCTTGCGGCTCCACACAATGCGTGTGTCCCCACTATCATCCAGAATACGCAGCAAGAAGAGGTCAGCGGCTCGCTTCGGTGGTTCTAGAACCATCTCCCCTGGAAGGAATGGTCCCTCAACCACAGTAAACCCTTGGTTGCGAAGGACATCAACGCGATGTTGAGCTTCGAGAACATCCTCTGACTTCACTGGGTCCCACACGATCCTTTTCCTCAAATCCATTGCTGGGTCGGCATTGAGACAGAGTGGCATGGTGATCTCCTTTCTAGAACTTGAAGCTGCCCCCATCCCCACCCTTGTCATCCTTCCCATCCTCCTCATCTTCCTCTTCAACATTTTCCATGATGGGAATGGGGTCATATTCCTTCTTGTCACTGTTGAGAGGGATGACCACACCATTCTCCAGGTCTTCACCCGAGGCAGCCTTGATGTCCTCGCTTGGGTCGAAATCCTGATCGAGATCAGTTCCATAGTCCTGAAGCATCGCACGCGCCCGACGGATGAGACTGTCAGCTCCCTTGAGGATTCCGATCTTGTAATGGTTCTCAGCGAAGTTATTCTTGCCTTCCACTGACAGATCGTGCTCTTTGACTTGGATAGCCCTATCGATGTCATCAACCATCAGACTCATGCGCTGGATGACTGACCCCGCAGCAACACCCACAGGAGCCGGGAAGTGATCGTCATAGGGCTTCCCCACAATCTCTTTTGCCTCGCCCATCTTCTTCCTCCTTGGCTGCCCAAGCTTGTCCCTGATCAACTCACGTTCAGGATCATGCTCAGGTGGAAAGTAGTCGATCACTTCCACTCGAGGAAGTGATCTTTGCTGTACCGTTTGACGCAGAGGGCTCTTCTTTCGCCGAATTGTTCTCGGCATGGTATACCTGCACCAGCATCCGATCAGGTCCCCCATCTCTCACACACCTATGATGTAGGTTACAACCATCTTGAGACTGCTCACCACAGGACGGTAGAGCATTTCTTTCGCCTTCTTCGATTTCCCTGGCACCACCACGAGGTAGTTCTCATGATCCCGAGGATGCGTAGAACCAAGCTGCACGGCATACTTCATCAGATCACCACCACCAATGGGGCAATACTCTCCCTTTCCAATCACTCGAATCACCACACCTTGCTTTCTTGTTGAGGTCCCTGCTGCTTGGCTATTCCAAAACACCTCGTCCCCAACTTTGAATGTTTGACGCTCGATCTTCTTCTTTGCCATGATGATCTCCTCTACTTGAGAATGCCTACAGCTTCCATCTCTCTGATCAATGCGATACCGCCACGCTGCCTTCGCTCCTTCGTAGCGGCTGACTTCATAGGCACAATCTCATCAGCGATAATCTTCCCCTCTTCATAGCGGTCACCCATGATGATTCCGTTCTTGACCACTCGATAATGCTTGTGACTACACTGGGGACAAACCACCACATGATTCCCTTCAAGAGCTATGTTGAGCTTGAGGTAGATGTAGTGCTGGCAGTCTCCACACCAGAACTCAACCTCGATGCGCCTTCCTGATTCTAGACACACAGGAACCGAAGGATCATTATAGTTGGGTAGTCCTTCTCGAATCATTGCTAACTCAAGCTTGTCCTTCATAGCTTCCTCCAGAAAGCGATCCTAAGTCTTGCCTCACGTGCCATCCTGAACTTTGCACCCGGCAGTAGAGCACAAGCTTCAATGTCCTTAACCACAGGAAACATCTTGCCCACCAATTCGGTAGCTTTCAGCGTGGAGATCAACCCAGCATCATGAAAACGTCTAACCTGATCAATCTGATCTGCTGGAGTAATGGGAGCAGGACAACCAAGGTACTCCATGTCGAAGGAAGGTTTTTGCTTCTCCATTGCTCCCTTGATGATCATGGTAATGGGAAGCGACTCGTGGATGGGAATCCCACCAATGGTCACAGTCTGAAGACCCCCGTTAGAACCACCCAGTTGAATCTCAGCGGGCATTGCTCTCAGAACCCGCTCGTATCCCTCGTGCATCTCTCGATGGTATCGATCCAACACATCAAAAAGGTACATACCCACCAAATCCATGTAGGCATCATCGAGAAGTGAACGACCCAGCGTCTCGAAGCACCGAAGGATCACTTCGTACTTCCGCTCGAACGAAACAACCCTAATAGCCATTTCAGAAACCGAATACTCACTCTTATATTCCTGGGACCGTCCCACCTGAGCCGTTGCTCTGAATGTGTGTGCGTCAGTCGTCGTAGATAACTCCTTAATCTCCAGTACCTTCAAAGGTATGGCAATCGGTGATGGCATCAGTCGATCAATAATCTTCTGGAGAGTGTCGATATTCATTGCTTCAACGTATGACACTGCGCCCCCTCTCCTTTACTACCGTCAGTGTTCCATCGAAGAGTCCTTTCATGCCAGGCTGATGTGTGATGACAAAGACGGACCCTGCATCCACTGCCATAGATGAAAGCAGTGCCATGACAGCATCAACCCCAGATTCATCCAATCCCTCAAAGGGCTCATCGAAAAAACGCTGAGGGAAAGCTTTCCGAGCCCGAGAAGCAACCAGGTCAGACAGCACGAAATTGATCGCCAAATCTGCTCGACCCTTCTCTCCACCTGAATTACCAGCGTACGTATCCGCTCCATTCTCATTAGTCACCTGCACCGAGAACTGCTCTCGGACCTCGCCTGACTTTAAGGTAGTCTGAGTAGAGAACTCAATCTTGATTTCCCCATCAGAGAGAGCCTGGCTGTAGTGTGCCGCCCGCTGGTTCATGAAGGGGGTCACTGATTCTAGAAGCAAGCTCTTGATGCCCCGGTTGCTGAACCCCTCCTCCCAGAACTTGAGATGACGCAATTGCCTCTCACAGGCAGCCACACGAGCTGTCAGTGCTTGAATCTTCCGAAGGTGGTCACAAATGGTCAACTTTTCACGATCAATCACATTGGCAAACGGTGACTGAGCATTTGTAGCTTCAACTGCGGCAGTTCGAAAAGATTGGATATGCTTGTCAATTAGCTCAAGCTCTCGCTGTGCCTGTTGAACATGATTGATCTGGTTCTCGAAGGCCCGAATCTTCGTTGCTGCCCCTCTCACAAATACCTCAGCCCCATCCAAAGACTCATCCCGCTTCTCTTGCAGTTCCTTCAATGCCCTCTTGGCCTCCCCCACTTCCTCAACAACCTCCCTCAATGCCTTGACGTTCATCTTCAGTATGCTGTCAATCACATCCAGAGATGCTGCCACCCCATCCGGAGTGATGGGCCTCTCACACGTTGGGCACTGGCCCACCAGCTCTTCAATCGCATCGTGACGATGGACCAAATCTGCTTTCTCATGATCGAGTGTAGCCTGAAGAGTGATCTTCCCACTAAGATGCTGACGCAGGGCATCCTCCTTCTCCACCCACTTCTGACGAAGCTCCTGCATCATCTGACCAATCTGGACAGACTTCTCCTTAGAGTCCCTCAACGCATCCCCAATCGTAGCAATGAGAGTGGGATCAATTGTACCCCAGGGTTTTAGGATTTCCTTCTTTTGCTCTTCACCAGAAGCAACCTGCTGTTCCAAATCAGCAACACGCTGAATCCTATTCTTCTCAAATGTATGTCCTTCAGTTTGGTATTGGCTTAGTCTCTCTCGACATAGTGTGATACTTGTCTTTGCACCATCCAAAGCTGTCTTGAATGTGGATTCCTTCATCTCCACCTGTCGAAGAAGTTGACGAACTCGTCCCCGAGCCTCGGCTAGTTTCTCGATCTGAAGAGCTTGTTCTAGAACTGACTTCACTTCCATGTCAGTCATCTGGCTGAACCGTTTGAAGCTTCCCTGAGGCATCATCGGCCCACGAATGAAAGTATCGTAGTCGATCCCTAGAATCTCATCGATCTTCTCCTGGGTCAGAGCCATCGTGGCCTGAGTTAAATCAGAAGAGGTATTGGTGGGTGGATCGAAAGACCACAACTCGAGGGAGTTTTTCTTTGTCTCGTGCTTCCTACACCGGAGAATGCTGTACCCCACACCTCCGTAAGTGAATTCCAGGAAGCAAGAACAGTCCTTCCCCACCTTCCGATTGATCACAGCATCCCCAGACCCGCCCCGAACCATCTTGCCCCAAATGCACCACACTAACCCCTCAAATAATGTGCTCTTACCGCTCCCATTACTGTCTGCCACTTGACTGTCTTGGTTCTCACCCTCAATAAGAACCAAACCCTTCCCAGTCAGTTGCCACAACACCTCCTCAGCAATGCTGAGGAAGTTACGAATGCTCAGGGTCTTGAAGATGACATTCATGTTTGCCCAGCTCCAATAGGGAGTATCCTGCGATGTCACGCCAAGGGCTCTCACCACCAAGATCAGGACCACCACGGGCAGTGGCAATACGATTAAGCTTGTCCAACACTCGCACCACAGTCAAAGCTTCAGCCATCGCTTCAGTAGGGATTCCCTTCTCATAGAGAATCCTCATGATCTGTCCCGCCTTGGTGAAGCTGTCTCCGTACTGCTTTTGCTTCTCTGTCACCAACTTTCCAACCTCAGCCCCGATCTGTTCGTAGGTCATCCCAACAATTCCTTCCCAAGCATGAACAACATCTCATCATCAAGCTGGGGATCAGTTTGGCTGTGAATGTAGGACTCTAGCATCTCCTCGAAGTCCATTCCCACCTGGAATATGGGTACCGGTCCTGATGCGACCTGTGACTGTTCTAGAACCACAAACTCCACTACTCTGGCCCCGGTGCCCATCACGTTGGTCCGCAGCTCACTCTGCTCGAGATCTGTGGGAAACTCCTCACACATGATCCTGATGTAGCATCCCCTAATGTCGCTCTCCTTGAGCCCAACACCCTCTCGAATGGTTTGCAGATCGAATTTCTTGAAGGTGGGACCAGGCAATGCTTTGAATCGAGGGGTCTCCCCTGGTACCCACAGCCAACACCCTCGAAGTGAACCCACATCACCCCAGTTGTGGTGGTGGGGGGCTCCAATGAAGCGCACGTTGTTCGCGAGCTTCTGAGGATGGTGATAGTGTCCTAGGAAGATCTGAGAAAACGCTTGCTGGAATTGAGAGATGTCCTTCATGGACAGACAATGCTTGTCGATCAAAACCAGATTTGATCCTATGCTAGCCCCATCAACACCAAAGTGTCCCAGAAGTATTGCAGGATCACCTGGAGGGTTTTTGAGTGCTTCATTGATCTCTACAAGGATGTCATCCTTTTCTGGAGTGTGAGGCAGAGCCAGAATGTGAAGGTCTTCACCCTTGGTTGTGAACTTGACCCATCCTGGCTTGTCCATCACCGTCGCCACAGCTCCAAAAGCATAAACACTGTGGACATCCCCCCGCCGAGAGGTCTGATCGTGGTTGCCCACAAGCAACCCCACCATTCTTCCCAGTGACATCTTCGAGATTCCTTCGAAGATGGCATTGAATGTTTGCACGTGAATAGTACCTCGAGTGTGGAACATGTCTCCACCAAAGAGGATCAGATCAACCTTCTCCTCTTTGGCCACTGCTCTGATCTGATCCAGTGTTTCCACAGCATCCCGAAGCCTGGAGTTCATCCCGTTGGGTAGAAGCTGAGCGTAGGGTTTGAATGCGTGGCCATGAAGATCACTAAAGAGAAGTACCTTCATGTAATCAGACCCTTCTCCTTGGCCAACCACTCTGAGATCACAAGCTCACCTGTCTCCCCCACTTGTTCCTTCTTATAGATCTCAGAGTCATCATCAACCTGGCTATAGGGGATCCATATCTCTTCCCCTTCGTAGTCCACCTTCAGAGCTTTCTCCGTGGCATGAAGCACTGTCACTGTGCCTTGCCACTTCCCCTCAGCGGGTGCCCGTCTCACTCTTCATCCTCCACTTCCGTCTCTACTTCCCCAGCAACGGAATTCTTATGGTAGTGATTTGACACCACCTGCTGGACCAGATCAGGATACTCAGGATGTACCATGACCTTCTCCTGAAACCCTTTCCAACCCAGGAACTTCACCTCTTCCGATGAGGTGGACCAAGATCGCCACGTCTTTCCCGTGATCAACCCCTGCTGAATCGAATGCTCGAAAACAGAGTAGTTGAGACTGAAACCATGATTCCCAATGCAAGGAACCACAACAGATCTCAGCATTGGAGCCATCTTGTTCTTGATCACCTTCACCTTGACCCGATGCCCAATGATCACTTTTTCCTCATCCTTGTCCTTAATACCCTCACCGATAGCTCCCACTCGCTCAAGGCGAATCCTCAACGTCGAGTAGAACTTGACCTTCTCCCCTCCGTAGGTCTCCCAGGGGTCCCCGTACTTCACGTTCATCTTCCGATAGAGGTGGTTGTTGAAGACAAGAGCAATACGCTCTCGGGAGATCATCTGGATGAGACGTTGGAGGTTCTTACCCACCACCTTCGCTGCCTCAGCGTAGAAATGATCATCAGCTTCAGCAGTAGCCTGAGCCTTGGTCGGGGTTCCACCTAGTGAATCCCATCCCATGCAAATGAGACGGTCTGTGCTGAACTCCTTGATCGCTTCAACGAGAGAAACAAGACGTGTGAACACATCTTCGATGGTTTCACACTGGATCACAATCAACCGACTTAGATTGACTCCCAGCTTCTCGAAGTAAGAAAGATCAATGGACTGCTCTGTGTCAATGACCGCAGCAATGCCACCTGTGGCCTGTGTCTCTGCGATGATCTGACCCAGAAGCGTTGTCTTCCCTGTTCCATTGAGCCCAGCAATCTCAGTGAGCCTTCCAAAGGGAATGATGGGACGGGGCATGGGAAGCCCACCGGCAATGGCACTATCGATGAGAAAGTTGCGTGTGCTGACCCAGTGATCAATCTGGCAGAGAATGGTTCCAGAATCAGGAATGAGAGCTGATCTGGAACCAAACTGGTTCTCCATCTTCTTGACGACAAGATGAACCAGTTGATCTTCGTCAGCCTGGGTAGATGACTTACGTTTGACTGCGGTCCTGGCCATGACTGCCTCCTGGACAGGGGCAGCTCTGCCTAAGAAGAAAAGCTGCCCCTGCCTCTACGAGATCTAACGGTTGCCGTCGATAGCCGCACGCATCCGTTTGGCCAGATCGTCCACATCGCCCGTGTCCATCTTCCCCGCAGCCTTCCCTGTTGCTGGAGAAGCAGGCTTCTTTCCCGCCACGGGAGCCGCTGGCTTGCCAGCAGGTTTGGCAGCAACAGGAGCAGGCTTGCTAGCTGGTTTCCCAACTGGCTTCCTCTTTTCCTTGGCCAACCTTGCCTCCGTAACAACCTTGCAGTCCTCGAATAGACCGCAATCCTCAGAGCACTGGGTATCACCAGCATCCAACTCCGCACCGAAACATGGAGGAGGACCCTCCCCTTCTTCCTCTGCAACAGCCTCTTCCTCGACAGCCTCTTCCTCGACAGCCTCTTCCTCCTCTGCAACCTCTTCCTCTGCAACCTCTTCCTCTTCGACAGCCTCTTCCTCAACAGGCTCGGGCTTGGGAGCAGGCTTCTTGGCGACAGCCTTAGCAGCAGGCTTAGAGGCAGCCTTAGCAGCAGGCTTACTCTCCCCATTGCCACCCTCAATGATTTTTCCCTCGGCTAGATACAGCTTCTTCATCTCCTCTGGATCGACCCCCTCAAGCAGAGCCTTCATCACATAGGGCTCCTTGAAAGGCATGATAGCATCCAGATCATGAAGATCAGGCTCTGAATCGACCGGAGCAGGTGTCGATTTGGTCTCGATGCGAACCCTGTACTGAGTCTGGAGATCTTTTCCCGTGCGAGTGATGACCACGTTGTGGCCTTCCGTAAGATCCGTCAGATCAATCTCGTCACAGAAGATGTCCAACAGTTCCTTCAGAATGGTAGGCCCATAGTTGAAAACCTGGATCTTGGGGGAATCCACCCCAGGAATCTCCTCGACACCTTGAAGCTTAAACTCATCAAGATCCTCCTGTGACCACGTAGGGTCAGTCAGATCAATGATGTTGCTGTAGGCACGCTGCTTCGCTCGAAGCTCCTTTGCCATCTCCAGATCGTTGGGGTCTTTTGTTCCCCGCAGGCGGTTATACTCATCACAAACCGGACACTCCTTGGTCTCGCTCCCAGGAGTGAGCCGAGGGCACGTGAGGTTGACCTGATTCTCCTCGTCAGGACCAATCCCCCAATGCACGTACATCTCACGCCAGAACTGATTGGCGTTGGGGCCTTCACCCGTCCAAGCCGGGAGGATGCGAATGCGGTTCTGTCCCTGCTTGGGCTTCCAGAAAGTCCGTGCTGTCCTCTGGAAACGATTCTCAGCCTTGGCTGCCTCTTCGGCTGCTTTCGCTTTGGCTTTTTCAACTGAGGTCTTGAACGTTGCCATGTCTGATCTCCCTTGTGTTACGGTTTACGGACTGGAGTTCGTGTATTTCTAGAATCACGAGGGGGTTGGTTAGTCACTGATGCAACAACTCGACGCCTAGCCAACTCTGACGCTTTGATCTTGGCCTTCTCTTGGAGAAGAACTGGATCTGCATTTCCTTCAGCCCGATAATTGGCTCCTAAGCTAATCAACATCTCCTTCCTTTGAACAAATGCCTCTCGACCAGCCGAAAGCATACCGTAATACTTCTTGGTATCGAGGTAAGATTCGTAGGCAGTTTTGTACTCAGGAGAAGTGATCACGCTGTTCTCAACCATCTTCTCAGTGAGCTTGACGGGTTTGGCGGGAGAGGGTGGGCAAGATGCTTCCATGCGAACCCTGTGATCTTGGCGAGCATATAGTTGATCCAGATCGTACTTACGACGATTCATCAAATCCTTGGCCAGCTCTGACACCATAGCCCACCAAGCGAACTTGCGAGCCTGAGTCAGGAACTCTGCATCCAGGTCCTGACCGTCAATTGTGATGTCTTCCTCAAGGCTTGCCTCATAGCTGATCCCGTCTATTGTGACATTCACCTCTAAACCAGTGAAATTGTTGGGCATCCCGAATCATCCTTTCCACAGCAAAGGCACAGAGCTTGCCCTGTATCCTTTGTTATAACCAGGTGAGGGTCTACCGTATCGCTTGAGCCAGCTTCAGCTCATGCTTTTCGGCCCAAGTAGAAGAGGAGTAGGATACGTCCACGGTCATGGGCACTTCAAAGTTGAAGTCTTCCATTTTGGCCTTGACTTCACCCAGGTGCTTAAACTCGTCCACATGCCAGTAGAACACCAGCTCGTCGTGAATGGGCATGATGACCGCTGATCTTGCATCCTTCAAAACTGAGTTAGCACGAACCATAGCGATCTTGAATAAATCAGCACAAGTTCCTTGGATCAGAAAATTGGTTGCCTGCCGCTCACAACGCTCTATCATCCACTGTGCATTTCTACTAACCCGCTTGAGCAAATTGGCCAGCTCCGGGAACCTTCGGTAGCGACCAAAGTAGTTCTGGACCCACCCCGTCTCTCTCAGGGACATCTTTGTACGTGTAATCCAACGCCGCACCCCCTTCAACCGTTCAAAGTAGCTCAGGATAAATCGACGACACTCAGCTTCAGTGTATTGCTTATCTGGGGTGCTGATGTTGGAAGCCAGATTGCTGGGACCACCACCGTAGATGATGAGGAAGTTAGTGATCTTGGCAATCTTTCGCATCTCAACTACATGAATGTGATCAGAATGAGATTCATCATGTAAAATAGCCAATCCATCGTCATAACCATATTCCCCCCAGATCTCACACATCGTCCGAAGGTGAACATCCTGGTGGGTGACGTTGTACACATCCAGAAGAACAGGATCCCGAGAGTAGTGAGCCGTCATTCTGATCTCCATTTGGTTGTAATCCATGAAGACCAGAATGTAGTCCTCCTTCGTGATCACTTTAGCCCCGCAGATGGGACATTTCGCCGGTATCACGAGATGTTTTCTCTCGTAACTGCAACTAACGCAGACGACGCTTTTGGGTGGGATAAAGGCACGACGGATGGATTTATTTTTGGCGGGGATATTCATGAGATTAGGAGATTTTCCAGACATGCGACCTGTACTGACCACCTGATTGTATTCACAATGAAGTTGCCATAGATCAGTAAGTTTGTTGATAATACCTTCTATGTAAGTTGACTTGATCTTTACCACACCTCTGTACTCTTTGAGATCAGCACAAACTTTGTACTTGCTGGCCAACTTCTCAAGAACCTCAGAGTCAAGAGAAAATCGATTCCCAGATTTGGTTCTCTTGGTTAGTTTCACTCCCATCTTCTGAAGTGGTTCAGCCAAAGCCATGTTACTATCTGGGTTCACATCACCTAGTGCCTGCTTGATTTCCCCTCTTAATCTCTCTATCTCAATATCTAACTCTGGACCAACCCTCTCAAGATAAGGACGATCTATGAAAACTCCATTGTGTTCAATATTGAGGAGAACCCAAAGAAGCTGAGACTCCATAAGATACAACTCTTGCAGGGAAGGATCAGAGGTTATTTGAGACAACTTCTTCTTGTATAGAATCCATGCGTAGTGCCCGTCAGAAGCAGCATAGGGTACCATCAATGAAAGAGGGATCAATCCATAGTGGACCATCTTCTTGGGAATCTTATTCTTGCGAGCATAAGTTGCACGAAACTCATCAATAGCAACTTCCCACTTTGCTGCATCTGGATGAATCTCTACCTCAGCGAGCTTCTTCAATGCTGTCGTGGACTGTTCTTCACGAATAAGAGAGTGCATGAGGCGGGTACAATGCACTACTCCTCGAGGAGTCAGATTCTCCATCTTTAGGAAGTGACAATCAAACTTAGCATTGTGCCAAATCGTAACGCGAGATGGATCAAAAAAGAACTCTTCCAGATCTGGACGAATAACATCTATATCAAGTTGCTTCTCATTCGTCTCATGCCTAACAGGGACGTAATAAGAATTCTCAGCTCCCCAACTAAAACTAAATCCAATAATCTTGGAATCAATATAGGAAAGTCCAGTTGCCTCCAAATCACAAGCAACTTGCTTCTTGATCTTCAACTGTTCATAGAAACTATGCCAGAGAGGAAGCGTATCGATGAGATGGTATTTTCCACCAGCAATCCCATCCCAGGTTTTGGCTGTAACAGGCAGTAGGGGCCAGGTCGCTGGTTTTTGCATATGACCTTCCTAGTGGCTGCAAAGCAGCTCTTGTTGATGCAGTCTCCTGCTAGTCCGTACCGAGCAGCTTGCTGATCTTCTCCTCTTCCTTCCTAGCCATCTTCCTCGTGGCGTCCATCACCTTGCTGAGTGCTTTCCACTCTTGCAGCATGCTGTCGAGAGACCCCAGGAAGGCGAGCCCATCAACCCCTCCACGCTTGAAGCAGAGATTCAGCCTCTTGATGATGCCCCTGTGCTGCAAGCTCTCCATCCCATCAAGGACCTCAAAGGGAATGTCATCGTCCAACGCACGCTGGACATTCGTGGCCTTCTCCCTCTTCTTCTCGAGATCCTTCGTCTGTTTCTCTGTCAGCTCGGGCATCTTCTTCCTCCTAATGCTTGAGTGGGAGTCTACCTTCAGATTTCAATCTCTCGACGTTCTCACCAAACGTTCTCCGAGAGTGATCCTCACTGCGTTTCTTCAACGCATTGGTTCTCACGTTTGGGTCATGCAAGGTTGTCGGGTTTCCACCAGGCACCTGACAGACCTTGAGAGAACCACACTCAGGGCAGCCTTGCAAGTCCTCATCGGGAGAAAGCAACGCTTCCCAGATATGGTCACAGGATTCGCAATGAAGATCAACAAGCTTGAGAGCTTTATGGGGCATTGTGGCCACCTCCGGTTGGCCACAAAGAGTATCAGCCATCGAGACACAAAAAAAGGGGCAACCCCGGTTTCCCAGGGCTGCCCCTATCTTGAAACTTGATCTACCCTGATTCTAGAATCAGGATGCCTTCTTCTTCTTGGCCCCTGCCTTCTTCCCGGGCTTGGCCTTGGCCCCCTTCAGAGCCTCCATGCCATCGATGATCTCACGCAGCTTGACCACCGAGTTCTTCCGCAGATCCTTGAGCTGCCTGAGCTGATCGCGAAGAGCGACGTAGGCTTCCCGGTTCTCCTCCGTGATGCCCACCGGAAGCCGACCCTGCCTCCCCCCATCACCAGGGAGACCGAGCCCCTCAGCCACACGCTTCTCCAGCCTCGCCTGGTAACGAACCGTCAAAGCGTCAACCTTTTCCTTATCTTCTTTTTTCATCTGAGACTCCTTCAGTTCGCGGTGGGCGTGGACGTTTCTGACTTCGGCTCCTCAGCAGCTCGGCGAGCTGCATCCTGAGCCTTCTCCCTGGCTGCCTCCTTCGAAACCTTCGCCTTGGCTGCCTGAGCCTTCGCCTGAGCCCCATTCGCGGGCTTGGCCTTCACCTTGGCCTTGGCCTTCTTGGGGGCGGCTGTCTTGGAAGCCTTCTTGGCCTTGGGAGCCTTCTTGGCCTTGGGAGCTGCCTTCACCTTGACCTTCTTCTCCTTCTTGGCCTCGGGAGCCTTCTTGGCCTTCTTGGCAGCCGTGTTGGCCTTGCGCCCCTCCCGACGAGCGTCTCTCTCCTTGAGAGAGGGCGTGATCGACACACCCTTGGCAACCCGATCACGACCGGAGCGGGTGAGCTTGTAGGTGCCCCTGGGAAGGTTCTCGTTCATGTGTGGCCCCTCAACCCAGCCGTCACGGATCAGGCGACGCACGCTGTTTCGCACGTAACTCTGGGCCTGCCCATTGACCTCATGCTCGCCCCATCCCTTCTCGTAGATCTCGGCACAGTGTGCCTTGGCAGCCTCCCAGAAGAGCTTCTTCAGCTCCCGAATGTTGTGTTGCTCCCCGTTGGAAAGCGCATTGAGAATCTTCTGCTCCTTGCTGCTGAACCCCTCGACCTTCACTACCTTTGCCATTGTGTCCTCCAGGCACGTTGCATGTTGATCTTAATGGATGTTGATCTAGTTAATCTAAGTTGTCAAGCACTTTTGATCTGGATCCTGTAGAAGATCGACCATTCTCCTCATGTCTTCATATCCCTTCAACACAGCCTTTCGATCCTCCTCCTTCCATCGGATCTTCATGGGGTTCCACACCTCCGAACGCCCACTCCTCTCCATGTTGATGATCTTTGACAAATTCGGATAGCTCTTCACCAGGCTAAGGAATTTCTCATCCAACCAGGGAGGAGACCAGCAACCTGATCGACAGATGTGAGCATCGTCGATCCTTCGACCTAGCCATTTCTTCACAGAGGAAAGCTTACCAACCTTGGACATAGCTACGATGGTGATCTGCTTTCTGATGTCCTTGGCAATCTTGCTGGTAATGCTTCCACCTGTCTGCCAATCGGGACGAATCCAGAGCATGCGATGAAACGGTGATCTACGCAACCACGAAGTTGCCCAAGTTGCACAGTCAATATTCCACCCAGTTTTGACCTTCGTGGAAGACCAACAATCATGATGTGCGTCCACCAGAATCAACCTGGAGTGGGATTCCATGAGAGTATGAACATCCAGATGCGACTCCGAGACATGAAGCCGATTTGTATCAAGCTTCCAATAGTTCTGGATCCAAGTCCAGAACTCATCCTCCGCTCCAGAGGTATTCATCTGTGAAATTAGACCCCCACGCGCCCTCCAAATTGCGCTGACAAAGAATTCTGCCTCACGATGCCCCAGGTCCCACATTGGATCTGAGGGACAAAAGAAATCCCAATCAAGGGAGAGGATCGTCAAGACACCACCCTCCATCATCTAGATCAAATCTCCGATACAACTCTTCCTGATGTTGCCAGCCAGACACCCCTCTCTTCGGGTTCAATTCTCGCTCCAACTCCAGCATCCGAAGGTCGTCCATGATCTGAGCGTTGAGAGCCTCTTCCTCCCGCTGAAGGCAGTCTGTCTCTCTCTGCTCCGCTGGGGTGAGAGTTGTCTCCTCCTCCCACTCCTGTTTCCAGTTGGTGTTGCTTCGATTCACTGACCGATTCATTTTCCTCTTTCCCCTCTCTGATTCACAGAGCAGGAAGTGAAATGATCATTTCCGCTGAGGTGCGCCCCTCATCCCGTTCCTGCTTCTTAAGCCAGTTCCCAAAGTAGGTGATCTGATAATGACGAGACTCGGCCCAGGCTGACCAACGAAGTCCCCACCTGCAATCACTCACAGCATCGTAAATCTCGTACCCAACCTCTTCCGCTGTTTCCAGAACCAACTTGTGGAAACTAACCTGATCGGAACAGTCGGGGTACGCGAACTCACCCCCAATTCGGTCCAGCATCTTGGAAGCGTCTACATCGTTCTCACGCTCCAGATACCCCTTCAGATCCCCCACGGCTGCCTTCCACTGGAACTCCTTTGGCTCAGCCCCCTTGCTGAGAATGTAGTCCCTGTGGCTATTTCCCAACCAGTCCCCAAATGCCTCGATGGGCATTGGCTCGCCAGCTCGATAGGTATCGATCCCGCAGTCCCCCATGATGTGAACTGCAAAGATCTTGTTGTCACTGTTCCCAATGATCGTGGCAGTGAACCAGTAGTGGCCCTGCTCCCGTTTGAAGTTCCAAGATCGAGTGAACATCTCCTGAACTAGTGCGAAGCTGAACTCCGTTTGACCTAGGACCAATCGGTCCCCCAGCTCACGAACTAGATTTGCGTTTACCTCTAATTGATCCCTCATCTACCTTCCTCTCGTATTTGTCAATCTTGAGAGCCTTCCAACACTCTGAGCAAAGACCCCCACTACCATTCCAGAACGATGGAATCTTCAGCTCTGACCGATGCGTCAATGTATGGCAATTGACACATTTGTTGAAGTTGCTCTTCTCGATGGATGCCAGGGGCACATCGCACATGTGACCACAATCCAGGATTACGTAGCAAGTGCCATCCTGGTACATCTCTGAGACCCTACCCGTCTTTCCCACCAACAAGCACTTGAGCTGCTGCTTGTCACCCACCTTTAGCTTGATTCTAGAACCAACAGTGATGGGCCTCTGAACCGGGGTCCTGATGACGGGCGTTCTTTTGACAGGAGTTTTCATTCATAGGCTCCAAGGTCCAACAGTTCTCCCGTCTCCTTCAGAAAGACGAACGCCACATGGAATCCACTGTAACCCCGCTCCACATCAAGACAGATGACCGGCTTGCCATTGTGAGGGCTGTCCCGACTGTCCCGATCACAATGGAGTTCCTCCTCCTCAGAGTATTCGATCTTGGCTCGGATCAGCATCCTCCTGACTGCACTCAGATCAGATGTACGCTTCATCGGTCGTCATCCGATTCCGGAGCCCCATTGAGGTCGTCATAGGCTCTAGCCCATTGATCTCGAGCCCCTTCCCCCCTGTGGGACTCCGTGAACTCAACAGGGGAATCCCCCCGGTCACTCGCTCGCCTAGCTCCCAGAGACTCCAAACACTGTGCAGGACAATCCTCAAGATCACAATGCTCGCAAGAATCATCCTCGGAGGCATCCAAGAGATCCTGGCGAATGTTCTTCTCTCGGTTAAGCTTCCCCTGGAGAGCCTCAACCTTGTCAACCTCAGATTGGGGACCCTCCTTCATTTCCAGACCCATGATGTAGTCACCAAGAGCCTGATTGAGAATCTCCAGCTCCTCTTCAGTGATCTTTACCTCGTAGTCCTTGTCACTCATCGCTTCCTCTTTGCCACCATCTTGGCTGCCAACTCGTCAAACTTTCGAATTGTCTTCTTTGGGAAGTTAGATATGTCTCCAAATCCGCTCACGCTATAACCGATGAGCTGGTATAGCTGTACCATGTCTTCGATGGAGAAGAGCTTCCTATGGTAGAGAATCCAAATCTGGTTGAGATCACACTTGACACCTGCACTGGCTTGCCCAAGAAGAAAGTCCACCACCTTGTTTTGCTTGAACCTGACAACATTCTCAACCCAAACTAGAGGTTGATCTGGATGCTTCTCTTTCATTTGCACTTGTCCTTGATCTTTACCACATCTTGAAGATCAGTATCGAAGAGAAGCAACTCGACCCACCAGTGGTGCGTTTCATTCGTTCCCTGTGGAACCGAGGGGGCTTGGTGACAATGCCCTCGTTGCTTGTCATTCATGAGCTGTTCGTTGCTGAGCACAGCACTCTTTTCCTCAGCCACGAAGTCCTCGCCCGTCACCTTGTCCCAGATCTCCTGGGCCTGTGTCTGTGTGAGCTTGCCATCATTGTAAATGAGGAACAAGCTCATGACCTCACAGTCCCCATTGGAGATCACTTTGGCCAACCACTCATCCTGGTGGGCCTGAACTAGATCTGCAACTCGCATCGTTTCTCTCCTATCGAACCTGCATCTTGTTCAGGATTGCTTTGATGCACACAGCAGCCGTCTTGGCCTGCTCCGTGGTGCCCAACCAGCATCGAGAGGTGAAGAACTGAAAGACGTGCCTCTTGTTCTTCTCGGGCACTGAATGCAGCTCGAAACCCTCATCCTCCATTGCCGATGCCAACGTGGGGCACATATCGATCAAACCACCCCCCGCACCATTGACCCAGATACGGCACACGTGCATCCCGTTGTTGTAGTAGAGGTGGTAGCTGGCTCGGCGACACACCACCAACCCCCTACCATAGTGGTTCATGAAATGGGATGCAGCGTACTGTCGATCTTCGAAAGAGATGGACTTAACGTACTTCCACTTCTCCGGAAGAGATGGGGGCTCACCCACTTCCTTCCACAGAGCATCCACGATGAAATCGATTGGGCGACCCTGTGTCACATAGGGTCTCCGCTTGTACTTCTCGATCTCCCATGGTTGCTTGACGGGCTTCCCTTCTGGAGCCTCCCCCAACTTCCGCTTCTTTTTCTTCTTGCCCTTCTGAAGCTTCCGATTCTCAGCAGGGGCTGCAATGGTCCCCTGTGCTGCTCGGTGGGTTATGATCTTCTGTTGTCTGGCAACGGGCTCCTCGATCTCCTCAACCTCATCCCCCTCCACATCCCCCGTCACTTGCTCGTAGACGTTCCGGCAGTAATCCCTCAGCTCACATTCCACCTCGGGGCACACATCAGTATCGTCTTTCCAAGCACGACCGAAGCACTCCGTGCCCTTGATTGCATCCCGAACATCGGGACTGATTGTCTTCAACAACTTCGACGTAAGCACCTCGAACTGATCTGGGCCTGAAGACTTCTCATCATCATCCAGATCATCCAGAGTGATCGTAGATCCTTTTCTAGAACCAGTCACAAAGGTGCTGTCAATCTCCCCGTCTTCATCAACCGCTGCCTCTCCCAACCTTCTGCTGGGAGCTGGCATGATCGGCATTGGGTCAAACTCTTCCTCTTTGTTCTCCTCAACGCGAGGCATGTTTCTATTACCTTTCGTTGTCATTGAACACTTCCTGAGTTAGCCGCTGAATGTGACGAATGGTGCGGCCAACCTTGACCGTTGATAGGCCAAGGAAGCGAGCGTAGTGAACCTGTTGCACCGTGTAGCTGATCTTGTTACCCGGCCACCTTGATCTCCGCTCATGCCAACACTGATGAACATAGCGGAGGAACACAGGCGATGGGCTCACCATCAGTTCTAGAACCTGTTGCTCATCCTCCTTCAGCCTCCCAACGAGTCGTTTCCATCGGTCCTCAAAACCCGGATCAGGTTGCTCTACCATCTCTTCGAAGTGAGCTATCCTCATCCTGTGGTCTTGAACCCAACGTCTTCGAAAGTGCCCCTTTGACCACGTGAGACGCCGAAACAGGATGGTGGAAAATGCAGCTCCACCATCCTGTTTCCAGAACTTCATCGCCTCTACTGCGGCGACCCACATCTCACCCTGGACCTCCGCAGCATCCAAACCGGGACACTCTCGCACGGTACGCCGAGTAAACCACTGGACCATCCTGGCAGCCGTCGAGAGCACCATGCACCTCGTTTCATGAAGCCTTCTTCTTACCCTGGATCAAGTTCTTACCACCACGAAGCATGGCGTCGAGCTGAGTCAGCATCACCTTGGGCAAGTCCTCCACAGCGTTGATATTCACGTTGTTAGAGTAGAAGTCCTTGACCTGCGGAGAGCAGATACCGACAGCGAACAGCTCAACGATCTTCTCTACCTCTTTCGCCATCTCTTTGCAGTAACGAGTGTGTTCCTCGATCTTGCAACCCACGTTAGGACAAGGGCAGCCATCGTTGAACACAAAGAGTATCCTACGCCGCTCCTCGTACTGATTGAGCCGTGCCGCCGCCAACCTGATGCTCTCCCCATCGTAGGTATTGGCCCGCTGGTTCCTAGACATCTGATGGCAGCGATGTCTCACCAGTCTCCAATCCTCATCGAATGCCTTGTAGATTCCCACCCACAGATCTCCCCACCTCGAGTAAATCTTCTGATCTTCTGAGGTGGCTTTCTCGTATCGAGTTTGCCCCGTCCTGTAATCACGGGTGCTGTACCCACAAATCTCGAACGGGATGCCCAACTCGTTCAGAACCTCTCCGAACAACATGGCTGCCTTGGCAGCAAGATCGATCTTGTAACCCGCCATGCTCCCCGAATGATCCACCCACAGAGAACATCGCGTATCGAACCCAGGAGCCTCCACCCTTTGCCGGAAGACTCTCTTGCTCGTCCCCAGCGGAACCCGAAAGATTGCCTTGGGGTTGAGTTTGCCTCGCCGCTTGTCAGGCTCCCACTTCGCCTGAGCGATGCTGAGCAAATTGAGACGCATCTTCTTCTGAAGCACGTTGACCATCGCCCTGCTCTCCCGAAGGAACTGGAGAGCCGCGAACTTGTCACCGCTGGTGATACGCTCGATCATGTCACCTTCGGTCGTGTAGATGAGGTATCGATCCTCAGAAGAAAACTCTGCCCGTGCCGCCGTTCGAATCATGTTGTGGCGTGAGCTGATCTGCTCGTCCTTCTTCATGCTCTCTTCGCTGACATTCTCGAAGTCGGCATTGGTAGGACGCTTCGAAGTGCGCTTGGGCTCACCCTCCTCCCGCTCACCCTCCTCCCCCTCCTCGTCCCCATCCCCACTGGTTCCAGAACCAGTTTCCCCCTCCTCGTCCTCGTCCCCGCCCTCTCCCCCTACTCCCTCTTCCTCATCCCCCTCCTCATCTTCCTCCCCTGCCTCACCCTTGCGCTGCTCCTTCTGGGGCTCCTGACCCTGCTCCTCCTCGGGCTCGGGGTCCTCCACCTCTCCCAGCTTAACCATCAGCTTCTCGGCCTGTTTGATCGTCTCCTTCGAATCGGGAAGCGACTTGGCTTCCTCGATCAAATCCTTCACCTTCTCCAGGCGATCCCAGAGAGCC